TCGAATCCCACACTCTCTGCCAGAACGTTCCGGGTGTCTCCGGATAGTGTGACCCGCACGATGAGAAGTAGTGTGACAGCTACGGGTGGTAGTCTTTAAACCGAAAGGCCGCTAGCAATGCGATAACGGTCCCTGTCGGGAAGCGGGTGGAAGGTATGTGTGATGACTCCAAAGGTCTGATGTACTATAATTACCGCCGAGGGATGCAGAGCATATAGAAGCATACTATCCTTAGTTTCTCTAACACAAGGGTTAGGGCAAGGTAACAATAGTGTGTTTCTATATGCTTTATGCACAGGTGGCAGAGCGGCCCAATGCAACGGATTGCAAATCCGTAAAACCGTGAGTTCAAATCTCACCCTGTGCTCCAAGTTTTTAAAGGAGAACGTTGTGGCACATAAGCAACAAGGTATTCTAACACGTAGTCCTCAATGGTGGAAACACCTTAGAGATTGGAAGAGAGTGTTCTGGAAATCAGAACGACAAGCACAAAAGAAAGTAATTAAAGGAGAATGATATGAAACGAGGTAAACTCTAGTGTCACTCTAAACTTCCGTATGGTTTAGGGTTGGCACGTAAAATCAAAATAATACGACCAACCCTTCGTTGCGTAATGGTAGCGTACCGGACTCTTAATCCGAGAGGTCACAGTTCAAATCTGTGCGAAGGGACCATATGGAGGTATAACTTAACGGTAAAGTAGTAGGCTTTTAACCTATTAATCAGAGTTCGATTCTCTGTGCCTCTACCATATAAAAACACATTACTTGCCCGACCGTAAAAGTCGTGGTAAACTACAAGAGAAGTGGGTTCGAATCCCGGGGACTGGTAGTGTGTTTCTATATGGTGATAGCTTAGTAGGAGAGTGCAGTCGCTGATGTTGGCTGTGGGCACAGGTGCAAATCCTGTTCACTATTTCATTATATAAAAACATATTTGACTAAATTCGGGTTCATCCGTGAGAGAGTAATCTCCTATATCAAGTATGTTTCTATATAGTAAAAAGAATTTGGGTGTTGCCCCTGTCGGCGGTCTGTAAAACCGTTACCTTAAGAGATGGGAAGTCGGGTTCGTGGAGCGTTACCATCAACACCCACCAAGTTTTGTAAGTGTTAGCAAGTGAAGTCACGCTATCCAGTATTCTTCGAAGGTACTGTATAGTAGAAGGTTGCGGGTTCGATGCCCGGCTGGTCGCTTGAGTGGGACCAGCATACATGACGGCGTATCAGCTGGATGAATCCCAAGTAACGTACCGAGTCCCGGCCGGCTTAATTACACGGGTGAATGGTGCTAATAACGATGGTAGCACTACTTACAAATTCAATATGTCTCGGTAGTGTAACGGCAGCATGTCGGTCTCCAAAACCGTTGGTGGGGGTTCAAATCCCTCCCGGGACGCCAATCATTTAAAGGTGTTGAATTCAGGACCTGCAAGTATAAAAGGTTTTTCTTTTACAATTACAGGTTTATCATTGACAAATATTCTGTGCATGAGTAATTCATCGGCTACAAAATCACTAGGTAAACACCAACTACTTGTTTTTACATACGATTCTTTGTTAAGCAATTCGTACAATGACATGTAATTATTTTCGTTAGACATTTTGTTTCTTAGACATTAACAAACCTTCGACATACCAGCGCATAATATCTTTACGTCCATGGCCGTCAAAGTGATAAGAACTTGGATTTTCGTGATGATTTTTGTGTAGATTCTCACCGGACCATGAAAGTATATTTATCCATGTAGGTAGATTAGTTGGTTGTATTTCATCTTTATTTTTATTACCTGCATGACCGTTATAGTTTAACACTGTTGCACCCATCCAAGCCTGAACTAATGTTATAGGGCAAAAGATCAATGCAGTAGGTAAATCAATTATTGCTAAAATTATATTGAATGTAAAATATAGATGCCAGTAGTATGTGTTAACAAACATTGCTTCTTTATTTCGCATAAAATGTTTTGGTAAAGGAATGCCGGAGTTGATTCGTAATCTTCCCCAGAATAATTCCCAGAAGGTTAAGTATTTAGGAGACTGCGGATCAAGTTCAGTATCAGTATGACGATGGTGTAACATGTGACTAATTACATAATGGAAAGGTCTTCCTATCCCACTTGTTATTATTCCAAATAACATAAAGTATTTTCCAAATACATTAGGTTTAAAACTGTTATGACATAACCATCTGTGGTATCCGATTGTACCTGTAGCTTGTATTTGATTTGCAATTATTCTTACTAATATAAATCCTAACAAGGTACCGCCGGAATAAAACCAATAAGGTATGGCAATAAGTGTTATAATAAAGGCTACAACAAGTTTTATGGTTACGCTATCAATGTATTTTAATTTCATAATCATATTTATGATTGGGTTATTTTAGTGGTTAAAAGATAGAAATTAGTTGACAACAAACACAAAACTTGTTATACTAGTATCTGAAGTTTGAAAAGTAATGCCCGGATGGTGAAATAGGTAGACACAAGAGACTTAAAATCTCTCGCTCTAACAGGCGTGCCGGTTCGATTCCGGCTCCGGGCACCAAAGTTTTTTTGCCTCTATGGCTCAATTGGTTAGAGCAAGCGACTCATAATCGCTGGGTTACAGGTTCGAGTCCTGTTGGAGGCACCAGTTTTTAAGTTATGACTAAATCTTTAAGATATAGTCTATTACGCCGTTGATATAAACCAACAATCATTTGGTGTATATACATTTTGTCTCTTTGTTTATCAGCAAATTTATGAAATGAAAAGGGTTGTGGTACTGAATTATTTTCACTACGAATGATAGTATCAGCATACTTAGCCGATTCTTTACGCAATTTTATTTTAGCACGCCAGTTTTTATTTTGATACCAAGTGTGCCAGTCATACTTAGATTGGTATAATACACCTTTATCAGGATGATACTCTAAGTCAATAATGATATCTTGTTGCCAGTTAAACAAATCAATAATTTTTTTATCTGCAACATCTTTTATTGATTGAAGGACACTAGCATAAAATTTATGTTTGTGCTTGATAAAATGAAAGCATAGTTTGTTTTCTGTTTCAATAGATTCTTTTATTTGATCTGGATTCCAAGTCAATAATGAGTTGTCTGTAGTGATCCATGTTTTAAGTGCAACACGTAATGAATCAAACAATTCAGGAAAATTAGTTTGTAGTTGATTAAATAAATCACTATAAAAATTAGTAAATGACTTAATGTTTTTGTTATGTAAATAAATTGACAAAACTTTGGTTAATCCTAAATCATGCATAGCTTGTAAATATCTGCCGAATATATTCATCTCAATCCATTCATCCATTGTGAATGTATTGGTACTAGTGATGATTGATTCACTCATATCAAGTACACGTTGACTTCCTAAGTTAGGAAAGTAATTAATTTTTGATGTTTTTATATCGTATTTTTTAATGTAATCTGGATCGCTTGCAGGGGCTCCAGGCAACATTGCAAAGTATAATATTTGTATCTGTTCATGTATATTGATTTCTAATAACTCCATTAGAGTTCTACGCCACTTTGTAAGCGTATCTCCTGGATTACCTATAATCATTTGAACAGAAGTAGGAATCTTCTTTTGAAGGAAAATTTCTGTAGTAGCTTTTAACTTATTGGTTGGTAAATTTACTCTATCAATAACCTGTAAGACTTCACTATCAGTATGTTGTAGGCTGAACACATAGCTTTGGATCAATCCAGAATTATAGAATATCTCACCGATTTCTATATTTCGATTCATATTGTTTTTGCTTGTACTATAGATTACAGTTTTAATAAAGCCTGTTCTTTGTTTAGTATCAGCCATATATTTTGCGATCTCAATATCTCTTGGAAGTATACCAAAGTTTGCATCGGCTAAGAACATGCTAGGTATTTTTAGTTCACTGAATAATTCAATTTCTTGTTTGATTAAATCTAACGGGCGTTGACGAATTTTTGACAATGTTGCTTGACCCCAATCACAGAAGGTGCAACCATATGGGCACCCACGATTCGTTTCAAATACTACACCCAAATTAAGTTCTGGGTGTCTGTTTTTAAAATCAAATAATGTATCACGCTGAAAGAGAAATGGACTCACACTAAAATCATGAAGTTTTTCTTCATAGAAAACATGTAGATGTTTACTCTTAGTGTTAGGTATCTTTTTGATATCCATTCCAGAGATTTTATCAACAATTAAGTGAGCGCAAGTTTCTGCTTCCCCAGTACAAACATAATCAAATAATTCAGTGTCGTTTTCTAGTATGTGAGGTCCACCTACTATAATTATACCGTTTGGATTAATTCGTTTATAATCTTCTAATAGTTTTTCAGAAGATAATCTATTCCAAGTGTAAAAACTACAGAACATAATATCAGTAGACCGATAATAATCATCATCTACTGTTGTTCCGTTAATGATAATAGGATCCAAAAAATCAAATTTATTGTTTGATTTTTTTTCTATTGTAGTTTTAATGATTAACCAAATTAACGGATAGAATGCCGTATCATTTTGTAATGGAAGGTTTATCAGTCCAATTTTTTTAGGCATGAATTTAAATATTGTCTTAATATTTATATTATAAATACTTGCATGAATTTTAAAGCGTTTAGAGAAAGTTATTTCTACAAGGTAGGTCGGTCACGATTTGATTACAAAAATCAAAAGTATATCCCGTGGTTTTTCCCAATGTATGATACTATGCCTATACCGCAATTAAGTTCAACAACTACATTGTATGAAGAATATATTCCTCCTCCGCATGGCAACGTAACAGTAATGCCTTTGTTAAGAGCATTAGAGTTACAGCCAGTTTCTCCTGATGAACCCGATTTTATCCCAAAAGAATTTAAAGAAGACATCATCAGGCAGTGGAGAGAAGTAACTGATATCAATCAAAAGATTACCAAAGAACACAATGAAGCACACCCTGATAGGCCAATTAGATTAACACATTCAATGTTGTTGATTACTGAACCAGGTCAACCAGTGTATAAACATACGCATCAATGTAAACAAACATTGACGATGGCATATAGATACAATGATGATAATTTACCGGAAGCAGAACCAAGCTATTTTGCATTAGGTGATGACTTATCAAAGAAAGCATATTTTCCGGATAATGATAGGTTCATATTCACAATGGTAAATGATCCTCCCCATGAGAATCGTTCACGTGAATGGATATTCTTTTGGTTCAATGATTATGATGACTATTTTGACGTACCAACTGATTTGCCGTTCACTTACATGGAAAATGAATATTTGGATGGTAATAATTTAAAATAATGGAAGCGTGTCCGAGCGGTTTAAGGAACTAGTCTTGAAAACTAGCGAATGCTAACGTGTTCCGTGAGTTCGAATCTCACCGCTTCCACCAATAGATAGTATTAACATAAGTTTGGTCAAATTCAATTTGACTTTTAAACAAGATGTTGTTAGAATATAAGTATGCGGGGTTCGTATAGTGGTAATACCTTAGCCTTCCAAGCTAAAGCGAGGAGTTCGATTCTCCTACCCCGCTCCACAGTTAGATTGCCCCGGTGACGGAATTGGTATACGTGTTGGTCTTAGAAGCCAAATTTTAGGAGTTCGAGTCTCCTCTGGGGCACCAAAATTTTAGTGGGGGATTAGCTCAGTTGGGAGAGCGGTTGCTTTGCAAGCAATAGGTCGCAGGTTCGATCCCTGTATCCTCCACCAAACATATTTTATTACATGCATATAATTTATGAAATAAATACTGCATGACTAATGAAACAAAAAAACGCACAGTAGCAAGGATGCTGACTTATAGATTAACAGCATGGCTGTTTACAATCTTTTGGACTTACTTGTTTACAGGTAATTTAGGAAATTCAGCAGGGTTTGCTACCGCATTACATGTACTATTGAGTATTGATTATTACATACATGAACGTATATGGTTAAAAATTAAATGGGGACTAACCAAAAATGACAACGTACAATAAAAAGGCATTGCCGGGGGTAGGTTATGAATACTTTGACCTTGATTTGCAGTCAATGAGTACTGACCAGGTTAGAGAGTTTGGTAAAGTGTTAATTGAAGACAATGTTGTTCTTTTACGTAATCAAAAATTAGATGACCGTGATGACATTGTTAGAGTAGCACATGCAATTGGCAGAACAATGCAGAGTGACAAGTTCTTTAATGATGATAAGCATAAGGGATTAGGCCGTGTTACAAATCAACGTGACGAAAACGGCAAGAAGATTGGTTTATTCGCTGATAAAGATTTAGATTGGCACAGCAATGGTAACAACCGTGATACAGGTCGTGAATGTTGTGTTATGTTGTATTGTATTCGTCCTGGCGTAAACAGCATTACAAGTTTTGCGGACACTCGCAAAGCATACCAAGATTTGCCTGATGACATTAAAGAGTTGTTAGATGATGTTGACTGTAACTTTAAGTTCAAAAATAATACATTCTATCACTTAGATGAGGGTGACCAAGAACTAGAGTTCTTTGAAAATTCAAACTTATACCCAGAGGGCTTGGTTAAGCCACTAGTGTATCAACACCCGTTCAGTAAAGAAAAGGGATTGTATTTTACATTTCATAGCATTAATAAAATGTGGCGCCGCAGTGGTGAATCACTAGATGAAGCGTGGTTGCGTCAGTACTTGTATGATCATGTGTTCCAAGATAAATATATCTATCACCATGATAGTTGGCAACACGGCGATATGATTTTTATGGATCAGTTCCATTCAATTCATAGACGCAACGAAGTTCAAGGTGATAGATTTATGTGGCGTTTGACCGTAGACTACAGTAAGAGTTTGCGTCATATGTTAATTGAACAACGTAAACAAAGTGAATAACATAACAATCCTATTAAAGGTAATTGCATTACCTTGTTTCTTCTTTATGTTTGGGTATGCAATATATACCAGTGAATACTACTGGATACTCTATTCATTATTGTGCTACAAAATTGTAGAACTAATAGGAGATCAAATAGGATTACATAGGTACTTTGCACATCGTTCGTTTAAGACAGGACCTATTCGCCATCAGTTATTGTGCTGGTCAAGCATTTTAGTTGCTCAAGGAACTATCTTAGGACATACAGCAGTACATAGAAGCCATCATAAGCATCCTGATACTGATAAAGATGTTCATACTCCAAAATATTTGAGTCTATGGGACATGTTCTTACTTCATTTTAAGAATGAAGAATACTATAGAGAAAAAACTACATTAGTAGTTCCTCGTGATTTGTTAAGAGACAAAACAGTGATGTTTAATCATCACAACTATATCGGCATTTGGATTGCATACTTAGTATTGTCTAGTATTATTTCATATTTTGTTGGTTGGCAATTTTTAGTATTCTTTGTGTTTGGTAACATTGGGTGGAATGTGTTTCATGGAACACTACGCATCTACTTGTATCACTTGAATACCTGGGGTTCTTATCGTAATTTTGATTTAAGAGACCAAGGTGATTACTCTACTAACAATCAATGGATTCATTATTGGGACACCGGTGAAGGATTGCACAACAATCATCATATGTATCCAAATAGTTATACTATGGCAGTTAAGCCCAACGAATTTGATTTAGCTGGTTGGACGGTAAAGCATTTCTTCTTAGTTGATGATGGAAAAGATTTACAGTCCTAATACACCTGGCTATTATATAAAAACTGATTACTATCCGTATAATGAAGCGAAGGAAGTAATCAAGTCATTGGAGAGCTGGTGGAATCATCCTACTCGGAACGTAAAAGAAGCAAACAAAGAAAAGATTACGAATTATAGTCTTGACCCCTCTTTTACTAATGGTTTAGGATATAGCTTTGAACATAAACTTAAAGAAGGTAGCTTTAGTTTTGTGTATGATGAGAATGATGAAGTCATTGTATATGCAGGTTTATTAGTATCAGATAAAGACAGTTACTGCCATCGTATTACAACTAACCCAGACTTGTTTAAGAATCAGAATGGTTTAGCAAGTGCAACTATTTTTCCCTATCACATAAAGCAAGCATATGATATGGGTCTTGACACGTTCAGCATCACGTTTGATGACCATCGTTATGGGTTATATCGATGGTGGCGTGATAGAGGTTGGGAAAAAGGTGGGTACAATTTTAAGTTCCCTGATAGTGGTGCATTGATAAGTAATTTTGAGTTCCGAGGAAAACAAACATTATTTTACACTGAGCAATATGTTTGTACGCTGGACTTAAAAAGAGAGGACATACATGAATTTTTCAAATTTTAAAAATAGTGACTTTTACAAATTAGGTAAATTGCGGTATGATATTATTAATCACGAATTTAAAACTATGGACCTTGCGTTTTATGATACGCTTCCATTAACACATATTGATAGTAAACTTGAGTATGTACTTGATGAAAAATACTTACGACCAGTATCGTTGAAACAAACAATTACACTTCTACATTTACGTAGAGCATTAGAAAATGAATGTAACTTTGTGCCAATGGAATTTAGATTGGCAATTGCAAAGCAATGGCAAGAAGTTACTAGTATGTTAGATAAGTTAGAAAAGAAACCTATAGCTTCATTTTTAATGATTCAAGCTCCTGGTATGGAAATAATGAATCATAAACATGATTGCCCCCAAACCTTTACAGTTTGTTTTTCATATGATACAGATAGAGTAGAAAGTCAAGATCACTTTGTTTTAGACAGCACTCGCATAGCTGAATTCCCGGAAGATAACAAATTCTATTTTACATTTGTAAATGATCCGTATCATGCGGGACCGTCAAGCAAATGGCGTTTCTTTTACTTTCACGACTTTGATGGATACTTAGATATCCCCACTGACTTTCCCGGATTTACTTACTGGAACCGTTTTGAGGGAAGCCGTTCCTTTGAACCCAAGTAATCTAATAACATATGCAGTAACATCAATCTGCCACCATTTCTCACCAAACTTCCAATTCATTGGACTATGATGATGGTTATTATGCCAGCCTTCACCCCACATAAAGATGCCGGTTAACCAATGATTGGTGCTAGTGTCCTTAGATGGATGATCTTGCCAGCCTAATGTATGGCTTAATGTATTGATAGCACTTCCTGCATGCCATAATATAAAGCTAGGAACAAGCCAAGCATATACTAAAGCAAAAGGATCAATCAAATATAATATTACAGCATATATTGCATGTATATACCAGTAGTACTTGTGCATATTAACATGAAATTTACTACGTAGTAAATCAGGTACATATCGTACATGCGGCACATGAAACATACTAAGAAATTGAATTTTCCACCAAGGTTGAAAACTTGGACTATGTGGATCACGTTCTGTATCAGTAAATCTATGATGTTCACGATGTACAGCACACCATCCTATACTAGATCCTGTACCGCCTAGTGTGCCGCAGGTAGTTCCAAAATATTCCCACCATTTAGGTGCTAAATAGCTACGATGGCTTAATAGTCTATGAAAAGTTCCACTCATTCCAATAGATCCGGTAAAAAAGAAAACTAACCAGGCTATTAGATAGTGATGTAGTTCACCGTAAATGAGCATAGGAATAACAGATAGGTGGGTAACTATCTGAAATATGAATAGCCAATTAATACTTTTGTGAGATATATGCATGATAAATAGTATTTATATGAATCGGCTAACACGCAAAGAATTACCTGCTTACGGAAAAATTGAAAAGTCCGTTGATATTGAACGGCTTAAGCAATATTGTGTGGACAACGGATATACTAATTACGATGAATTCAATGATATTAAGTATAGTGCTGACAGCAAGCACAAGTCGTTTTTAGTAGCAAACACGTTCTGTAAGGATACCTTCTTTTTAGAAGAAGATGCAGCCTCACGTGAGGGTGAAAAATACAAACAACTTTATCTTACCGACATTAATCCTGATTTAAAGATTAATACAGAGGATAGATTAGACGAAACACATAGTTCTATATTTATTAGAACACGTAGATTAGATCCAACTAGTAAAGATTATATTCCAGAAGCTGATGAACATAACTATACTCATAGGAATCAACATGTGAAAGGTATCTTTGAAGAAATACTAGACATGTTTACGAGCCAAGTTACTAGAGTTAGATTAGCAGTAATCATGCCAGGATTTACAATTAAGCCGCACGTTGATTATGATCCTAGCTATATTACTAGATATCATATTCCAGTCTTTACAAATGACCAAGTTGTATTTGGTGGGCAAACCAAAGATGGAAATATATCATATACGATGCCAGCAGACGGAAGTGTTTACTTTTTTAACAGTGGTATGGTGCATTGGGTAAGCAATAACAGTGATGTGCCTAGATTGCATTTAATTGTTGATACTAATGGACAAGACGATTTGAGATTACTATGAATATATTTAAACACCATAACTTGGCTATGATTGGCGTGCATCACCTAGTATTATTGTACGGAATAATTGTATACGGATTTAATATCTATATTGCATTGGCAATCTTACTCTATACAATTTTGTACAACATTTTAATCAACAGTGATTTGGTTCACTTGCGAATGGCTCATAAATCTTATAAAGATGGTCCGATAGAAATCTTTGCAACAATTTTTACATGTATTGCAGGTGGTTCAGGAAGTCCACTAGGCTTTGCTTATGTGCATCGTATGCATCACCGTCATGTAGACACAGAACTAGATCCTCATAGTCCTAAATACATAGGCAACTGGCGTGTATGGTTCTTACTTTGGAAAGTAGGTCCACTAAATCCTAGTTACATTAAAGACTATATTAAGAGTGACTTCCAAATGTTTATGCATAGACATTGGACTAAGTTACAGTTATTGTCACTGGCTTTATTCTGGTATATCAATCCACTGATTGTAATTTTTATTATCAGTCCTACAGTAGTTGCAACACTACACTTTAGTGGATTAATTAATGTTCGTGGTCATCTATATGGTGAGGCTAGAAACATTCCTGAGATTATGCCAACTCAGCCATTAACGTGGCGACATAGAGAACATCACCAACATAAATTTAACGTATAAGCGTGATTAACTCAGTGGTAGAGTCCCGTCCTGACTCGACGGTGGTCGGGAGTTCGAATCTCTCATTACGCACCAAAAAACTTGATTTTAAATAGACAATCAATTATAATATAAATATATCGCGGGTTACGTCAGTGGTCAGACTATCAGGCTCATAACCTGGAGGCCGGAGGTTCGAATCCTTCACCCGCAACCAATTTCGGAGTGTGGCGCAGTCTGGTAGCGCACCTGGTTTGGGACCAGGGGGTCCAAGGTTCGAATCCTTGTACTCCGACCAATTTTTAGTAAGGAATGTATGAGTAAAGGTAGCAGACCAAGACCATATAGTGTAAGTCAGAAAGAATTCGGTAATAATTTTGATGCGATTTTTCGCAAGCCGGATCCTAGAGAAATTGAAGATGCCCAAATTGAAGATGAGGCATTTGACAATATAAACAAAGTCTGTTATAATAACAGCAGTGAAGATAAGAAGCCTGGATAGCTCAGGGGTAGAGCGTCTCCTTTACACGGAGAGGGTCCGCGGTTCGAAACCGTGTCCAGGTACCAAGTTAAAAGCGGGATTAGTTAAATGGTAGAACGGGACCTTGCCAAGGTTCGGACAGGAGTTCGATTCTCCTATCCCGCTCCAAGTTTATTAACGAAAGAAAGAAACTATGGCTGATAGCAGAGCAAGATACACTAGCGAAGAGGCAGTTAGTATGGTAGGTAACAGATTTGATCTGGTACTTATTGCATCAACTAGAGTTAGAGAATTGAAAAGGGGTTATAAATCAAAACTACCAACCATTATTGACGGTCCTATTGTTACCGCATTGAAGGAAGTTGAAAAAGGATTCGTTGGTAGGGACTACTTAAAAAAGTTAAAAACTTAATACCCAAAAAATATATACAACAAACACAAACTGTTGTATAATCATTCTTTAGGTTAGATACAGCATCATACATTAACTATGGACTGTTAGACACTGTGGTAGGTGACTGGAGTGAAACAGAGTAAAATCTGTGAATCGTTGAAGGGCACTATTGAAGCAAGACTAACAAAGCAGGCGTGACGGTCCTGTCTAAAAACGCAGTCAACAGCTAACCTGTTATATTTTTAGGATGCTTTCAGCAACTTTAATACTTTTCATAATAGTAAAAAAGCGCATCCTGTTGCAATACAAATGAAAGGAGAACGTATGCAATTCGCAGAAGCAGTAATGAACCAAGAAGCCCGTACTACAAATGGTATGAAGGCACGTAAGTCAACAGCAAACGCCTGTGTTGATTTGTTCTATAACATCGGTGCAAGCCGTGGTAAGAACATCATCCCAGCTTTTACTGCGGCATACGTAGAAAACTCCGATCTAGCATTGCGTATTGCCCAATGGGCACGTGATGCACGTGGTGGTAGCGGTGAACGTGAATTGTTTCGACAAATCATGTCTTACCTTGAAGTAGCCAACCCAGAAGACGCTAGCCGTTTGATGGTTAAGGTTCCTGAATTAGGCCGTTACGATGATTTGTTTGTGTTTAAGACTAAGAATCTTAAGGCACAAGCATACACTATGTTGGGCGATGCATTGCGTAACCGTAATGGATTGGCTGCTAAGTGGACCCCACGTAAGGGCGATGTTGCACGTGAAATCCGTGAATTCTTTGGTATGACTCCGAAGCAATATCGTAAGAGCCTTGTTGCGTTGACCAATGTTGTTGAAACACAAATGTGTTCTAACGACTGGGACAACATCAACTACAGTCATGTTCCTTCAGTGGCACATGCACGTTACAAGAAGGCTTTTGGTCGTCATGGTACAACCTACGCTGAGTACGTAACCAAGTTGGTTAAGGGTGAAGCTGGTGTTAAGATTAACGCTGGTGCAGTATTCCCTTATGATGTGTTGAAGGGTGCTATCAACAAGTACAGCCGTAGTTCTATGACTAAGACTGAATTGGATGCATTGCAAGCACAATGGGACGCACTGCCAAACTTCATCGGTGACAGTAACGTGTTACCAATGGTTGACAGTTCAGGTTCTATGACTTGTGCCGCAGGTGGTCGTTCTTCAAAGAGTGATTTGTCTTGTTTGGATGTTGCAATCTCATTGGGATTGTATTTTGCAGACAAGAACACTGGTAAGTTCAAGGATACTTTCTTGACCTTCTCACACACTCCTAAGTTGGTTAACCTTAAGGGTAACATCAATCAAAAGATTGACCAAATGAACACTGGTGAAGTTGCTAACACCGACTTGAACCGAGCGTTTGATTTGATCCTTAAGACTGCGGTAGATAACAATGTTCCTCAAGCAGAAATGCCAGGTACATTAGTAATCTTCTCAGACATGCAATTTGATGCAGGTGTTTCGCATGATGACAGTGCTATCGAAATGATCGCACGTAAGTATCAAGCGGCAGGCTACGAACTTCCAAAGGTCGTATTCTGGAACTTGAACGCCGCATACGGTAACGCACCAGTTAAGTTTGACAAGACAGGTGTTGCGCTAGTCTCAGGATTTAGCCCAGCAGTTGCACAAGGTATTCTTTCTGGTAACATGGATGACTTCTCACCAGAAGCAATCATGTTGAAGACCGTTATGAAGGATCGCTATACTTTGGCGTAAGCTAAATAATAGCAACACGGCAAAGACCTCTGCGAAAGTACGTCTTTGTTCTCTATACCCGGTTTACTCTTTTACGTTATAAAAGAGCGTCCCTTGAACGATAGGAGAGGGGGTACACTAGAATTTGACCTTACGGTTCCTCTTTAGGGAATACCGAAAACTATCTAGGGTGTGGTCTAACGCCATCCCATAAGAATAAATGTTATGGACAGTGTAACAACTTAGACCGGGGCTCTTGTGGTGAGAGTGACCGGTCACCTTACATATTAATTGGACACCAGCCATGTCCAATCAACGAGAATCGTACACCTTTTGTAATTGGTGTGACAAGATGATAAAACTCAGCAGGAAATATTACCCCCGTACCCAATTTTCTACTCAATGTGTAAGGGCCGATTTCTAAATCACCACCTTCATATTCATCGCCTTCAGACAATTGAATTAATATATTTAATTTTCTTGCAATGTTTAATTCGTTGCTAGTGCAACTATCATAATGCATTCCAAAGCTATCACCCTCTACATATCTTTTTATTTCATACGGTTCAATTTGAACAATGTCATTGTAAATTTTTCTAGCATGTATATGCCAGCAATCATTTAGTATTTCATATATTTTATGACTGTGATCATATATTAGGCATGTATGAAAGTTAGCAACAATTTTTGAATCTTTACTTTGTCTTGGATGCAACCCCGACACTTCACTATTTGATGCATAGTCTTTTAACTCATTAGCTAAGTCAGATGACACTAAATCGGGAACTTCTATTATACAATTTTTGTAATCAAAATCTGTATTTGTAGGTGGTACCCAAATTGATTCAGGTTTATTTTTAATAGGGAACATTTGCATTGCGTATTTATTAGCCATACTAAATATGGCTATGAATATTTTAATCCCAATGGCAGGTAAAGGAAGTCGTTTTCATAACACACATGCTATCCCCAAACCATTAATTGATATAAATGGCAAACCCATGATAGTCCGTGCAGTAGAAACATTGGGATTTGATGGTAATTATATTTTTGTTGTAAGAAAAGATGAACATATCAATGATACATATCAGGCTATCAAATCAATAGTATCTAATCCTATCATCATAGAAACTAGGTACACAACCGATGGCGCATCCTGTTCCGCATTATTGGCTAAAAGATACATTGACACATTAGAAGAATTGATCATTGCTAATTGTGATCAAATTATGGATTACGATTCAAAAAATGTAATTTCACAGTTACGAGAATCAATGGGTAGCGTTGTCACAATAGAGGACACTAATCCAAAACATAGTTATGCACGTATAGGTAATGACGGGTATGTTACTGAAATAGTAGAAAAGCAAGTAGTAAGCAATCAAGCATTGGTTGGAATACATTATTGGAAATATGGGCATAGTTTTGTAAACAGTGCAGAACATATGATACGTATTAACCAACAATCTAATAACGAATTTTATATAGGTCCTACATACAATTACCTAATTGAAAAACAATGGAAAATAGGCACTGTGTTGTTAGATAAACATCAATATATTCCTGTAGGCACCCCCGATGACCTAGCTAAATATCTAAATGAAAGTAGGAAAACTATCGAACCATGATCGAGGCTGGATTATAGGTGATTTTGAAAATAGTCTATTGCGTACCAATGAATTTGAAGTATGCGTAAGAGTTCATCCAAAGGGTGAAGTTTGGCCTGCACACACTCATAAGATTGCCACTGAATACAACATATTGATTTCTGGAAGTATGACCATGTGTGGGATAGAATTAATAACAGGGGATACTTTTATTGTTGAACCAAATGAAATAGCTGATCCAATATTCCATGAAGACTGTACTATTGTGTGTGTTAAAACACCTAGTATACCAACTGACAAATATATCGTATGATTGCATATCTATTTGACGTTGATGGAGTGTTAGTAAACACTGGATGTAAGATTGAACCTGACTTCAAAGAATGGTTTATTGATTGGAGTAAAGACAAAGACTATTATCTAATCACCGGCGGTGAAAGGGTCTCTACAATTAGTCAACTGGGTATTGAAATTGTTGAAGGTGCAAAAATAGGATTCCATTGTATAGGTAATCATATTTTTATTGACGATAGAGAATATAAAATAAATCAATTTTCACTGCGTCCAGAAGAATTGTGGTGGCTAAAAACTTATGCAAAAGAAAGTCCGTATTCAGTAAAAACAGGGAACCACATTGAACAAAGAACAGGTAGTGTTAATTTTTCTGTGGTAGGTAGAAATGCAAATGAAGAAGAACGTGATGCATACTTGCAATGGGACAATACTTATAACGAACGTAAATTACTAATAGAAGAATTTACAAAAACATTCCCTAGATTCAATGCATTTATAGGTGGAAATACAAGTATTGATATATGCTTAAATACTGCTAGTAAAAAAACATGTATTAACTTTATAGGAAAGTATGAAACAATGTATTTTTTTGGAGATAAGTGTTTTCCGGGTGGAATAGATTTTCCCTTAGCTGAAGCCCTTAATCATAGTTATTATCAAATTGATAATGGCTATAAAGAGACTCAAGAAAAGTTAAAAAAATATGCTATACATAGCACATAGAGGCCTATTTAACGGACCTGATGTTAATTTAGAAAATAGACCACAACAGATTGAACTAGCATTAAGTAAGGGATATCATTGTGAAGTTGATGTTTGGTCTGTGGATAACAAATGGTTTCTTGGTCATGACTATCCTGACTATGAAGTTCCATATGAATTTTTAAAACAATCTAATCTATGGCTACATGCAAAAAACGTAGATGCATTATATATTATGTCATTACTAAATAATTTAAATTTCTTTTGGCATGAAAGTGACAGTTGTGTGTTGACTAGTAAAGGTTATATATGGACACAGCCCGGTAAGTCATTAACACCAAATAGTATTATGGTCATGCCAGAGTATATTGATAGTACATTAAACAATGTGTTAGATGTAAAGTGTATCGCTATATGTAGCGACTACGTAAATAAAATAAAGGAAATACGATGCGATTAATTGGATGTGGTGATAGTTGGTGCTGGGGTTCAGAGTTAGTTGACCCAATAGAAGAACCAATTCCTATAATGAAACTAGGCGGAGATCAACATCATTTACACCTTAAACCAGTAAATGAAGCATTTAGATTAAAACACAAATATCTTAATATATTTGCTAATTCAATAAATGCAACAGAAATTGTTGATTTAAGTAAATGTGCATACAGCAACGATGCAATATCACGCACCTTACTTGAATGGTTAAGTATTGAGGGATATACTTCAGGAAGAGATACTAGTGATCTATTCATTACTATAGGATGGACAAGTCCAGAAAGAACTGAGTTTTATTTTAAAAATAGTGATTCTAGTAATCGATGGCAAGAATTTGGACCATGGGCTTTATCTTACGATTTCAGAAATGACAATGTAAATCAATTGATGCGTTTGTATTTTGAAAATTTTTATCACGAAGAAGAATTTTTACTCAGATGGGTTACGACTGTTTGGCATACTGAAATGATGTTAAAACAACTTAACATAAAATACGTAATGCATCAGGCATTTTATCATCATTATCAACAAATGATTTATCAATGGGATGATAAAAAATATACAGAAAAATTTTATACAACTGAATTAGGAATCAAAAAAATATGGGAAAGCATTGATAAAGTTAAATTTATCAACAAAGATAGTACCGAACAAGGTACCATGCATCACTATCTTCTTTCACAAGTAAATAACGACCATGGAAAAGTGTTTGAAGTGTTTCATCCTAACAGTTATGGTCATAAACTTTGGGCTGATTATATGTACAAATATTGTGTTGACAATAATTTATTATGAAAAATATTGCTGTAATTTTAAGGGGTCATTATAGAACATGGGATTATAATCATAAAGAAGCATTTAAGTTTTATGAATCAATTGCAGAAAACGTTGAATATTATTTTGTAACATGGCGTTTTGACAACATGTTTATGAAACGGATTACTGATACGTTTGATGATAATAATCAAAAACTAATTAAGATTTTAACTATTTATCCTGATGATTTATATTACAACTCTTGGCAAGGACCCAGCTGGTTGAATTACGCAATCATTCCCTATAAAAAACAACGTGAACGAGAGATAGTATATGATGCAGTATTTGATACTCGACCTGATATCATATATAAACGTGTAGAAGATAAAATTATTTTATCACCCGAACCTAACACATTGTATATTACTAGATATGAACCTCAAATTGGACCAGATGGTAATAAACATGTAGGTATAGAAGATCATTTTATGATGTTTACTAGTGAAGTTCATGATGTAATAAGTACACGCCACGCATACCGAGATGAGATAGGTTGTCAATCACAAATATTAAAACTTGCTACTGAGTTTGGAATACATACTGCTTTAATCGATTGGGTTAAAGATTCTATTGTTAGACCAACAGCCTTAGAAAATATCCCCAATCCTGAAGATTATTTCCAACGTGCCTACAAAAAAGCATCAGTGGATTGGGTAGACATGCCACTAGAACAAAAGTTAACACTTTTACGTAAACATGCAATCAGTCCAGAAGACTACAACACAGCAAGTATCTTGGCTAAATTATAGTTGACAACTATTACCAAATCAATTATAATACTCTGATTAGAAGGAGTCATTATGAGTGTGTTCGCAAAATTTCAAGACAAAATAGTTGAAGTCGTCCGCGTCACCGAGACTGTTGGCTTCAGCAAAGAAAAAGGTTGGATATGTATAACTACTGATGTAGGTGTACCTGAACGTAAGAAAATGTCATTCAAGTGGGTACCTGCAAGTACTCGGTTTGAATGGGTACGTGAATTCAAGTTTGGAGAGTAATATGCCATGGATTCAAAATGTAGCACTAAGCGATATTAAAAAAGGGTTTCATATTGATCCAGGTCCTAACAATATGTTGATTCAGATTGTTGACACTGGTATGGAGTTTCCTGAACCGTTGTATAAGTTTAATCATGTTGCACAATTTCAATTCTTGGATTTAGAAAAAGATGACAAGTGTATTGAACCTGATATGAAAATCAACGAATACCAAGCAGAGAGTTTGGTATTGCTATTAAAGCAAGCATTACTCAATCGTAGTAACGTGATTGTGCATTGTGTTGCTGGTGTATGTCGTAGTGGTGCAGTTTGTGAAATTGGGGTAATGATGGGCTTTGATGACACCGAAGTGTTTCGTAGTCCTAATTTACTTGTGAAACATAAAATGATGAAATACTTAGGATGGAGTTATGATGAAAACGAACCTCATACTATCAATGGAATAACTTTAGATTCTGGGCTGATTGTGCCTAAGAATTATGAAGGAGATATTTAAGGAGTCAATCATGGAACGATATAAACAACTAGTTCGCATCCAGCGTTGCATCCTGGGTGAAGTAGAGCATGAAGTAACTGTTCGTAACATTAACGGCAACTACCATTGCCGAGTGTTTACGAATGGTGAATTGAATCAAGAGGCAGTTTGTTATAACAAGCGTGACATTGGTTACACTTGCCGCAATCTGTTGCGTTGGGAAGATAAGTGTGGTAATATCAGCGAATTCGCAAGTGCCGCACGTGAACGCCTTAATAAGGAGTATGTATGAACAAGTGTTATCAATTGATCGGCGTGCCGGGTGCAGGTAAAAGTACTTGGATCAAGAACCAAATTTGGGCTTTAGGCATGCCGGTCGTTGGTACTGATATGTATGTTGAAATGGAAGCACATCGTCAAGGTAAAACATACACCGAGGTGTTTGAAGATTACATGCCTATCGCAGTTCGTTTGATGGCTAATCATGTGTTGACTTGTCAAGCTAACCGTTTAGATTTTATCTGGGACCAAACTAGTACTACTGTAAAAAGCCGTGCTAGAAAGTTCAACACATTGTTGCCATCACAATATGAACATATCGCTGTGGTGTTTAAGACTCCGGAACCAGATGAATTGAAACGTAGATTGGCTAGTCGTCCAGGTAAAGTTGTTCCTTGGGAAGTAGTACAAGGTATGATTAGTAATTGGGAAGAGCCTACCCTTGAAGAAGGCTTTAAAGAAATTTGGAGAGTATAATGCCATCAGTATTTTTAACAAGTGACACCCACTTTGGTCACGCCGGAGTATGTAGATTCACGGAAAGTGACGGAGTGACAAAGATACGTCCATGGACTAATCCAGATGAAATGGATGAAGAAATGGTAAAGCGTTGGAACGAAACTGTGCGGCCCAACGACAAAGTATATCACTTAGGTGATGTAGTTATCAATCGTAAGCACTTAAGAACATTACATCGGTTAAACGGTGATAAGGTTTTAATTCGTGGTAACCATGATATTTTTCCGGATAATGAGTATAGGACTTATTTCCGAGAGTTACGTGCATACCATGTAATGAACGGAATGATATTAAGTCATATCCCGTTACATGAGGCATCGTTAGGTCGTTTTGGTACTAACATCCATGGTCACTTACATTCAGGTAGAGTAAAGAAGGCTATAGGAATTGATGCTACAACTAGTGCAACATTATACGGTGACGAAAACGATGTTCGTTATCATTGTGTTTGTGTTGAGCAAACAGACTTTCGACCTATCTTATTAGAAGATGTTTATAAACGAATCGAGGCAGAGGGTGGACAAGTAGGGTTTAATCCAAATGCATACGGTAACGGCTCTGCTATGTAAACTTTAAGGGGCTTCGGCCCCTATTTTTTTGGCTTAAAAATAAAATTTATAATATATGTATAAATAACATTATGCTACAATTCATCAAAGACCTCTCACACACATTATTAGAATTTATCAAAGACGATCCTGTTCGTCCTGAGATATCAAAAGATTTCCGCGTTAGTGACGGAAGAATAGTTGCGGCATTGACTGATGCAGAACAAAATCCTGAAGCTATGGTATGTGTTAGTTTCCATGACTTTATTCCTGCTGATGTTAAAGATTTAGATAAAACTGCACAGGTACCTACTACCGCTATATTCTATACCATCTGGAGTTATAAAAGTGGCAAAGGACAAGAATTGTTGTTTAGGGCAGTTAAAGGGATACAAGAACAATACCCGAGTGTAACTAGGTTTGTAACCCTCAGTCCTAAAACAAATATGGCCCGTAGGTTTCATCTCCGCAATGGAGCAATTGTATTCCGTGAAAACATTGACACAACCAATTACGAATATAATGTAACACAAGATGCTATAACTACTGAAAAAAGTAGTACTTAATTGCTAAAAAAATTGTTACAAAAGTATTAACTTTTAAGTTTGGTTCATTAGGACCAATTCTTTTTTAGACCATGCACTCTGACACATAAGTAATGAAATTATCCCTAGTTAGTACTAACTAACTTTGTTGCGGATAAATCAGTTGACAATGAATTGGTTTGGTCATATAATACTTGCATGAACTCGAAAATCACACGTAAACGTAGAACTGATAGAAATCAAGTCATCTACTTTATCCAAGATAAAGTAACACTTGAGTACTACATTGGTTTGACTGCTGTTTGTTTTGCAGGTAATGTTCGTAAGACATTGACACGCCGTATGCAAAAACATATGCAACGTGCCTTGACTGAGAACAAAAATTGGGGTTTGTCACGTGCCTTGCGTGAACGTGGTGCCGACAGTTTCGTATTTGGTGTTGTTGAAGTTGTGCGTGGCAAGCGTCCTGCTCATGCACGTGAGACAGAATTGATTAACACATTGCAACCAGCATTGAACACATTCGGAGTAAAATAATGACACATTCTTATTCTTGGACACTATTGTATTTGCAACGGCAAGAACGCCGTGCTAAAGTCATCGCCCGTCGCAAGGGCAAATATATCCATACTGTATGGGGTTGGAAATGAACGAACAAATTAGAAAACTTGTTGCGCAGGCTACTACTCGCATTGAGCCAACCGCCGACAGTGGTGAAGGTTGGATCTTTGATAAAGAAAAGTTCGCCGAGTTGATTGTTCAGAAATGTGCCGACATTGGTGAGCAATATGCTGATGGCAACTACGAAGTTCGCAATCAGATTTTGAGTCATTTTGGATTGGAAGAAGAATGAAAGATTTTCTAGGTCGTGAACTTGAACTTGGTGACAGTGTTATTGTCATTGCCCCAGGTTATCGTCATTTTGTTCTTGCTAGAGTAATTCACTTTACCCCTAAACAGGTCCGTGTGTCGTTTATGAACACTTGGAACCATAGTGGTTACGGTTACTACACTGAACTACTACAAGGTCCCTCACAACTTACAAAAGTTGACGGCCCTGAATTGACAGCATACTTGTTGAGGAAATAAAATGAACATCCAAACCGTAATAGATAATCTGCGTAACACAATTGCCGGCAAGGAACAACTACTTACTAAATGGCAAGAGTTTCATCCAGTGGAATCGTCAGATAGGTCGCACAAGGCTACAATGGTAGGTATGCTTGAAGATAACATTGGCGAACTCAAGCGTATCTTGCAGGATGTGGAACAGTGTATTGGAGTTGAAGCATGAACACCATCACACTCAAGTATCTAGGCAAAGAGTATTCATACCCTGGATGGACCGCTGAGGAACTGGCGGATGACCGTGTTGTGAATTTGGCTAGTTATGAATATTGGGTTCAAGGCTATGTGTTTTGTTATAATGAAACCCAACGATTTCATTTTTTAATCACCAAAGAAGAATTTGCAAAACATTTGGCAAAACAGGAAGAGCGGTTAACAAAATTTTTAAGGAATAAAGGAATTTAAAATGCCTTGCAGAAGTTATGAAGATGATTATCGTTCTGGCGAGCCAACTGATAGTTGGCAGTATAAAGAACTTAAAGCAAACAACGACAAGCTGGCCCGCATTGCTTGTAAGGCAATGACGGAACTAGTCAAAGCAGGTTATGCTGATTTTCTAGTACTTAAAGATGATGAAATTCGTGAATGGTGGGAACAACACCAAGAAGCGGATCGCAAGGCACAGGAGGCAAAAGCTGAAAAGGCTCGCCTCGCAAAAATCAAAAAAGAGGCACTTGCTAAACTGACTCCAGAAGAAAAGAAAATTCTAGGTTTAAAAAAATGAAATATGAACACATTGGTTGGTGTCGTGAAGGTAGCCACGACAAAGTGTGGGGCATCATTCGCCTACATGATCGTGACTGCGTTACATTTTGGGGCCGTCGTGGAGCTAAACTCCAAACAAAATTGATTAAAGTTTCTGTATGGGAAGCTGAGGATTTGTTTCGCAAAAAACGCAACAAAGGTTATGATTCAGTAGAAGAATACGAATTGCATGAAGTCTATCCTGAATTTCAACAAGACTTGGAGAAAACTGCCTTCTGGGCTACATTAAAGATATGAAAACTAAAGAAGAAATTATCCATGATATGTGTCTCACATATCGACATGATTATGGTTTGCGTAAACAACCCGATGAACCAAATTGGACAAGTGGCATGACTGAGCAGGATGCCAAAATGCTTTACAAAACAATGGAACAGATATATAATAACGACATTGAACCTATTATTGAACATTACAAAGGACAAGAAAATGCACTTAAGTCAAATAAATGAAATCACTGATCACCGCATTACTAGTGGTAGCGAATATCAATGGCAATGCTATCCTGATGCACGATACCTAGATTATGAAAGTGATTATGCTCACGTAAACGTATTGTATAGCACTGTTGACCAAACAATTTATTCCGCAGAAGTCTCGACTAAAGATGAAGGATGGGAAAAAGAAAAACCTTATCGTTGGTTAAATCCTGATCATAAGGATGCTTATTATGCTGAGTCTAAACAACGCAAGGTAGATCCTGACCAAGCATGGGATGATGTTAAGTGGGTTGATTTGGAAGTAGAAGAAGATTTCCTTGAAAAGGCAATGGCTATGTTTAATGGCGAAAAGTTTGATACCCGCATACAAGTTCCTATTGAGTTGGAAGATCAATTAATGATGCAATTGTTTATGGAAGCACATAAGCGTGATATTACACTGAATCAAATGGTTGAAGAAATTTTGAAAAAAGTAATAGCTGAATCTGAACTAAACGAAGTTATGGATGACTATTCTCAGGATTTTGGATAAAATGTCAACGTAATGCTGCCTCAAAACGTTAAATAGTATATAGGAGATTTGTTATGAAAAAAATTCTTGTTGCATTGTCGTTTTTAGCCCTAGCTGTATCAGCACAAGCACAACATAATCGGAATTATAATCATCATCAACACAGACATAACGATTGGGTAACACCGGCAATTATCGGCGGAGTAATTGGATATGCTCTTACTCGCAATCACTATGAACCTGTTTACAATTACGGATATGTTGCCCCTCCTGTATATGTTCAACGAACAGTAGTAGTTCCATCATATGGTCAAGTTTGTACTCCATGGATTGAAACACAGAATCCTGATGGTACTATTACCCGTCAACGTACCTGTCAGTAACCAAAACATATTTACATATCTCTCATAACATGTTATCATTCTATTATGAATGATATTTTTATAAACACCTTTGCTTGGATCAAAGATGACTTCCGTTCTCACCCATTTAGGTTTTGCATTGAAGTATTGGCTTGGGCAATTTCAATTGGCTGTAGTATCACTATGGCTCTCACTGTCCCCAATCCTCCTCTTCTTGTTTTGTACCCTGTTTGGATTGTTGGTTGCGCTCTCTATGCTTGGGCTAGTTTTACTAGGAAATCATTTGGCATGTTGGCTAACTACATCTTGCTAACAACTATCGACACAATTGGATTAATAAGGATGGTAATATGAACAAATCTTGGACACTAGAAGTTAAAGAAGATAATGAAACAGGTGACGCTATACTTGAATTTCCTGATGACCTCATGCAAGAGGCAGGATGGAAAGAGGGCGACACACTTGAATGGATTGATAACAAAGATGGGTCTTGGACTATGAAAAAGAAAGAACCAACTCAGTGGGTACTTGTTGAAACTATCAGTACATTCCGTCATCGTTATATGGTTGAAGTGCCAGTTGGTATCGATAACTATGGCAAAGATAAAACTGAATGGGCACTAGATACTGTTACAATGGAAGATGCTAAAGAGTTTAGCCAACAACATATCGGTGAACAGATTGTTAGCCACCGTGTTGTTACTAAAGAGGAAGCATTGGCTTTGTGTGATAAAGACAATGGTTACGGTAGTTCTTGGAATGAAGAAACAAAAATGAAAAACTTTTTTACATCTTGGAAAAAACAAAATGGATAAACTGTTAGAGTTTAAAAAGTATATTGAATTCACCGGTAGAGCCACTCGCAGTGAATATTGGGGAGTATATCTTGCATCGTGGCTATTGATTATAGTTGCAATGTTTTTGTTTTTCTTGTTAGGTTTATCGGGCCCATTCGGTATTTTAGTAGGAGCCTTGCTATTACTTGCTACCGGATTTGTGCTAACTTGGCTTGTAGTCGCTACCGCAGTAAGACGTTGCCGTGATGCAGGAATTAATCCCTGGTTTACTGTATCACTGATAATTCCATATATCAATTTTATTGTCTTTATTGTTTTTGGAGTATTAAATACAAACAGAGACAACGAAAATGGACCTACAAACTGAGTTAGATTTAGGCAATCAGTGTTACATCAATAAAAATTATGAGCAAGCAATTATTCACTATGATAGATTGCTTGCCGTATATTCTGATAACTTTATAATTTGTCACAACAAAGGTCTATCACTACTTAAACTTGATAGATTTGATGAAGCTATACCCTATTTGCAATTAGCAATGAATAACGGGTATGCTGAAAGTTGGCTAGCCTATGGAAGTATATTACGAACTAAAGGCTCTTATAAAGAAGCAATGACTGCATTTGCCAATGCATTTTTATTAGAGAATGAAAACAGCGCCGCCTATAGTAATTACGGGAACTCACTAAGAGAGTTTGGTAAACCAAACATTGCAATACCTTTTTTTCAGTTAGCAACACAACTAAATCCAAGTGATATGACTGCTAGACTAAATCTTAGTGTGGCTCATTTGATGAATGGTGATTTACTTAATGGTTGGAAATATTATGATGCACGATGGTTTTATGAGAGTGATATATCATTCAAACCAATCTTGTCTGGAGTAGAGTATGATGGAACACAGGACATCAAAGACAAAATTGTTTTTGTATATGTAGAACAAGGCTTAGGAGACTGTGTTCAATTTGGTAGATACTTAACTTTATTACAAAATCAAGGAGCACATATTGTATTTTTGTGTAGGAAACCCTTAGCAAGATTTTTTAGGTACAATTATCCAAATATTAAAATCTACATAGAAACTGAAAGTGACCTCACAAATTTACAATATCATTATCATGTTCCTTTGATGGAGTTACCTAAATGTTTTAACACAACCATTGACACTATCCCATCAGTTAATTATAGTGTCGGAGATGACATAATAAATTATTGGCATAAACGATTAGGACCGACCAATAAAAAACGAATAGGTATTGTATGGAGTAGTAATAGAAATAATTTCATTACTAGATTTAAGAACATAAACTTAGAAACATTATTGAAACTTAAAAGTGACAATATTGAATTGATTAGTTTAGAGTATGATATTAGCCCTGAACAAACAAAATTGTTGCAAGATAATGGGGTTATTGTTTATGGAAATGAATTGGGAGATTTTTACAGTGTAGCCGGTCTAATGAAAAATTTAGATTTGGTGATAAGTATAGATACAGCCACAGTACATTTGTCTGCAAGTATAGGAGTCCACACATGGACATTGTTGTCAGACTATGCATGTGACTGGCGTTGGTTCATTAACCGTGATGATAGTCCATTTTATTCTTTGATGAAGTTGTATCGGCAAAAGGGTAATGATTGGGACGGATTGATTGAGCATGTAAAAAAAGACCTAAAAATACTTGACAAGTAATCATTTTGGGCGTATAATAATCTCATTATGAAAAAACAAATTCTTTCATTTACCATTGAACAGCCCAAACACAGGGCTCACCGTGTGTTGTTCCAAGAAAACACACCGTTCAAACCCAAAGTTGTGCAAAATAAACTTGCATACCGTCGTAAACCTAAGCATAAAGTAAGCGAGTACTAACATGGAAAAAATCCTTTGTAAGGATTGTAAGAATTCTAAAACTAGTTTTTGGAATAAAATTAATAAAAATCCATATGGATATCGGTGTATGTTACCCGAAGCATTCTATACACCCCCGATTGACAAGACGCTAGGCCTGGACAGGCCTGGATATTTTGAATCCTGCAACATAGCACGAACAGATCCTAAAATCTGTGGCCCTGATGCTAAAAAATGGGTTCCCCGCGATACTGCAAAAGTATTCACTTTCCTCAAACGAATTTAAGGAGTCACTATGACAAGAGGTGTGTGTCCAGTCTGTAACGGAACTGGAAAATCTGAGGACGGTCGTGAATGCAATAATTGTGGTGGACAACAAATGTACGGTCGTGGTACAGGTCAAGTCAATCTACGACCAGATGGTACCCCCTGCAAACATGAGTACAAAAGTACTACAATTGGCCGCTGCCTCACTGAATACAAATGTATTCATTGTTCTTTTAAATTTGACATTGATTCTGGTGACTAAAAACGGTTGACAACAAATCATTTTGGGCTTATACTATAGTCTGTTCAGTTGATTAAAGGAGTTTTCAAATGGAACGTCTTTCCCAAATCCAACAAGTTAATCAAGCAATTATGTTTGGTAATTTCACTAACGAAGAATTGACTAGCATTGGTGATGCTATCAAATTTGCCCGCACCCAAATTGCAAAACAAAACAAACGTGAAATGACTGTGGGAACAATTGTCAAATTTACAAATAGCCGCACTGGCATGCCTGTGACCGGCACTGTTGAAAAAATAAATCGTAAATTTATCATTGTCCGTGAAACTGGCAAAGCATTCGGAAATTGGCGAGTGCCCGCTAGCATGTTGACTGTTGCGTAAAAACAACATGCCCAAACTTGACAACAAATCAGTTTGGGCTTATACTGTAGTTTGTTCAGTTGATTGAAGGAAACGAAATGGCTAAAAAAATCTCTATCAAAGTTTTTGCAGACCCCGGTCATGCTTGGGCACGTATTGCAAAGTCCAAACTGGTTAGTCTTGGTATCGCTGATAAAATTTCCACGTACAGTTATCAAAAGGGTGAGAATGCTTTCCTGGAAGAGGACTGTGATTTGTCGTTGTTGGTTGGTGCTCTCCGTGGGCGTGGTTATGAAATTAAATTCAATGAAAGTCACACTAACCGTCAAAGCAAAATCCGTGGCTATAATACATACCGGGCTTGACAATAAATCAAGTTGGGTATAAAATACATTCTTGTTCAGTTGATTAAAGGAAATGAAATGAAAGCACTTACTGCATACATCTCTCAACAAAATAAGTGGAACGCTATGTTCAAGGGTCCTCAATATGAGATTAATACCCCTGAAGGCCGCAAACGTGTGGCAGAAATGATTGATGCCGCATTGAGTCCTGAGAATCTTTCTTGTGACGGCGAACTGCCCCGTAGTCAGGTGCAAGCCCGTTATCGTGCTTTGACTGGCGCGGCAAAGGATCTTATCAAATTGGATCCCAGTGTTGCACAATACATGTACGAATTTTCGGAGTAATAATTATGGAAAAATTTGCTGTTACGGTTGGGGCAATTTTCATTGCTATTGTTGGACTTTTATTTCTTAGTTTCTTGCTAAGTTGGCCAGTCTATATGTTGTGGAACGGTTGCTTGGTTGATGCTGTTGCAGGTGTTAGTGAAGTGTCCTGGCTACAGGCTTGGGGCATCACTATTTTGTGTGGATTTTTGTTTAAAACTAATGTGAGTTCAAAATGAGTAAAATGTCAGAGTTGTCTATTGATATTCAAGAAATGTTGGAAGATGGTGTTCACCCTACAGCAATTGCAAAACGATTGGATGTTCCTCTTGGGTTGGTGTATGATACCCTTGAATCTATGGAAGATGAAGAAAGTAATACTGAAGTATTCAGTCCTTTTGAAACAATGAATTCATAAAACGGGTTGACAATAAATCGTTTTGGGTTTATACTATAGTCTGTTCTGTTGATTAAAGGAGTAAACAAATGAAGTCCAAAAAGCAACTTTTCGTGGTTCTTGACAAGTTTTTCAATACCGACAAATACACTAAAAATGGGTTGAAAGCGGTCCATAATGAAACCTATGGCAAACGGTCCATGATTTATGTTGACACTACTGGTCCTGAAACCCGTAGTCGTTTGGAAACTTTTTTGAAGGCCGAGGGCTTTGTTGTCAACAAAGACTATCACCCCGGTAGCGGCACTACGGAAGTACAAGTTTCTTACTTCCGCGGTCATCAGTGGGACGTTTAAAACGGTTGACAATGAATCGGTTTGGGCTTATACTATAGTCTGTTCAGTTGATTAAAGGAGTTTTCAAATGGCTTACATGTCTCAAGAACGCAAATCAGAAATCGCCCCTAAAGTCAAGGCTGTGCTTAAAAAGTATGGTATCAAGGGTTCGTTGAGTGTCCGTCATCATTCAAGTTTGGTGTTGACTCTCAAGTCCGGTAAGATTGATTTTATCGGCAACAGCAACCGTGTGTGTGGTAATAATTTTTATCAGGTTGCAAAAGGTTTCAAGCCCAATACTCGTGGTTATTGTGATGTTAACCCTTACTGGTTCCATGAACACTATGACGGTGATGCTAAGGCATTCTTGACCGAGGTGTTGACTGCAATGAACGACGGTAATTGGGATAAAAGTGATATCCAATCCGACTACTTCAACGTAGGTTGGTATGTGAATGTTAATATCGGTAAGTGGAATGCTGACTACGTAGTGGAGGCTTGAATGAATAAAGAAGACCAACGCAATTTACAATTTATCATGTCCCTTTCTGAGGAAGAATATGATATTTGGTTGCAAACAATTAGTGATGAATATGCGGAATATACAAATCAATTATTCGAAATGGCCCGCGCCGAACTTGTCTTAAAAAGAGTTGAGGTAACTGATGACATTACCGATTTCTCTAAGGCAAAAAATCTTCTTGGTAAATTTACTCTGAAAGGTAAAGTATGAACACGTATTGGGTATTGGTAAAATACAAAGATGAACCGGGTGCAGGCTTTAGTCGTGTGACTATTCAAGCAGATAATCCTTTTGCGGCAATTGGAATGGCCCGCAGTATGTATGGTAGGTTGTTGATGTCCGAATCAGCTAACCTCGCATGAGTATTTTGGTAACATTGGTGGTTGACATTGGAAACTACCTGTGTTATCATTATATTGTGTCGCAAGACATATTTTATTAACTAGCTATATCTTTAAAGGAAACAAAATGGCTAATCAAACTTTCAAAGTCGCAGGTATTACTACTCACAATGGTAATACTAAGGTTCGTTTCACTGATGATATGATCCGTCGTATCAAACAATTCACTAAGGGTGGCGCAAGTCGTATTGACTTGGTTGAGTTGCCTAGCGAAATGACAAAGGTCGAGGCTCTCAAGTATCTTCAATCTCATGCTGAATTTCAATCACCTAGTGATCAGGCTACTATTGCTGATTCTTTGGATGATCGTGTCAAAGAGGCAAGCAAGGGCGAAGTCAAGGTTAAGTCTACTAAGGCTAAGCCCAGCATGGCTAATCTTAAGGCACGTGCTAAAAAGTCTCCAACTCAAGAAGTGTCCGCTGAACAAATCTTGGCAGAAGTTGGTGTTAAGTAATAGTAAAGGCGCAACTGCGCCTTTACCTATATAAGGAAACAAAATGGCATCTAAATCAGTAAGCAAACTTGGAGACAAGTTAACAAAGGTAAATGAATCATTTACAATCAATATGTACGACAATGGCTTTATGGTAGAAGCCGGCGGCCGTAACAAAAAGGGTGATTATGTGAATGCTAAAATCTTGTGCAACACATTGGATGAAGTATTGTCATTAGTCAAAGAAGCCGGCGAAATGGACCGAGACGTATAACTATGAGTCTACATACATTCCGAAAAGCATTTAACCCTCGTAGGGAATTCAATCCAGCCAATAAAAAAGACTTGCTTGAATTAAAATATTTTAAAGATAAACAGAAATGGAAAAACGGTTGTCCATTTTATCTTGAGGATCCGTTTGTAGAAATTCCAGCAATGTGTGAACGAATGTATACCAATTACATGCTATCACGCTTGAAATAAAAAAGCCCCTAATGGGGCTTTTTTTATGGATTATTTACTGAATTGATTATCCAAAAGTCTCCGCTCATAGTTTGATTCTGTATAACTTGAAATGGCATATAAAAATACCCTTTGTCTCCCCAACTAGTTCCCCAGCTATTACGTGCAATAAAAACTTTTTTATTTTTGTTATAACCAACTAATAATACAGCATGACCACCTAACAATCGTTCACGCCTTATGTTTGGATAAGGCATATTACCAGTACGTGCTACAATAGTAGACATAAAACTGGTATATACATGAAAACCTATTATAACTGGATATCCATTTGTTAATGCATCTATACATCCATTGAAGTTTGTTATCCTTTCATATCGTGTTACTTTACGATTTAATGCATCATTTTTTGCTTCAATAATTGGTTCTTGTTTAAACTTTCTAACATCATGTGGCCATAGTGATTCTAAACTTGCACCATAATGATTTGTTGCTTTAATACCATCACGTATATAAGCACCACTATCGTAGTTAACTGTACCAAGTAATAATCGTTCATAGTAATAGATAAACAATCTACTAACATCGGTTGGCTTACCACTACGCTTGTTTAATAGTTCTATTGCTCCTGCAATTGCTTGACCAGTACAGCTACCAAGACTACCTTGATTTTCTATTGGGCTACAATAACTTCTTAAATCTACAGTATTAGGACTTACTTTAGATGTTACTTGATATTTGTAATCTCTGGTATCTAGTTTATCAGCCTTCCAAATCAAACTAAATTTGTCTTCAAGTGTCCTATCTACTAATACTTTTTTGTCGGCAGGAGGGTGAAAGGTATGATCCTGACTTGTATCTATTATTGTTCGTGGGTCTTGTTTCATTTTTGTATTAGAATGGTACAGTAGCAGTTTGTGTTACTGTACCATTATTGGTCACAGTTTGCGTGCCTGATGTGTCTGTGGTCACATCAGCACCTAACATCAAGTACTTGGTATTAGCTAGGCTGGTCAATGGAAATGCGGGTGCGGTCACAGTGCTAATGGTGCTGTCATAAACTGCTGTGCCCACAGTGGCTCTAAGGTTGGTAATGAAGCCAGACCAATATCCGCCGTAGAATCTGCCTATCCAGTTACAAACACCTGTGTAATCAAGATTGTTGACTTGTGTTCCACCGCTAACACTTGTCCCACCTGCGGCACCGGTAGCACGATTGCAGATTACATAAGAACTGGTATTGACGAAAGTACCCACGTACATAGTTTCTATTTGAGTGCTAGCATTGCGGTTTAGTATGATATACTGCCACTGGTTGACCTGTAAGGTGTTACTGGGAAAAGTATAAGTTCTTGCACCACCGCCACCATATTTGTCTAAGGTAAATGATTGTGCGTCAGTGTTGAATAGACTTAGTGCGCCTGATTGATCTGTAGCAACTAATGACTTTTGAGATGCATAACTACTGTTGTTGTAACACCAACCTTCTATAGTGTAAGCACCGGTACCTAATGCAAAACCCGGCGCCATACTAAGATACTGACTGCTTCCGTTGAATGACAAACTTCCTGCTAGCGGAACATAAGTTACATTTGCTCCCGCTACATTATTCATCATAGTCATCATTATGCCACTCATTATGCTACTCCTGTACCGTTAATGAACCAAGTATCACTTGCTACTTTCATTAGTGTTGCCATACCATAAGTACTTATAACTCTGTTGCCAGCAGTTGCATTGCCTCCCATATACAACGTTACACCTGATGCCGCATTGACTAACACGTTGCCTGCCGCTTGAACAACAACACTGATTGCTGTACCAGTAGCAAATGCTACACTTGAATTAAGAGGAATAGTCAATGTCAAGTTACCAGCAGTAGTTGAGTAGTAATGTTTACCTGCATCAGTTAATGCAAGTGTAGCATTAGCTGCCGCAACTTGCGGAATGTTCAAGTAACCGATAGTAAAACCGTTTGTATTGCCACTTATGTTTCCGGTAAACACACCATCTGTAGCACCAATATTAGCAACGTTAGCATTACCACTAGCACTTAATGTACCTGTTATGTTTGCACCTGTACCAGTTACAGTCATTGTTGCATTACCAATTGCGGCAATAGTTACGTTACCATTAGCAGTTATAGTAATATTGCTATTACCATTTTGTAGTAAACCGCTGTTAATAGTAGTGATGTTACCAGTTGTAATGATTGCTGTTGTTGTGCCTAAGTTGCCAACGTTAGCATTACCCGACACAGAAACAGATGTTAATGTACCAACACTTGTGATGTTAGATTGAGTCGCATCATTTACTGTATTTGCTACACCTGATGTTGCTACATTTAAATTAGCAACTTGTGTTGTGCTTGTTACAACAAACGGAGCAGTGCCAGTTATAACATTAGATATAAATTGCGGTGTAGTAACATTAGCAGAAGCAAGAACTTGAGCAGTACCAATATTACCTACGTTAGCATTACCAGAAACACTTAAACTTGCAAGTATACCTGTACTTGTAATATTTGGTTGTGCATTTGTGTATACTGTGCCGGCTACTAATGCGTTACCTACTTGCCCTGACACATTAGCACCTGTTAACCCAGTCAATGCTTGTCCGTTACCTATGATATTACCAACTGATACATTACCAGTTGTAGTCATTGTATTACTGCCGTAACTTGCTAAGAATGTTGCAACGTTGCTGTTTCCGTAACTACTATTAGCATCTGCCGCAAACGTACCATCACCTCTAAGTACATTAGAACTATTACCATCTAAGTTGATTGTTGCGATGTTACCAACAGAAGGAACAACAATATTAGCAAATACACCATTGCCTGCTAACCATGTTTGGTTATTTCCATTTATGTTTATGGTTGCGATATTGCCTAATCCTGAAACATTAGCGGCTGCTACAGAGAATGCGGTATTAGCAACATTGGCATTAGGAACAAAACCTGACACATTAGCACCTGCTAATCCAGTTAATGCTTGTCCATTACCTATGATATTACCTGCTGTTATATTGCCAGTACCACTTATAACACCGGCACCAAATCCTAAATTGCCTACGTTACTATTACCAGTACCACTGATATTACCAACAAATAATGTTGCACCAATATTACCAATATTAGCATTACTACTGACACTTAACGTACCTGTGATGTTAGCACCTGTGCCAGTAACAACCATTGTTGTATTGCCAGCAGATACAATATTGACGTTTCCATTAACAGCAGGAACAGTTACATTTGAAGTACCGTTAGCAATGCCTGCGCTTATAGCTACTGCCGCAAATACTCCGTTGCCGTATAAGATATTACTTGTGCTACCAGTTAAGTTAATGCTTGCAATGTTACCTGCACCTGATACGTTTGCAAGTGCTACTGAGTTAGCAGTACCAGCAAATGCAACTGCACCAGTTACGTTTGTACCTTGAATATTACTTAAACTATTTCCAGGACCACTGAAAAATGGTGCAGCTAATACTCCGGTTGTTTTATTAAATGTAAACCCTGCATTACCACCAAACACACCACCATCATTAAATTGAATTTGTGTGTTACTACCGCCAGGAGCATTATTACCATCAAGTACTGCATTTACTGTAACAATACCGGTACCTTGAGAAGTTCCGGTTGATGTAATAGTAATATTATTTCCTGCTACAATAGAATTTACGCCAATCTGATTAACAACTGTTTGATTTACAGTTTGATCAATCGAACTAGCATATATCGCACCTTGGCCTGAATATACAGTAACAATATCAGCAGAACTATTGTTAGCACTAGTTGTAGTAGATACTGAGTTTGCACCTACTGCTAATGTAGTGTTAGGTAAAATAAGTTCACCTGCACTAGTTACTGTTGTTTTGCCTCTAGCAATGATTGCTGCCTGTGCTAATGCTGTTTCTGTTTGACGAACTAGTTTTGGATCACTTAGTCCTACAGAAGCTGGTTTATTATTAAATATTGCCATTTTGTTTTTCCTTTATTTTTTTAATTTTTATCCAATATACCAATTAGTTCCGTTACACCATACAGGAACTAAATTTGAACCACCACCAATGACTTGTGCCCCAAAGTTACCTGAAGCCGCTAAGTTACCGTTGTTGATAAATGCACGGGCACCAGCTACTGCAATTAGATTAGCATAGGCTGTTGGAGTTGTTGTAACGCTAGTTGTAGATACTACACTGGCTGTGCCTATGTTACCTATATTAGCATTACCTATAACTGATAATACACCACTTGTTGTTAAGCTAGCACCAATAATGTTGCCAGTAGCTGTTATATTACCTGGCGTAGCTAGTACATTTGTTACTTTGTTAAATGTGAAACCTGATTGACCACCAAAACTACCAGCATCGTTAAATTGTATTTGTGTATTTGAACCACCAACTACACCGTTACCCGAACCACCGCCGGCTACCCATGCTAGATTACCTGTACCATCAGTTTGTAAATATCGTCCATTAGTGCCACCTGAAATTTTTAATGTGTTAACACTCAATGTGCCAACACTAGTAATATTTGGCTGTGCAGAGTTTGCAACTGAATATGCAATAGTAGATAGAAATGCTGGTTGTAATGTGTTACCTGCTTCGGTTAAGATAAAGTTAGCAACATTGCTTACCGCTACTTTAGCAGTGATTGCTGTACCGGTTGTATTAACTACTGGTAGTATTGTATTTGCAGATAGACCATTACCTATACTCGGCAATTGTGTAATTTTTATTGTTGTTGCCATTTAGTTTTCCTAATTATGCGAATGCAACGCCGTTTTGTCCGATACAGTACCACTTACTGTTCATATATTGCAATGTACACCCATCACCTATATCTCCAAATGTAATAGTTCCAGTACCACTTGATTTCCAACCAGCGTTAGTAACAGTAATAACCATGTCACCACCGTCAGCTACCATCATAAATGTTTTTATTTGACCTGATGTACCGGCTGCTAATGTAGCAGTACTTGCACCAGTTGTTGTGAAGTAGCTTGCTGTAACAGCTAAGTTTGCCGCCCCGCCATTCGCTAAGTTTTGTCCGTTGTTTAATAAAAGTTGACCAGTGATTGTTACATTAGCCGGTAAATCAACAGTCATTGTACCTGTCGTTGTAACTGGACTATTAGTGACTGTTAGTGAAGAACTAGATAACCCTACGCTTGTTACCGTACCACCGGTTATAGTAGCAGACACAGTTACGTTACCGTTGCTACCACTTAAATTAATACCTGTACCTGCACTTAAACGTGTAACACCTGTGTTAATAATGTTGATATTTCCAGCAGTAGTTATTGGGCCACCGGAAAGTTGTATACCAGTTCCAGATGTTGTTAATCCTACGCTTGTAACTGTACCTACTGAGTTGGCATTTGCAATGGTAGTAACACGACCATATTGATCTACTGTAACTGTTGGGTAAGCATAAGTACCTGCGGTTACTCCAGAGTTTGCCAAATCTATTGTCATTACTCCGGAACTTACGATAGGGCTACCGGAAACAACTAGTCTTGTATTTGAAACGGGTTCTACGCCAACGCTTGTTACAGTTCCTGACCCACCACCATTACCACCACCGGTTGAAGTAATAGTTACATTACCGTTAGCCTGATCAATTACAATTCCTGTGCCGGCTATGATATTTGTCACACCGGTATTTAATATATCAACTGTTCCTAGTGTTGAGTTTGCTGAAACAGCAATACCTGTATTTCCTGAAAAAGTGTTATAGGGACTGGAATTCCCAAATAGGGTGGTAAAATTATCTTTAGTTTTTGTAAATGCAGTGTATAGTGAGTCACTTCCAACGGATTCGTTTTGTAACCCAATATTTATTACCTGTATTCCTTGAATTGCCATGATTTAATCCTTATAGTGTATTTATCAATAAGGATCAAATCAGTGTTATCCGGGACTAAAACTACTCCCGCATCCACAAGTTGTAGTAGCTTGTGGGTTTTTTATACTAAATCTTGATCCTTGCAGGTCATCTACGTAATCAATTTCCGCACCGGTAACGTATTGTGCAGACATTGCATCAACTAGGACACTTGACAAACCAGCATCAATTTGAAAATCGTCCTCGTTTATTGCTTCATCAAGTGTGAATCCATATTGCATTCCACTACATCCGCCACCTTGTACAAACATACGTAGTTTTAAACTAGGATTGTTTTCTTCTGCTAAAATTTCTGCTATTTTAGATTGTGCTGATTCTGTTACTGTTAGCATATTATGATCCTTCATTCATTGCAAACCACGGGTCAATTATCACTAATTCACCATTCTTACGCATCATAACGTTTTCTGTATGTAAATCCCAACCCACCTTGTTTATTCTTCCGGTTGCATATACTAATCTCATCAATTCATACAGATAATGATATTTTTCGTTTTCTTGTTTATTACTTAGTGTTTGTTTTACTGCTTGTTCAATTTGTTGAACATTTGCCGTTTCATAGTTTTTAAAATATTCAGTGTTATTAATTGTAGAAATAACTTTATTCCAAGGTGTGTGACTAAGAACAAAATCTGATAATGCCCACACTAGTGCCTCCTGTACGCTATTGTTTGGAATAGGATATAATCTTTCCATAGCAATTTGTAGATATTCTTTGCCGTTTATCTCAAAGGTAGCATGATGTTTTCCACCTATATCTATAAACTTGGGTAAGTTGGGAACACCTTTATTTTTCTGACAGAATTCATAAAACTTATAGAAAGTGTTAGCTGCCGTAGTGATAGCTTCACCCTCTTCAGGCATAATAATTTTTATAACACTGCCCTCGTCTTTTGACCAGACTGTAGAATCTGCACCGCTTCCTAATTGTTTGTAACCGGCTTTTAGTAAAGTGTTTGAAATTTCTCTAGCGTTGGGTGTGTCTTCTTCAGCTTCTATAATACCTTCATCGGTTCTACTATATTCACTAGCTTCTCCGTCTAAACTTACATGCCATGCATAAAATTTAGTGTTTGGATAATCTTTCTTTAAACTCATAAATGCATGTAGATTAGGAATAGCATCATCATACATAATTGTTTTTGTATAATTATTTTTATCTAATAGATTTTTTATAATTATTTTTTTCTTTTCTTCTGTAGGAATCTTACTGACTATATTGCCTGCACGATATACGTGGACTTTACTCATATCTATTCCATATTTACGGAAGGTATCTAAAAACAATTCTTTGTCATTAAAATCACTACGGGCAGTGACCATAACAACCTTATTACCAGTTGCTATATCACGTTTAAGTTGATTCATCATTGGTATGATTGGTTTAGCATTGATAAAGAATTCTTCTGCATTGGCAAAATCGCCGAAGTCAAATGATTCTTCGGGCTGTAGTTTGTAGTGTGTGAAGTCGTGGCTATTAAGGCTTTTAATTACTTTGCCGTCTTTGATAACATGTACCTTAGTTTGTGTATGGACTAAAGTATCATCTATATCAAATATTACTAATTTACTGGGTTGTATCTCTTTTGCTCTCACAATGATCGACCCCAGCGTGTATTAATTACATTCCAGTTAATTATTTTCCATTGCTCTTTTAAATACTTCTTTTTATCTGCACCGTAGTCTAATATCCAAGCATGTTCCCACCAGTCAATCAATAACAATATATCATTGCGAACTTGATGGTTTGGTATTGTTTTTATCTTCCCGTCATTAGCTAAGTAAATCCATCCTGAGCCTTGTATCTTCATAGCTTCAGTTTCAAATTCACTTTTCATGTTATCATAATCACCATAGTGTTTATTGATAAATCCATACATAGGACCATTAGGTTTGTTATTGTTTATAACTTCACGGAATTGAGGGAATAATGTATTATGTAAGAATGCACCTGCATAGTTAAAATCTTTGTCACCCTCACCCTTGTTATATCGTTCTGCATATCCATGGGCAAGTTTTCCGTAATGTAATTCTAATGTATCTTTAGACAGTACTGGACTAACTTCATTTGGAGTGAAATTTAGTGGGATGATTTCAATATCTTGGGGTTTTGCTTTATCTTCCAATAATGTAATAATGTCACGCATAGTCATTATTTATCTTTTGGACACAAGATTTCAGTCATTTTTTTATATATGTCATTGGCAAAGATTTCATTTGATTTTATCCCGGCATGTCCTAAATCTCTTGCCAAATCTATACGCTTCATGACAAAATTTTCTAAATCATATTGACTTTGGTTACCAAAGTTAACTGAAATTATAGGGCAATTAACTACATTGTTGATGAGATTTACAGCTAATTTTTTCCTAGCATAGAATAAACCAGAATCTTCACAGTTCACCACTAATGCAATATTATCTTTTTCTTTATCCCAAGTTCCTCGTTCTATCATACGTACATATTCAGGATGAAATGACATATATCTACTATGATCAGGCCATTGAATACATACTAGTTTTGGTTTTTTCTTTACTTTTGCAAACCATGTTAACAAATTGTATTCTAGGATATCTATACCTGTTCCGGGCATAGATAAATTGTAATAATCATAACCTAGTTTTTTACTAACGATATCGGGAAATGTTTTTTCTAATTCTAAACCAATGCCTGTGGTGTGACTACATCCAGTGAATAAGATGTAGTTTTCTAAATCAATCTCATCAATATTTTTGCTTCTATGCCCTAGCTTATTATATTGATATGTGATAGGTACATTACGATAGTACCAATCTTCGGGTGTGGTTAGTAAATTTTTTTTAAAACTTTCTTCGCTATCACCAGTTAAGAAAGGAATTACACTGTTATTTTCATCCAGTCCAATAAAATCATTATACCATCTCATGGCTTTGTGCTTCTTCCTATTTTGTTAAATTCATTAACTACTGCATCTGCGATAGAATGATGATCTTGCAAATCACCTTCATAGTTAATATTATGAACATTGGAGGTGAGTAATGGAATTTTATTTTTGAACACTATTTGATATATTGGAACACTAATTGAATTTAACATCAACTTGTCTACCATAGCTAATCTACCACCAAAAAATCCTGTAGTGTTTCCGGTGTCTAGTATTATCTTTACATTTTCTTCGGATAAATCACATGCTCTTATGAATTCATAATTTTTGTCAGCAACTAAAAACGAATTTACAAACTCAGTGCTTAGAATTACTGCCTTAGGTAAAGTATCAACAGTGTTAAACCATGTGATAAGATTATATTTTATTGCATCTAATCCACCATTGAAGATAGATAGATTATAGTAATCCATGTTCAATTTTTTTGAAACTAAATGGGGATAGGTTTCTTCTATAGGCTTGTCCCACCCAACACCTACATTATCGCCTGCAAACAAAATATATTTGCGTAGGTTTATATCTTCTAATTCCCTACAGCGATGACCTCTACTGTTAAATATTGGAGCTAATTCATGTCCTAAAAATCCATCATAAAATTTCATTACCTACGCCTTACAATTCTTCCTTTAGTCAAGTCATAAGGACTAAACTCAATTTCTACTGTATCTCCTAGTAGAATCTTAATATCATGCTTACGCATACGGCCACTAATGTAACCCGTCACTGTGTTGCCCGGATCCATCTCAATACGAAACATAGCGTTGGGTAATACGTCAATTACCTTGCCATCCATTTTAATGCCTTCTTCTTTAGCCATTTGGTTACCTTTAAAACTCCTTTTAATTTCGGCGCATTGTTGAAATATCTTTTGCTTGCTCGTCACTAAAGATAGGTACAGCATTAGATTTATGCATGGTACCAATGCCAATAATTTTAGTTCCAGTATACTGTGGAATCTTTTTTGCAGATGCAATACCGTCACCAGTGTTGAGTGATGGAATATGATTGCTAGTTGAACGACCCGGAGGGGCAGACAGTTTATAACTGAGTGTAGGTTGAGATAACGCACGTTTACGTTTCTTGTTTTCTTGCTCAACTCCCCACTTTTTTTGTAATTCTTTCCAAGATGCATCAAGATCACGGGCTTTTTGAGCCTCTGCTGAATTCTTGAATTTAGTTTTGCCTTTACGTTTGCCGCCCATAGTTAGGGCAGGATGTGCGAGGTGCATTGTCATAGAACTTGGTTCATAGTGGATTATAGACAATTATAGTGGATTATAGATACGTTGTCAAGTACTACTTTTTTAGTATATCCCAAATCTTTTCTTTCTCTATGATTTCGGCTTCAAGTTCTTTATAGCGTTTACCCAATTCTTTTAACTCATCCCATTTTTCTTCTAGTTTTTCATTTGGATGAAGAATAGCCAATCGTTCTTCAATCTTGGCAAACATATCAGCTATGTTCTTGCCCTTGATAGTAACTTCACCATCAAACTCAGCGTCACCTTTAATTTGAATAGAAGCACCTTGTAAATTTGGATCAGTAGTAATATTACCCCAATTCCAAGAACTAGCACCGGTATTGTTTGTTGTAAATATATATCCGGGGTCAATACTTGTTACACTAATACTAGGGAAATTTTCTGTAAGGTTATCTCCAATAGTGTAAGTACCTGAATTTAAATTTGTACTCATGTTAGATTTTCTTTAAAATATAACGACCTTCTTGATCCAGCCCAAAATCTATGGTGTCTCCTTCTTTCCATCCCATTTGATCTAATAAAATTTGTGGAATGGGCAACAATACATCATCACCATCTTCTTGGGTTATAACTTCGTATCGGACATTATCTTGTCCGGGATTGGGTTTCGTCATACTTATAATGATACTAATTAATTAATGTGTTGTCAACTGCTTTGGTAGAAATATTTATCGTATACTTATGTTTGGATAATTTATCCTTCACCACTACCTGCAGTTTTCTTGTCATCAATTGCACTTTTAAATTTATTTTCAGCTTCATTATCTACTTTATGTGCTTCTAATACACGTTCTGATTCTATAATTTTCCCGCGCAAATGTAAAGTAGTATTTACCTTCTGTTGTAACCTAATTAGGTCATTATCTAACATACGAATTCGGTCAATCAATGCAATTAAAGTGGTGTTTGCCTCACTTAAAACAGGTTTGATTTCTTTGGTAGCCCATTCCCAAACATAGTATATCAAGTATCCCATGCCACCTGCGGCAATCACAGGAAATCCATATTTGTTTATCATTTCAGCTATTTCCATTATCAACTCCTTTTAATATAAATTCTTCTAACTTATCTACTTTTCTAAACATTAATCTTCCGTCTACTTCTACTGATTTCCAGTACTCACCTATTTTCCAACCTAATTTATTAGTGTCTAATTCTTTGTCAAAGATAATTGAATCAGGATTCAAATCCCACTCGTAATCAAAATGCCGCATTAGTCTCTCCTTGCGTCATTTTTGCCGTCAGCACGTGCAATGCGGTCAACGTCTGGTCTTAACCCTAAAGCATTACTTACTGTAACATCAATACGTACAACATCATGGTTCATGGTTTTAACACGATTATCTAATGCACCAATAATACCTTTAATGCCGTTAACACTACTCGTCACTCCAGCAAGAATAAATTTTAATGTTAAAAATACAAAATATCCTGCACCGCATGCGGCTGCTATAGGAAAACCTACTTCGGCTACTAACTTCAAAAACTGGTCCATATTTATCCCTTTTGTTATGTAATCTAATATTTTATTGATATATATCAACTAAATATTATATATATTTATCAAAACTATGGATACAAAACCTATATTATTGTTGACGTTATTAACTTGCACAAGTGTTGTGTATAGTGCTCCGTTGCCTGATTATAGTTTTAAAAGTCCTAGTTTTAACGGCCAAGGTTATAGCAGTCATGTGTTAACAATTGAGAATCAAGAATCCACTAGAAAAAAAGCCATGAAAGATGCTATACAGGCAGCAATTGATAAGGCAGCTTCTGATGCAAAAAACACGAATTTACAGAAATTTTTAAATAACTTAGAAAGTCGTATCTATGCACAGATTAGTCAAAACTTAGCCACTGCTATGTTTGCAAATGGCGGTAGTAGTTCTGGAACACTAAACTTTGAAGGGAATACTATTTTTTGGAGTAAGGATTCTAGCAATGTATATCTAACAGTAACAGATACTACAGGGACTAGCACACAAATAACAGTACCATTAGGACAATTTCAATTTTAATGAAACAAAAATTTTTATTACTATGTTTGATATTTTCATTGTCAGGATGTGCTATAAGCTACTTAGAAAAGGGCGGCAGCGAACCTGAGATAGTGCCTACAAAAATGGCACGTGATATTGATTTGGTGCCGTTACCGGCATCAGCGCCTATGACAGTAGCAGTTTATAGTTTTGCTGATAAAACAGGACAGCGTAGACCACAAGCAAACATAGCAAGTTTAAGTACAGCGGTTACACAAGGTGCAGAAACATTCTTAATCAAAGCATTACAAGATGTTGGAAAAGGTAAATGGTTTACTGTTATAGAAAGAGTTAGTATTGATGCATTGACACGTGAGCGCACTATCATTCGTCAAATGCGTGAAGCATATGAAGGACCAAATGCAAAACCTTTAACACCATTGAAGTTCGCAGGTATAATACTTGACGGTGGAATTATAGGATATGATAGTTCTGTAAAATCAGGTGGTATGGCTGCTCGTTGGTTAGGAGTAGGGCCACAGACACAATATAGTGAAGATATTGTAACTGTAAGTTTAAGAGCAATTAGTGTAAGTACTGGAGAAGTTTTAATAACAGTAACAGTACAAAAAAGAATTTTAAGCGCAAGTGATAGTATTTCAGCATTGAAGTTTTTAGATGCCGGTACTAATGCATTTGAGTTTGAAACAGGGGTCACGATAAATGAGCCCGGAACATTTGCAGTTAAGAGTGCCATTGAAGCAAGTGTGATAGAGTTAATAAAGGAAGGAGAGCGTAAAGGCATATGGAAGTACGCTGAACTTAACACAAAGGAAAAATAAAAAATGTCATTGAAAAAAATAATAATAACAATGATGGCATTATATATGGTTTCTGCTTTTGCCGCAGATAATAAAATTTATATTGACCAGATAGGTGATAATAGCACTATCACTATGACCCAAGACGGCGCGGGTAATACCGTAAAAGGTCCTGGGGTAGCAAGTGATGATGATGCCAGAATATATGGGAATGGCACCACTGTACTTATAGACCAAATAGGTAGTAGTAACTTGTTAAAACTTGCGTTGAATGCAGGTAATTTAGGAAGTAATAATTCATTAACTTATACAATGCAAGGTAATAATTCTACCGCAAATATTAGTTGTGATGCATCAGGTGGTAAAACTTGTGACAATAACACAATATCTGTTGTGCAAGGTACAAGTGGCAACACAGCAGATGGTTCTACTGCTAATGTAACTATTAACGGTTCACAGAATACGTTGAATACTACTCAATACGGTGGTGTAAATCAAGTAGTTCTTGCTAGCATTACTGGTTCAAATACAAGCACTACGGTTAGTATGACAGGTGGTGCAGGTAATGAGTTTACATATACTGCCGGTGCAACTACCGCAGTAGTTGCCGCAACTAACTCTATTACAACTAACGGAACAGGAAACAAAATTACGTTAACACAAGACAGTGGAACCGGAAGTGGACATAGTACTACTGTTGACGGAAGTGCAGGTGGAAGTAATAATACGTTTGATATCACACAAGCCGGAACAAGTGGAAACAGTATAGTTAGTATTAAAACAACTGGTAACGGTAACACATTCACTATAAACAGTAATACAAAATAAGGTGTATTAATGAAAATATGGAACCAGCTAAAATGTTTATTGTTGCTAAGTATATCTCTGCACGCCGTCGCGGGGATTGGGACAATAACAGAGATATCCAACAACCCAGCTTCGATACAACGACAGAAGACGACCGTGGATGGGAAGAAAGGCACCGCAGTAGAAATGAACGATGCGGTGAGAACAGTTCAAGGCAAAGCAGGGATAACATTTGATGATGACACCAAAGTTCAAATTACTGAAAACAGTAGATTAGTAATTGATGATTTTGTTTATGACCCTAAAAGCAAAGTTGGTAAATTAGGGATGAAAGTAGCTTTAGGGACTGTAAGATATGCTAGTGGACAAATTGCTAAAAACTCTCCTCAAAATGTCTCAGTTAACACTCCAACCGCTACAATCAGTGTTCGTGGTACTGATTTTACTGCTAGTGTTGATGAAATAGGTCGTAGCACAGTTATATTACTACCTAGTTGTCCTCCTAATTGGAAAGTAATTGACCGTGATTGTAAAGTGGGTGAAATCAGTATCACTAATGAAATTGGGACTATTATACTAAATCAAGCATTTCAAGCAACACGTGTAGAAACACCGCGTAGTTCACTTAAGTCAGTAATTTTAAAACTCACTGACATTGAAATTAATAACATGATTATTGTTAGTCCACCTAAAGAATTTAAAGAAGAAAGATCAACAGTAAGAGTAAATGCATCAGGGTCGTTAGATGTAGACTTTCTTGCTGAAAACAAATTAATAAATGAGTTAGATAAAATAGAAAAAGAAATGTGGCAAGACAAACTTAGTCAAAACTTTTTAGAACAAGACTTTTTAGTTAATGTATTGGATCTAATTAATATGCAACTGGCAGCGCAACTGAATGTACTGAATACTATTGACGGAAAATTGTTACCGGATTATAATGCATTGACAGGTGTCAAAGTTGCTGTGGATGATTTGTCTGTTCAGTTATGTAGAGAAGATGCAGGGAGCAACATTGCATGTGTGCAAACTCCCCGAACACAAAATTCATTAGTATCTATGGTTCAGGGAAGTTTTGAAGTTAACAACCGTATAAATCAAGGTGGCAATACAATAATTACATTAAGGCAGAGTGATTAAAATGAGATTTATTATTCTTTTATTTTTTTGTTCTATATCATTTGCACAACCATCACCAAACGTACATATTGACCAAATAGGTGACAATAACACAATCACAGTTAATCAAACTGATGACCAGCATATTACTAGTATTGTAATGGGTAAAGCAATTAATGCGAATAATAACTCTATCAATGTAACACAACAAGATCCAGGAATAAAAACCACTAGTATTACTTTAAATGCAGGAATTTATAATAACATCAATGTCAATCAACAAGGCACTGGTAATCATACTGCAAGTGTTATAAATCTAAATGGATCTAATAATGGCATAAATGTAAATCAGAGTGGTGTAGGAAGTCATACATTTAATGTGGATAATTGGAATGGTTCTACTAATAATGGAAACAATATAAACGCTACTCAATCAGGTGGAGTAGGTGCAAATAAATGGTTTCAAGTTAACTTAAACGGAGCAATAGGATCAACGGTGAACGTTCAGCAAACAGGATCAGCTCCGGATTCTGCAAGTATGTTGATAAATTGTAATTTTGGTTGCGGAGGTACGTGGAATTACATAAAGAACTAAATACAATATAGGAGCATTTTAGGATGGCAATATTGATGAAAGACATAATTAATAGAATAAAAAATCTTACTGAACATACAGTTACAGTAGAACTACCGGAAGATTTTATGTTTTCGGGAACAATTCCTTTTGACATGACAATAAAAGGAAAAACTGCACAAGTGACATTGCTTGCGTTGGATGAAGTGGAAGCTAAAAATAAAGCATATGAATATTTTTACAAATAATATTCCCCGAAAGGGGATTTTTTACGGAAGGAAAAAAAATGAGTTGGTTTAACAGAAAGCCTAGAATAAAAGAACCAGTAAAACTGCCACGTCACCGTCGTGGCCCTACTACTGAAAAAATATTAGACGAATCAAAGAAATTAGGACCTAGCAAATACAATGAAGATAATAAGGAACCAAAATCTACTAAATAGTAGATGGACATTAAAAAAATAATAATAAGCCCCTGGACTGCACTTCTTACATTAATCTTAGTATTATTAGTAAGAACTATAGACCCTTCCTTTGTTGAAAGTGTTAGATTACGTTATTTTGACACACTAATAACACACAAAGAAAAAACAACTAACAACATTTACACAGTTAACATTGATGAAGATGCGTTAGCTAAGTATGGACAATGGCCTTTACCAAGAGGCGAGTACGCAAAAATTATCGAAGACCTGTATCAACGTAATGCAGGACTTGTTGTTTTCAACGTGCTTATGCCTAATTCAGATAGATTGGGTCAAGACCCAATCTTAGCACGAACTTTAAATAAATATCCAGTTGTGCTTCCAAGCATACCCAGTGATAAAACACGCAACGAACCTCGTAATCCAGGTAGTGCGATTTTAGGCCCTGAACACATGAATCAAATTGTTCAGTATCCTGGATTAATAGCTAACATACCACAGTTAGAAAACAATGCTGCAGGTGTAGGTATCGTAAGTACTCTACCTGAAGTAGACGGTGTCAATCGCAGAATACCATTAATCATAACAGTTGATGGTAAGGTGTACCCATCATTATCAATGGAAACATTAAGAGTAGCCGCAGGTGATTCTACTGTTCAGGTTAAATTGAGTAGTAATGGCGTTGAGAAAATGCGTATACCAAAGTTCGGGCCTATAACTACAGACAATTTAGGTCGCATTTGGATTGACTACAGCCAAGTAAACAAAAATGTAAGTCTAATGAATATGCCAAAAGACTTTGAGGGTGCTATTGTGATAGTAGGTACAGCAGCCGCAGGATTAGGCAATCCAGTGCCCACTAGTATAGGTAGTGTGTGGCCACAAGATATGCAAGCCGCTGTAATCGGAACAATGATTAACGGATCAGTTATACAAAGACCTGATTATGCAGATGGACTAGAAATACTTGCTATAGCTATTGCAAGTGTGTTATTATTATTTTTAACAAGGTGGACTTATGTTGGATTGGCGTCGGTTATTGCGTTATGTGTTGGTGCTGTCTTTGGTAGTGCCTATATGTTCTCTAATTTTTTATGGTTATTTGACAGTACTGCGTTTACCCTTGGAATTATCTTGGTCTCTCTGCACGCCTATGGTGTCAAGTTCATCAGCGAGTTCTTACAAAAGCAACAAATAAAGAAACAGTTTGGGACATACTTGAGTCCAGCTATGGTTGAGAAATTACAAAAGAATCCTAAGTTATTGCAACTTGGCGGTGAATCACGTGAATTGAGTATTATGTTTACAGATGTTCGCGGCTTTACTAGTATCAGCGAACACTATGGCAAAGATGTACAAGGCCTTACAAAGATTATGAATCGATATATGACTGCAATGACTGCTAAAATAATAGAGAACGAAGGCACACTAGATAAGTATATTGGTGACGCACAGATGGCATTTTGGAATGCTCCGTTAGATGATATTAATCATGCAAAGAATGCTGTACGTACAGGTTTACAAATGATGGGGAGTTTAGATGAATTTAATAAAGAAGTTACGGCAGAAGGTATTCCTGCTTTCGGTATGGGTCTTGGCATTAATACCGATACTGTGGTCGTTGGTAACATGGGATCAATTCAACGCTTTGATTACACTTGTTTGGGTGATGGCGTTAATTTGGCTAGTAGATTGGAAGGTCAGAGTAAGCCCTACGGAGTGAAAATTGTATTGGGCAGTAAAACCGCAGAGTATATACAAGACGAATATTTTGTGTTAGAATTAGACTGTATTGCTGTTAAAGGCAAAAAAGAAGGTGTAAACATCTATACAGTATTAGAAACAGATGCAGGCGCAATGGTAGAGTATCTATCGGCACGTGAGTTGCATGACCTAATGCTTGACTATTACCGTGAACAAAAGTGGACAAGTGCGTTACACTATATTGATAAACTCAAAGGAGAGTTTGACGGTAAAATGGATCATTATTATGAAATGATGATTGAAAGAATAGGAGAACTACGTGAACAAAATTTACCTACTGATTGGGATGGTGTGTATAGGGCTACTAGCAAATAATACACATGCTAAAGAACCAATAGAAAACGCTATTGTAGAATCTATAGTTACAGATATCCCCTGTTTTGAAACTGAAAAATTAATAAAACAATTAAGCGGGTCATTTCGAGAAATTCCCTTTTTGTATGGAAAAACAAGTGATACTGCCGGAACAGTAATGACTGTTTGGGTTAATCCATTATCAAAAACATGGACTATAATCGCAACTAAAGATACATTGTCATGCGTTATTGGATATGGAATAGAAATGAATTTAATTCCTTACCCCAAAGGCCCTAATATCTAAGGATTGCATAATGATTAAACATCTTTTCTTATTATTGATATCACTATTTTCATTTGGTTTAGTAAATGCCGCAATGCCTTCTGTTACTGCCCAAGCATGGTTAATAGCAGACGAAAATGGAAAAATGTTGGAGGGAACGAACACTTCAACTATAAGGTCTATTGCTAGTATAACTAAGTTAATGACTGTAATGGTTGTTTTAGACAGTAATCAATCATTGACCGAAACTATCCCTAAAAATTTATATAATAAAAAACTAACCAGAAAAACTTTAATTGAACTAGCTATTGTAAAATCAGATAACACTGCGGCTAAAATGCTTTGTGAATATTATCCCGGTGGTATAAAATCTTGCATACAAGCTATGAATGAAAAAGCAAAATATTTAAATATGTATACTAGCGTATTTACTGACCCAACTGGTTTGCTTGCGTCTAATATTAGCACAGCCGAAGATTTAGTTAAACTTGTAATGGCAGCAAGTAAATATCCCATTATAGTAAATTCAAGCGGAAAAAATAGTGTTAAGGTAGAAACAAATAAAAAGAAGTTTTTAGAGTTTCATAATACTAACTCGCTTGTAAAACACGGACATCATTTTATTGTTAGCAAAACAGGATGGATAACAAAAAGTGGAGGTTGTATTGTTATGATGATGGATACCGTTCAAGGTATACGAACAGTAATATTATTAGGTAGTAAAAATACTAAAACAAGACTACCGGAAGCATATCTGCTTTCTACTTTGTATTAAGTAATTACTTTATTGAATTTACTCTTATTCTTATCGGGAATATAATCTACACCAGGTATTGGTGTAAAATCTTTACAAAGATAACCAACCATATCATCGCCATACTTAAGAGTAATATAACTAAAATTTTGATCGTTGCCATTTGAATAAGACTCAATGCCGATCATTAGATAATTAGTCCATTGAATCTTAATGTCTACAATTTTTTTAACAATAGGATCTTTTAATAAATCATTAAAATTATTGTTCTCTCGGTAAAAGGTGTAATATTTCATTGTTTCCAAATCCTAAATGCTACTAAATCTTTGTTTGATTCAAAATAAAATTCATACAACCCTGCATCACGTCCTGCGGGGATAACGCAATTATACCCCCATTCACCAACACAATTGCGCTCTAACCAATCAATCATGGATTTTAGTTGACCAAAATCAATAATAATTTCAGTTTTTGTGTTCGTATCTATTGACACTGATATTACTCTTTTCCAAAAACTCTAATCCTTTATTATCACGATATGTATCACGATAATAAAGATTTTTTATACCTGATTGGTATATTAGTTTAGCACAATCAATGCACGGAGCATGAGTGCAAAACATAGTAGAATTATCGCCAGCTTCATTACTTCTAGCGAGTTTACTGATTGCGTTCGTTTCTGCATGTAATACCTCCGGTTTAGTTTTTAGTCCGTAACGAACATTACGTCCTGCTTCTTTGTGCCATCCTTCGTAGGGATATTGTTCTAAAATCTCTTCTGGATCAAGCCAACCACCTGCTCCGGAATCCCAAACTCTATCTTCGCAGTCATTGTCCCACCCTGCAGGCATACCGTTATATCCAATGCTAATGATTCTATTGTCTTTAACAATGATAGCACCTACCTTCAAACGTATAGCATAGCTTAATTGACTTGTGCGTTCAGCAACATCCATAAAGTAGTCAACAAATTTTTGTTTCATCATTTTTCTAAAAAGATTAATTTATCTGATCTATTAGCCCATTCATCTGCACTTGGTAATGCAGGTTTCATTTTAGTAATGTTTGGCCATTTCTTAGCTAATTCTGCATTAATGTCATACCATTTTTTACGTTCTTCTTCTGATAAATCTGCTTCATCAACAATAGCATTTGTGGGGCATTCAGGAATACATACTGCACAATCAATGCATTCATCAGGATTGATTGCCAGAAAGTTAGGTCCTTCGTAAAAACAATCAACAGGGCAAACTATTACGCAGTCTGTGTATTTGCAATTAATGCAACCTTCGGTTACTAAATGTGTCATTTTACGTAAAATTTCTTTATATGTTTTTTTGCTGATTGATTGGGTAATATACTTAGTACAAAATTAGGTTCATTATATTTTTCGCAAAAAGCTACACCCAATGATTTGTTATCTTTTAAAATTTCAAATAAAAATCCCTTACAAAAGTCATCAAACTCTTGTTGTGTAATTTTTAAATTTTGTGTTTTACCCAAAGTTTGAACTTCTAATTGTTTGGCTATATTATCAAACATTTTAATCCCAAAGATTACGAAAATGTTTACCAAACAATTCAAGACCTTCTTGAACACGTTCTTCATGTTTCATATGACCAACATGGTCATACCAATGTTCATCGGGATTCTTATCGACCATTTGATATGTTTCTTCAAGTTTACCCGTAATCGGATTTGGAAATGTCTTGTCAGTTTTAACCCAGTCGTACTTTGCAGTGCCATGATGATATAGATTTGAATCATAGTCATCTTTGAGTATTTGCTCAAACGACCAAATCATTTTGTCTAATACTTCATCCCAGCGTTTATTACCTTCTTTCCAGGCTTCGTCATGTGTTTCTTTATAGAAATCAAAACTATTTTGTTCTTCCCATTCAGCACCGCCGATATCATTTACAAACTCACTGGGTACTCCATGTTTAGTAGCCTTAAGTTGCAACAAAGCAGGATAGATAATCATAGCTAACGTATGATCCAAACTCCATGTATCGTACTTGTCAATTTCTATATTGATTTTTCTACGATTATTTTTGGGATACTTCCCGATTTTTACTTTCATACTTGTTCTTTGCAAGTGCCGTTATTAAACAAAAACAGTTTTTCTTTATGAATTACTGCTGCCAAATTTATATTTTTATATTCTTTAGCCATTTTTGCTAATTCTTCTATAGAAGATCCTTGGCAAATAAAATCTTTTGTTTCATAGTTATATAGATATAATACGTCATTAATTTGTTCTGTAATTAATTTTTTGATTTCCGTTTCTTTACCTTGAATTTTTTCCATTTCTATATTTGATATAAAATGACGTATACGCAAAGAAGTTAGGATTTCTCCTAATTGAATACCTAAGTAAAATATAATGAAGTATAAAAGTATATCCATAATGTTATTTATTAATTTTTAGAGTAGACCATTTTTTGAGTTTTGTAAACTTTTTTAGTTTAGCTTCAAATGTACCTTGTGCAGACACGCCTACATGCAAGTCTTTGAGCAATTCAATCATTGCTTCCAAGTCACCTATTTCAGTTTCTAAATGTTTAATGTTTGTTTTTTCAGTTTCGGGTTTAATCTGATCTGGTCCATAACGCAAAATTTTAAAAATTTCTTTTGATACTTCATTGCACTCTTCACCTAAAATAACTAGTGTTTCTCTCAAATCTTCATTCATGTTAGTCTTTCTTTTTATTCATAGCTTGCATTTTAGGATGGATATACTGTTTATGATATTCTTTATAATGATCCAAATAGTACTGCCATTGAATCCATTGAGTTTTCTTTTTAGTCTTAGACTTGTCAACAAGAAAACCCCATTCTCGTTGTTGGGCTCCCATAAAAAATAATGTAGTTGCAGGTCCTACACGGTCATCAAGTTCTAGCCAGTGATAATCTTTTGCTTTACGAATGATAACAGAACCAGGGCCACGCCATTGCTGAAATTGTGCAATCATGTTGCCTTCACTATTAAAGACAGGAGTATGTTCCCAATAACCACCTTTAAGAATGATTGTCATATAGGGCCAAGGATGATCATGAAAGATTGGATCATCACTTTTTACAATTTTGTGAAGTGTCAAATTAAAGGGAAACCATTTACGATCTTTCAAAAAAAGATAATAACGGTGCATATAATCTTCGCCTGTTTGACGATCAGGAATCAATCGATACCGATCTAGCTTATTCATTATTTTGTGAAACAAACCCATATTGAATCCTATAGAAGTAGAGTAATAATTATAACACAACTTTTATTTAAATGCAAGTAGAAAAAGGGTGACGAATCACCCTTTTAATTAAAAAGCCTTGTATCAGGCTTGTTGTGCCAATGCACGGTAGCCAGCGGCTACTACCTTGCGGCTTGGACGACCCAACTCATACTTAACGGTCATGCGACCTTTAGTATCTTTATGCTCATTAGCATAAACTGCATGGCCACCACGCAAGCGCAAGTCGCTTACAGTAGCAGTTGGGTTAGCAATGCCGAAACGTGCGGCAATTTGCTTTGCAGTGAGTTTTTCACCAGTCTTGAGTGCCCCAATTAGGCGTTCGCTCTTTGTCATCATTTTTGATTTCCTTTTGGTTAATTCGTTGTTCTCACAACGTACATAGATTATACGATGATATCTATTATTAATCAATAAGTATTGGACACCTTGCTTCAATTAGATGTCCAAATACTTTAATTCAAACACATCAGCTTGAGGATCATGTCCACCGTAACCACGAGGATTAGCAAATACACGGGTAGTACCAATCATATAGTCAAATGGTTCATGTGTATGACCATGCGTCCATAAGACAATCTCAGGATGATCCAAAATAAATTCACTCAAGTCACTATGATACCCACCGTTCATCAAGTAATCACCCTTGTATCTTTCATGGACCGATTGGTGACTTGGTGTATGGTGACCAACAAAGACAACCTTCTTATCTTTCATATCAGGAAGAACCGCTTTTAGATATGACAGAGTTTGCTGGTGCCGATACATTATGTGTGCAGGACGCAATTTAGTGTACCCATGCTCATCATTACGAATGATTCTAAAGTCATTCATCATATCAGTTAATGCATGTAATGTTAATGGATCACCTTTGTTGCAGTCAGTCCACAATGTAGCACCGATAAAGGACACTTCATTAATTACCTTGATATCGTTTTCAAGGAAATAAACGTTTGGATATCTTGCACATTCATCACGCAAATGTTGTAGGCTAGCTTTCCAAAGTCCGTGATAGAATTCATGGTTACCTGCAATATAAATTACATGCGGAAATTGAAAACTACAACGGCTAAGAAAGTTACGGAATCGCAGTGCAGTCTCTTGTCTGCGCCCTAAGTTAGGGATATTAACTGGATCATTTGGATGCACAGGCGGATGATTGTGTAAATCTTCCGCAAGCATAATATCACCGCTGAGGATCAGGACCTCTGCACCCTCTTCATTTTTGAGATTGATGTCCTGAAACTCTAGGTGCAAATCACTACATACTGCTATTTTCATAATTTATAAAATTGTTTCTACTTCGGTGAGTAATACATCAACGAATTGTTGACAAAAGATATTGAACCACAATTCATCAAGCACTTCTTTAGGTGCACCTGCTTTTAAAACCAATTGCTTTAATTCTTCATTCATGTCATATCCTTATATAACCAGCGGCGAAATCTTGTTGATACTGTTGTTAGAATATTTACACCAACAATAATAACAACTGCGACAATAATAATACTTTCAATCATTCTTCAACTCCGAAATGTTCTTTAATCTGTGGGATGATTCGTGTGCCGTCAGCACATATCCAATCTTCACCTTTGTCCCATTGTGCCTTGTCTAACACACTACACATTTCCTTAACAATCAACTCGGCGAACTTTTTTGTAAAGTTGTTGAATTCTTCCGCTGTAAATGGTCCATTAGGATCGACAGTGCCGTCAGCAGCCTGAAGTTCAAGTTGTTTAATTCGTTCGTTCATTCTTCAACTCCAAAATGTTGTTTGGTTATTTTAGCACATTCTTCAATAACCAATTTGGTGTATGTTTCCAATTGTGCAGGGGTAAGCATGGCTGATCCAAATGGTGCAGCCTTGACCACATCAAGTGGTTGATTGCGGGCTTGCGCTAATAGTTCAAACATTCGTTCGTTCATTCTTCAACTTCCTCTTCTACTGGTTTATCAGGGATATTTTCTGTATCACCATCTTGTGCAAACACAAACCCCATACCCAACATTGTTTCCATTTCAGTTGGTGTACAGTAAGGGCGAAACACAAACAGTCGGCAAGTGAGATTATCTCGGCTGTAGTAGATTCTATACCGCACTTGCTCTATACCCAAAGTATCAGCAAGTTCCTGTGATGAGAATGTTTCAGGCCAAGACTCGGTCACACTGGCCCGGGTCTTTTCAAAGTAAAAATCCTGCATGTGCTGGATGGCTGCTGCCTTGGCGTCCGCTAGCTTTTGCTCACACCATGCAATCTTGCGGTCCAGCATTTCTACGGTGATTTCATTGGTCATTCTTCAACTCCGAAATGTTCGTTAATTTCTGTAAGTGCTTGGTCCAAAGTATCAAACTCACCTTGACCTTTATTCATCATGTTAAGTAATACACTTTTAAATTCTGTCAACATCAACTCGGCAAACTTTCCTGCAATAGTACCTTGAAAGTATGCGGTATTGGAATGTTCTTTTCCGATAGAATCATAGGCAAACTCTGTTGCTTGTTTGTAAAGATCAATTGTTTGTTCGTTCATACCAACTCCGTAATATGTTTACAAGTACCGCGAAATGTGTATCCAGGGCATGTGCATGTTTTATCTACTGTATCAATACTATATATATTACCCTTGCTACCAGATACTTTAATTATAGTAGATTTTTCTTTTATCTTTTTGAAAGGATTAACTTTCAATGCTTGGAACTTGCGACCACGTTTGTCGATGGTGATCGGGTTCTTAAAATAGAATGGAGTAGTAGAACCAACTTTAATGTACGCAATCATTTTAGTACCATCAAGAAGGTAAGTGTGATTGGCAAGATTGCTATCACTCCATACTGTTGTTTCTACTACTGCTTCCATTAAACTTCCTCAGTTACTTTAGCCAATTCTTCTGACAACACACGCAATTCAGTATCACCTTGATACATAACATACCATGTGCTGTCTTTCATAATGTATGCAAACTCACACCAAGACTCGTTGAAATGTTCAATCAATGATTCTTTGCTGGTGTGCGTGATAAACTCTTGACCTTCTTCTTCACGGTCACGACCATAGAATGTAGTCATGTTGCCATACTTTTCTTCAAACTCTTTGGCTGGCATGTCAGTATCAAATTGACTGAAGGGATGCTTTTCGCCAATCTCAGTTCCAAGACTAGAGATATTGCCCAATGCAACAAGATGATTGGCTTTTGAACTATTGTAGTGTTCTTGCAAAATGCGACCATTGTGCGACAGGTAGCCATCCCAATGACAATAAACTGTTTTGTAATTGTCACCATGAACAACTGCAATAAGTGAACGTGTACCCATTTTTAACTCCTGTTTGTTGACTGTTTAAGATTCTATTATATACCCAAAATGATTTATTGTCAAGCCTTTGCAAACTCTGGCAAAACTTTTTCACGGGCTTCAAGGATGATATCACGAACCATTTCACGATCCATAGTGTCCCCATAGAATTCCCTACCTTCGGTAGTCAGGCGCATTTTGTAGATGCCTGTAGCGATGGCGATTTGTGTTTCGTTGAAATTCAACTCGGGGTAAAGATCACTTTGGGGACCATAAAAATCCATCATGTACTGTGTGAAAGACATAAATGCTCCTTTAATCAACTGAACAGACTATAGTATAAACCCAAAATGATTTGTTGTCAACCATTTACTTCCAAATTTCGAAGGAATTTTTGTCACCAAAAACGAATACTTTTTGTTTACCTACAGTGATGTAACCCCACTCACCCTCGTCAAACGAATTGGTTGGGTCCTGTTCAAAAGTTACAACACGTTCAATATAGCAAAAACCATTACGGAATGTAGGTAATTTTTGCTTAAAGTATTTGTCGTTATCTTTTTGAGTGATATAAATTCTTGATTTCATACATGAATTATATGCCCAAAATATTTTATTGTCAACCGTAAAAAAGCCCCAAAAACGGGGCTAAAAGTAATACTAATTAACTATTTCGTGATGTAAGTATTTTGTCTGCAAGGCCATAATTTACGGCTTGATCAGCACTCATAAAATTATCACGTTCCATATCTTGTGTTAGTTGTTCAAAAGTTTTTTCTTTTGAATTGTGTTTAACATATATATTGGTTAAGTTACGTTTCATTTCAAGAATTTCTTCTACTTGAATTAGCATATCAGTTGCTTGACCACGTGCGCCACCACTAGGCTGATGGATCATGTGTCGTGCATTTGGAAGAATAAAACGTTTGTTTGGTGCACCTGCTTGTGCTAATAGACTTCCCATTGAACAAGCCTGACCCATAACGATTGTCATAACTTCAGGTTTGATAAATTGCATTGTATCATAGATAGCCATACCAGCAGTTACACTACCACCCGGGCTATTGATATACATTGAGATATCTTTATCGCCTTCACTTTCTAAGTAAAGTAATTGGGCAACGATAAGATTTGCCATTTGGTCGTGTACTTCACCTTCAAGTAAGATTACACGGTCACGCAAGAGGCGTGAATAGATATCATAACTACGCTCACCTTTTGCTGTTTGTTCTAAAACGATTGGGACTAAATTCATAATGCTCCTTAATTAACTTGTTGCTAGTATAAAGTATTGTCTATACTATTTCAAGTATTTTGGATATTATTTTTTTCGTTTTTTTCTTGGGCTTGTTTCTTTTGCTTTAACTGCACCACCTACAACTTGCTTTGCCATTGTTGCCAAATCAGTGTTACGTTTATTTCTACCCACATCAGATTGCGATGATGTTACATCATCTTTGGGGACACCTTTGCCTTTGTCAATCTTAAAAGTAAATTTACCTTTTATTCCTGTACTATAATACGTTTTACCAGCATCTAAAAAAACACCCTTAATAGTTTCACCTGGATATATTGTTTTAAAATTTTCTAATGTCCATGTTTCTTTACCTTGACTAGCTATTGTATATATTTGTACCAATGCACCGTTGTTAAGAATATCAGTAGCAGCTTTAGTGAATTTTGTATTTTCATTGATATAATTTGCTACTTTGTGTGCTACTGCAGCCATTAAATGGTAATATAAATTCAAATTCTGCGGATTATCTGTTCCGCGTTCCATTGCTAGTTTTGTTAGATTAGGAGTCAATCCAACACGTTCAATATTTTTTAAATTAATGTTACGTTGACTTTTTAAATCTTGAATCATTCCAACTTCATCATCTTTGATTATACCGTACTCAATACCTAATATTAATGGTGCATCTGCTTGTCCATTATTTGCTATTGTTTCTAAAATATCTATTTCTTCTTTGTAATTGTTAATCATCTTTTTACCGATTGGTGTTTGACGTAATTCATTCACACCATCAATTAAATTTTGTGTACTAGCAGTTGCTCCTTTTTTACCTTTGCTACTGATTTTTACATAACGACCTTTGGAATCACTCATAATACTATCGCTCAATCCAGCTGTTTTACTTTGATCAAAAGTAATCACAGTATCACTAAAATCTCCATCTAAAAATCTTGCGGCTGCTTCACCTGCATTACCTTCGTATGTACCCTTTTGTAATGCCATTGGTTGCAATATCTCACAGAAGTAATCACGAAATGCAGTAAAACTTACATTGCTAGGTGCTTTAAATTGATAAGGTAATTCTCCACCTATTGCAATATGATGGGCTACTGCATACAATGGATTATCTGTTCCTAAACTTACTGCAAGTTGTTTCATTATGTCAGGAGTTGTTAAATCAATTTTGTCAGTTAATAAATCTTGTGGTGTTAAAAATGATTGTGCTTTAACAGCGGCAGCGCTACCGTATTGCCAATCCATATCAAGTGCTTTAAAACTATTGGATATATAATTATCTGTATAAGAAGGCTTAACTTCTTGCACATACCGGCCTACATTGACTATACCTCCTGCATCATCCATAAAACTTGCAATGCCAAATCCACCTGTTCTATTGGATCTTTCATTTTGCCAATAAATATTTGGTGCTTGTTTGGTTATTTGAGTTAGTGCTTGATCCAATTGTTCTGGATCATATTTTCCTTCTTCAGGAAAAAACTTCAAATCCTGAAAGGTAAGAGTTGCGCCTTCATCATTCTTAAAAGTATCACCTACTTTTCGTCCTGCTAATCCAGTGCTTTCATTCAGTTGTTCCAATTGTTCTAAAATATCACGCATCTAGTATTTATCTAGACTTAACACTTCCAGAAATCTTGATATTTAAACCAACGGCGTCTTCCGTGCGCTCTTTTTAGTGAAATACCATGTTTAGCAAGTTTTTCTTTAAAAACAAAAAAGCTAATTCCATGGCTCATAAGCCTATCCTTGCCTTCAGCCTCACGTTTATTACCCATAATATCCCATTGATACTGATGACACATTTCATGCGCTAGTGTGCTAATTAACCATTGCTTGCAATACCATTTGTCCATTAGTCGTATTTTACAAAAACTTCTACGGCCGCGAATTCTTTCATAAGAACCAAAACACATTCCCCAATATTTTCTGCATCTAGGAAATACTTCAATTTCAGGCATTTCTAGTTCATTATTGAATATAGTTTTATTAATCAAGCGGTAAAGATATACCACCTCGTCATAGTTGGTTCTATAACCGAGTCTTTTTTGATACCCTATGCCAGGAAGGTCTTCTAGCATCATATCACGTAGCTCATTTTTGTATAGCATGATCCTGTATTTAATTATAGCAAATCACGCAAACTATGTATACATTAGGAAAAATTAAGGTTTTTTTGTCCGATATTAAATATAATATAAGGAGAAAATTATGATTAAGTTTTTAAAAAATCTATTCGGTATGGACAAACCCAGAGAATCTACCCCATCAACGTTACCGTTAGGTGTAGCACCTCACACAGCAACAGAGGTACCATATAAGATAGAAACCCCTGTTGTACCTGTTGCAGAACCAGTGAAAGTTGAAACTGCAACTCCAGTTGAAACTGCAACTCCAGTTGAAACTGCAACTCCAGTTGAAACACCAAAAGCTAAAGCGCCTGCTAAGCCAAAAGCTCCGGCTGCCCCTAAAACTAAAGCACCTGCTAAGCCAAAGGCTCCGAGAAAGCCTAGAATGACAGTGGCAAAGTAATTAATGTCAATAGGGTTTGATATTATCAGCGATTTAAATCTGTCACCTGAGGACAGCTTTAATTGGGAAGGTAAAGCAACTAGTTTATACTGTATAATAGCAGGTAATATTAGTTCTGACTTACGAACAATAAGACAAACTCTATTACATTTATCCAAACATTATCAAGGCATTTTTTATGTTCTAGGTTCACTAGAATATAAAAATGCTATTTCCATAGAAAAACGCACTGAGGAAATATATAGAATGTGCAGAGCCGTTAGAAATATTGCAATATTACATCACCATGTAGTAATCATAGACGGAATTGCAATAGCGGGTGCTAACGGATGGTTTGGTGATTCAGTCATCCCCGATTTAATAACGGGTATGGAAGTAGAACAGCATAGAAATGAAGATTTATTGTATCTTAGAAATACAGTAGAACGACTACAAAAACACCTAGACGTAAAGAAAATTATTTTAGTGTCTAATTCAGTGCCTAGCCCAGATTTGTATTTTGGTGAGGAGCCAGATGATATTATGACACAACTTAGTTTGGGAATAGTATTAGTCTCAGATACTGAAAGTAAAATATCACATTGGGCATATGGCACGTATGATAAAATAGTTGATACTCATGTAAGAGGCATCAACTATGTTAACAATGGATATTTTAAGCGTAAACCATATTGGGCTAAACGAATAGAAGTCACTATTTAGGCTTCAGATTCCACTTTAACTAGCAAAGGGAATCCTTGACTACGTGCTTCAAGTGTTACTTCCATGCCTTTTTGTTCTGCAATTTCATAGGGTAAAACTGCAACAATTGCACTTCCTTCCTCATGAATATTATGAGTGATAGAAGTAGCAGTATCTTCATTATAATTAAAATAATCGATCAACGTACCTACGACAAATTCCATACTAGTAACATTATCATTCATGTAGATAATCTTGAACAACGGAGGTTCTTTGATAGCAAGATTGGGTTTAATTCTAATTTTTGTTTCAGTTGATGTTTTTGACATTTTGTTACCTATAATGGATTTAATAAAGTGTGTAGCCTTTCAACTACACACTTGCTATTATATTATTTAGTGTAAGTAATAGCAATAGTCTTGGGTTTTTGTTCTTCAGGAACTTCACGTTTTAAGTGAATATTCAGAATACCTAATTCCAAGTTTGCATTTACTATCTCTACATGGTCTGCAAGTTTGAATTCACGACGGAAGTCTCTGTTGCTAATACCTTTGTGTAGATAGTTCGGTACAATTTGTTCACTCTCTTGGTTATACTCTTTACCTTCAATAATCAAAAAGTTTTTCTCTTTTGTTATTGAAAGATTTTCAAGACCAAATCCTGCAACGGCAACACTAATCATATATTCGTCCTCATTGAGTTGGACGATATTATATGGGGGATAGTTTGAGTTGGATTGTTGAGAATGGATTCTGTGTAACTCATCAAACATTGAATCAAAACCGATTCCAAATTTGTGTAGTGACGGAATGTCAAGGGAACGAAGGGTTAAAGTTTTTGTCATTTTTTTCTCCTATTAAGCAAGATGACTGTTTTCAGACCCGACCATCGGCATCTGAATACGTATTTATTATAATAAAAATACGCAAAAAATTCTATTATTTAGGTTAAAAAAGTTTCTTGGGAAGACTTTGATCACGCAAGTATTTTTGCCATCTACGTTTAGCTAGACCTTTTTCAATTTTTCTTTGTACAGTAGGTTTTACAAATTCCTGACGGTCACGCACTTCTTGCAACAAACCCAAATCGTTAATTTTCTTTTTAAATTTACGTAGGGCTTTTTCAACGTTTCCGTCAGTAACTATAACTCGTCTTCCTAATATACTCATAAAATTGCTTTTGGTTTTAATACTTGCTCCTGATTGATATTTATCTTTTTAATGTTGTTTTCACGGTATTTGCGAGTATTGAACATGTGTGGCATCAACACTTTTTCAATTTCAGTATGCAATCCACGTGCCCCTGTTTTTAGTTTAAGACAATTATCTACAATTTGGTCAAGTGCATCGTCTGTAAAAGTTAACTCAATATCGTCAATACTCAACAAATATTGATATTGTTGGATGTAATTATTTTTTACTTCTGTCAATACCTTTTTAAGGTCTTCTCTACTTAGTTCACCAATACTAACTGTGGTTGTAAATCGTCCAATAAATTCAGGAATCATTCCAAAACGTGTTAAGTCATCAGGCGTAACTAATGTTAAGTCACCCTCTGTATTCTGATCTTTAATCTTAGCACCAAATCCCATACTTGTTCCGTTTGTGCGATTGTTGATAATTTCTTTCAATCCCACAAAGGCTCCTCCTGCAATGAATAAAATATTTTTGGTGTTAACTTCTAACATGTCACCACCGGGGTGTTTTCTTCCGCCACCTGCTGGAATGCGACATACTGTTCCTTCAACTAATTTCAATAGTGCTTGCTGTACACCTTCACCTGATACATCACGGGTAATACTAGATCCTTCACTTTTACGTGCAATCTTGTCAATTTCATCAACAAATACAATACCACGTTCAGCTAATTTAGCATCGCCGCCCGCGGCGTTTACTAGCATACTAATCATACTTTCAACGTCATCACCCACATATCCAGCTTCGGTCAAACTCGTAGCATCAGCTACTACAAAGGGCACTTTGAGATATTTGGCGACAGTTTTAGCAAGTAATGTTTTACCTGATCCAGTGGGTCCAATTATCAATACATTACCTTTTTGTATTTCTAAATCTTTAGGAGGATGAGTAATACGTTTATAGTGATTAGCAATAGCAACGCTTAATACTGCTTTTGCACTGTCTTGCCCAATCACATGCAAATCTAAATATTCTTTAATAGATGAAGGGTCGTGTTTTATTTCTTCTGGTTTGGTTTCGGTTTCTGGAATTGACGAATCATCAACTATAAGCTGGGTGCATAAATCAATACAGTCACTACAAATTGCAACATCATCTCCGACAATTAGCTTTTTAACTTTATCTTTATGTGTATTACAAAAAGAGCAATGGTTTAGTTTAGAATCAGTGGTCATGTATTAATTTATCGTTTTAATTTTCTTCTGTTATTTTTAACATTTGTTATGTGGAACTACGGAAACTTCCACATTTTTTGCACGGTGTATCACGTAATCATGTGACGGGGGAATATCTATTCTCAATACATTTTCCTCTTTTTCATTGCCGTATATAATCAATGCTTCGGGTATTCCTATTGAATAAAAACTAGATTTTCTACCTGATAATGAATAAGGTATCCAACAGTTCTTGTATAGAATTTTATTAGAAACGTCAGCAATTGTCAACATAATACGGACTTCTTTATCACCCGTCATTGAATCTTTGATGTTATTAAGCAAGGGAATATCATTAAACTTGTAATGATTTTTTTCTCCTATAAGTAAATCTTTAGGATTCTTTGCCATGATAACAACATTACTAGGTGCTTTTTGTAAGAAACTAAACTTGCTATCTTCTAGTAATGACATAGCCTCATTCAATGCTACTATGTAATCATAGTTCCATTTAAGTTGATACGGTACTTCTAATACTGCATTTCTAAAACTATCAACTGATAACCTATAGGGTTTTTGATTTACAATAAATGCATTTTGTGGATAGGTATTTAATACTCTGCTCAATACCTTATCACCTTTATTTTTTTGGTTCAAGTATGTTTGATATCTAGCGCCGGCACTTTCACCGTCAATACTATCTTTTGATTTACCAGTAGAAAGAGTTTGATTAAACAATTTGCTATCGGCAACCAATACATCAACTGTTAGTTTGACCGTTCTGGAGGTATGGCTAATATCAATTATTTTAAAGTCATCAACGTAGCCCGCGCTATAAACTGATATTATATCTTTTTCTAGTTTACGTAAATTAGATTGACGTTCACTGAGTACAACCATACCTACACGAATTTGTATGGCTTCTGTGAAAGCATTTTCTTTTGCATGTTCTAATGTAGCACCCTCGCCTGTTACACGTATGTAATTGCTGGCGTTGGCATTAAACACAAACAAAAAAAATGCTACTATGCTTAGTAGCATTTTCATAATTAATTACCGAAACGTTTACGTAATTGGCTTGCGGTACTGTCACTATTTTTATCCCATCGAATAGTAACGTAAACTTCCTGATCACCAGCCTTACCTTCATCTTTTACATAAAAGCCTTTAAGCATGGTTTTTGCGTTTGTGTTTACTGTTCGGGTAACAGTTCGTGCAGTATCATTGCTATTCTCACGTATTGCCTTGTTGGTTGCTTTAGCTTCCTTGTCAGTCATGTCACTATCGCTACTATCACCTTTAGACATTTTATCTTGGGCTTTTTCAATATGTTTAGCCATAGTGCTTACTACACGATTACTAGTAACTTCTTCATTAAGAAAATGTGCAACGTTTGCACTTGCTTCCATACGTGCAACCTTACGTGCTTCGCTAACTTGTACGGTACTTCCACCATTAGTAAAAGTACTAGCAGTGGCTTCAATTGAGATAACTTCACAATCACTTTTCCAAGGCTTATACCAAGCACAATTTGTTTCAATTTTAATATTGTCCTGAGTAAAGTTTGTAGAAAGTTTCTGATTGCGAATCGGTTCATCTGGATTAACCGATTTAGTGCTTGAGCAAGCGGAAAGCAAGCTAACCAACGCAATAGTTGTGAGTGTGTGTTTCATACAATTACCTTTCGGTGTAGTTAAAGAATAAAGATAGTATAATATATAACGTATTCACTATCAACGATTTTGGGTCAAATATTCTTCTATCTGTTGTTTTTCAGTGTCGGACAACAATTCAACATCATATTCACCCTTATCAATCATTTTAATCAAGAATTTGATATATTCTTGGTCATGAAGGTAACTGGTTGATATTTCCTTGTTTACTGCAATCCAACGTATACCGTCGAATTTATATACACGATTTGGTAATACATCTACCCTGACGAAGGTATCACCCTTTTCTGCTGTTTTTGGGAAATCAGTTCCAAAACTCGTATTACTTGATCTTGCTGAGTCTGCTACTAATTTAAATAAATCTGGGTGTGAATCCTTCAATACATCACGATGCATATGCTTGCCGTCAAATACTACATATCCGCCCTCTAATTCTTTAAAAGGTTTTACTGTAGTCACACCGTCAGTTTCTATTTCAGTAACTACTACGGATGAATCTGCTGTTATTTCTTGGTCGATTGTGGGTTCAGTGACTTCTACTCGAACTTCAACTTCTTCTAGTTCAGAATCTTTACAATCTTTATTTGGACAAACTAATCCTATACTAGGAACGTCTACCAATTCAGTATTACACTTATAGCAATTGATAGGTTCTGGTACCGATTCTTCTTTAAATGCTTCTATTGATTTTTTAAGTTGTTCAACTTGCTCGTCAGTCAAGGGGCCATCGTCAGGTTCATAATTTGTGGTTACGTCAGGTAAACCTTCTAGACTTTCTCCTGAATCTAATCTACGTGCAACTTCCTTGCTATTATCTATGAATGCTTGTAGTTCTTTTTCTTTTTCTTCTTCCTTATCCCATTCACGACTTTGATTAGCCGCAATCACTAACATTAGGGCAAGTGGGTCAAATACAAGAACTAATAATATGATAACCCAACGCACAGCACGTTCTAATAGATTTGCATCAGGATTATCTCCGTATATCAAAGCCGCAATGTATTTGATTGGTCCTACTTCGGCTTCTACTTTACGTAACTCGGTAGCAATAGGTGCTCGTTCTTCATTTAATTTAGCAATAGTAGTTTGAGATTTAGCTATGTCAGCTTGCAGGGCACTTCGTTCTTTTTGTTGTTGTCTACGAATAGTTACAGCACGTTCAGCACCTTTGTCATTGTCCGTGCGTCCTAACATTTGATCAACTTGTGCATCCATTTGTTGTAATGCTTTTCTGCTGGTCTCTATATTGTCTCGTTCTGTTTTAATCTTTTCATCAAACAATGCAACTTTGGCAGCAATATCACTGGTAGGCACACCTTGATCTAAGTGTGCTTTACTTAAGAATCCAAATATACCCATGCTGGTTAATATTGCTAGTGCCATAACAGCAGGCACTAGATACATTTTTATAATCCAGTTACACCGTGTCCAGTACTTACGTAACCAAACGGTTGTGATTATCTTTGCAAGTTCTAATGCTGAACCCATAATAATAATGGGTATAACCGCCCCAGCAAAGATAGCAGTTAAACCTATGATACTATACCATGCGGCAATTGTACTTAATATAAGTGCTACTAATAAGGTAAGGTTGGAGAATCCAAATAATTTTTTAAACATCTTTATATTTATTCTATTGTAGCCACTAATATATGTCATCTTCTGTTAAGTCAACATCAAACAAATGACCAAAGTTATCATTAAATTCTTTGGTTGACATAACTAATTTACGTGGCAGGTTGTTAGCACCTTGATGAACCAGATAGGTGATTAAATGTCCCCTATCCGGATCAGTCTTTTTTACTTGAATAACTTCAATTGCATTACCATCTTCAAAGATATACTTTTTACCCATTAATTCAGCAACTGCCATTATTTTACACCATTGCTAAACGTGCAACACGTTCTGCTTTTTCTTTTTCTTCTTTGATACCGGCTTCGGTTAATTCAGTATCACTGTCGCACATTGGGCAAACTTTCTTTGGTTCATCAAGGTCTTTGCCATCACTGTCTTGCCATTGCCAATCAGCATCATAATTCTGACCTACCCACTTACACTTAGTACACTTGTGTGTTGGTTCTGGTGGGGGCGGATCAATGTGCCAACTATCTTCATCACCTAGTTCGTATGTAACATCGTAACCACCTTTACGGTCAGTCCAACAGTCATCATATTGAAACTCCCATTCAATTTCAACATCGTTTTCATATGCATCATTGATAACTTCTTCATAATCAACTTCACCGTTTTCGATTTGTTTTAATTTTTCAGCAATTTCATCTTCATCCAAGTCAGGATAGATTTCACCTAACAAACTTTCATCAAGTTCAATTGCATATTGGCGGTCATGTTGATGCCATTCATGTTTTACAATAGTTACCATTTTAAACTCCTAATGTTGATTCTAACCAAGGTTTGCAATTTTCCCAAGTAGTATAGATATGACTTCGCCCACCGGCTGCTGTCCATTCGTGACAGTTTGAATGACGGTCATCAATTAAAATATCTTCTGGGCTTTTACAATAACGATACTTATCATGGCTGAAAGGACCCAAGAAGACAGGGATACCAGGAAAGTGTTCTGCCGCCCAATTGACTTTATCCATTGCCGCATAAGGTGTTGAATAGTCATGGGGAAGTGCTGTTAAAAAGTACAAGTTTGCACCTGTCCTCGCACAATATGTACGACACCAATTAACAAGTTCGTGTGCTCCGGGCTTCAATGGCAAATTGCGGTAGAATCGTGCATTCTCTTTCAATCTATCCCAATCGGCTTGAGGGATGCGTTCGCCTTTTGATTCGTCCCAACGCATCTTTAAAAACTCTTGTGCGTAGACTAACCAATCGGCTACTACATCATCCATGTCTAGGTAAATATTAGTATTTGTCATTGTTTAAATTAAAAATTGTATATTACTTACCTGTATTAGTTTGAACTGTGGGGGTAACTACTCCGTTAATAACTAGTGTCTGACCTTTAAAGCTAGCAATAGCATCCGGCAACTTACGCATTGCGTCTGCTTGTGCTTCTGCCATCAACAAGGGAATAGCCATTGGGTTAGCCTGCATAGACTCATTGCGTTTCTTGGCAGTAGCTACCTTAACTTCTTCGGTTTTGAATTCGTTTTTAGCCTTGACCAATTCGTTAGCACTTGCAACAACACTATCTGCTGGAACAATGTTACGAATCAACACTTGTCCAATTACAATAGTACCATCTAACTTTTCTTCTGCCAAGGTGCGTGTGATCTGTTCTTTGATTTCAGTTTCCATTGCTTGCCGTGCATCACCCATTTCTAATGCTTCATACTTACGTGATGCCTTGTAGATAGCATTACGTGCGGCATTATAGATGTAATTGTACATCAAGTAAACATCACCATTATGATTAGCGTGGAAGCTACGGTTCTTGGCATTATAAATCTCAGCCACTTGTGCTTGATTGATGTTATAAGTAACTAGTGTATCAAAGTCTTTCATTGTGCTGTTGTCTTTAGCCAATGGCGTCATGTCTTCAACTTTGACTGAGATTTCTTTGATCGGGAAAGTAAGTACTTCTCCGATGATAATTTGATTAAATGAACCCGGAAGCAATTCCTCATTCTTGATCTGTTTGTCAAAGCCAACTCGCAAGCCAACCTCACCAGTTTCAATACGGGTACAGCCAGTCATCAAGATAGAGGCTGCGATTACGGAGAGTGTCAAAATACGTTTCATGTTTTTCCTTTAAAATAAAATTACAAATACTGTGATCAACATTACTGCTGCCATTGATACAAGTATACTATATCCTATGCTTTTTGTCAAGGCTAATTGTTCCAAACCATTCATATTTCTCAAAGCAGTAATACCAAAGTGAATAAGAACAGCGATAATAATAAATGCTAACCAAAGTTTAATCATTCTTCAACTCCGAAATATTTTTTGATAGCATTCATATGATAGTCTTCGTTGTAGCCACCGACATTTTTTACGGCCTGGACACATTCCCGCACAATCAACTCGGCGAATATATCCGGAATATTTTTTCGTTCATCTCGTGGTTTCAATATTTCATATACTGAATAACGGATGTTAGCCTGGTCGTAAAGTTCTTTAATTCGTTCGTTCATTTATCATCCCTAAATCTAACAAAGCGAGGGAATCGCAAACTGTATGTACCATCACGATTTTGTGTAATTACATCACACAAGATTTCACAAGTTCGACCAATAACCAAATTGCGGTCACTCCAAAGATTATCTCTATCAGTATCGCTAAAGCCACTACCAACATTGACATGGATCTCTTTACCGTCATCAATTCCGGCGCAAACAAGAGCTCCAACTCTTCCCATATTTCGTCCTGTACCTTCTTCAACACCGATGACCTCCAAGTCTACAGTAATCGTAGGTTTCCATTTCATCCAGTCTGTACTACGTTTACAGACATATGGGGCTTCTAACTCTTTAATCATAATGCCTTCAAAGCCTGCATTCACGTTGTCTTTGGCATAACGTTCAAGTTGATCACGACCTGCGGCTGTATCTAAGTCAACCATGATGTGAGGTAATAGTTCTACGTTGGGCATCGTATCAACAACAGGTCGCATTGCATCAAGTAGTGCAATACGTTTACGTAGTTGAGCATTCCAATGTCCTTCACGGAAATCACTTAATGGAATAATATCAAAAATATTAAACACACTGTCATCAGCTTGGACATCAGTTTTGCGGCGTGCTTGGCGCATTAGTTCTTGGAATGTATTACCAATCACTTCACCATCAAGTACAAAACCATCAATCAAACTACGACCTTGATCTACCCCTTTACATGCACGAACAATCTTAACCCAATTGTCACGTACTTGTTCTTCAATGTGACCAAAGTTATCAAACTGTTTTCCATTACGACTAAAACAAATAGTAGTTACACCTTCACTTGCACCTGGGATAACCATCAACAACATACGCACACCGTCAAGTTTAGGTTCAAGACGTTTGATGCCTTTCATCTCAGGGCGACCTTCACTATTGGTTGCTAGTTGACAACCAAATACAGGAATTTCATAATCTGTTTTTTTACAAATTTTGTTAATTGTCTTATCACTAATACCTGCACGTAAGTCTCTACGCAATACAGGTGCTAAGAATGTATTCCACTCATCACTATCAAATCGTTCAGCCATACTTTGAATAGCATCACGTGCGGCATGTCCGGTCAATCTACGTTGACTAAGTTGTAGCATCAACTCGTTAAACTCTTCCCAAGGATTTTCTGCATCAGTAATACCAACTGTGTCTGGCACTTGACGAACACCAAACGTCACATAAGGATTGTAACATGCTTTAGTAAATGACAAGAAATTGATAGCGTTACTGCTACCTAGGACACTTGCCTCAAGCGCCTGCAAAATTACATCTTCTTTATGAAGGCGACTATCACTCTCGTTTAACTTACGAATCCAACTTGCTGACATTTTTTTTCCTTTAAATTGTATCTTTGTTTTCTGTAGAATTATTAAAACGATTACGATTTAAACATTCTTCTTTTACTGCCTGTGGAACATTGTTGTATTCTTCAATAAGAGAACAACGATATTCTATGGTAACAGTATCAGGATCCTCTTCATATTCTTCTTCATCCGGTTCTAGCCAAAAAAGTATAGTACCAACTGCAATAATAATTATAATAATATCTTTAAATACCGGATGCATTAATTTCTTTCATTACTTGATTTGCTCCTGTGAAACTTCTTTCACTTTATTTACCCCGTTGTCAAGCATACGTGCAATACCACTAAAGCCTACTGAACTTACGACTACGCCAAGAATAAAACCAATAAACAATTTAGACATTATATCACCTTTACACGATTAAGTTGAGTTGAGTTATCCCGATGTGCTTTGACAGTGCCTTGAATTTTAATTGTACTACCAAGATCAACGGGATTTTTATAAGCAAAGAAAAATACTTGTTCTGCCTCAGTAATACCTGTTACATAGTGAGTATCCCATTTCTGAGAATAAAAACACTTGAGTACTTCTACTTGGTGAGTTACTTTGTCACCGGGACAACCTACATAGCCGCCGTTAGCAAAAGTAATACGTTGATCAACACTATCACGCTTGATACTACGCTCATAGCAACTTGGCAAACTTGCCATAACTGCCACATCATAATTACTATCAATGATATCACGATTGGCAATAAGCATTGCAGTGTTATCAAACTCACTCAATTTAATTCCCTTAAGGATTTTAAAGGTAAGTGCTTGATAATACTTGCGAACCGTTTTAGCCTGCTCACGATCCTCGTCAGTAATTTGTGTAGTGTCTGCCAACAATAATTCTACCAGTTGGCGATTAGATTTTCGATCCATACTAGGATCAGATTCGGACGACACACTCAGTTTAACATACGCACCATTGACTCGTTGGGCCTGACATGCCGCGGCCCAAACATCATCGGCATTAAAATTAAGAACAGGTTTCTGATACTTAGGCATTAGTTGCTCCAGTAAGATTCGCTAGAAGGAGAACAGAAATAAGGAGTATCGTAACGTTCCTGGTAAGTCTTACCAGTCATCATGTTGCGTTTGGTAACAAAAGTCTCATGGGGTTCTACAATAAAACCCAACTTAGTTTTAGCTTCAATCACAGCCTTGATGTAGGCTCTAGTGACAGGGGCAAATTCTTCTTTAGTGACCAGACGCTTACCGCCCTTAACACGTTTGTCAGATTTGTACAGTTCCAATGTGTATTCAACTAGTGCAGACATTTTAACTCCTTGTTTCGACTGTTTAAGATTCTATTATATACCCGAAACGATTTATTGTCAAGCCATTTTGAAAGATTTAATGAATTCAGGACCAACATCCAAACTAACAAAAGTATCACCTTGCATACCTTGTTCAGAATAAGAAACATCGGTATCTAATTCCATGCGATTAAGTAATACTTTTAAATCATTAATGAATTGTTTGTCAGTATAGATAAGACCGTCAGCGTCAACGTCCCAAGTATTTGTATCAAAATGAACACGTAGTTCACCAAAGTCATTCTCATCATTTACATACGAAAGTTCTAATCCAGTCACAAGTACTGTCTTAGCGACATCAGACCAATAACCAGAACCATTAGTACTCAGGGGTGTTTTAACGTTAATCATTTGCAAGCTCCTTTAATCAATCAATACAAGTATTATATGCCCAAAACGATTTATTGTCAACCGAAAAAATCGTAAGAAGTTTCATTACCAACCTTACCAAAAGCAAGCGCGGCTGTAACCTTTTCGCAAATTTCAAAGAAAACGTCAGTAGCAATTTTGCTATCAATAGTTTCCAAAAACAACGTACCGTTGAAAAAATAAGCATTGGTCTCGGTTACAGATTTGACAACTTCCAAAACTTTTGATTCGTTAATCATTTGAAAACTCCTTTAATCAACTGAACAGACTATAGTATAAGTCCAAAACGATTTATTGTCAACCATTTTTGTTTGGACAATTGTTCAATCAATCAATAAATCAATAGTGTAATCAAAATGTTTTACTTTTAAGTTTCGTGAGTTTTCATTTTGTAATACTATAGCATTCATCCAAGGAGCCATGATTTCCTTCTTCTTTTTTTGTTCTGTAAGGAAGAATTCTCTGACATTTATAGGAATATCTTTGTTGACAATCATGCTAATTTGTATCAATACTTTTTCAGGATTGGTGACTATATCCTCAAGTTTGATTTCATGTCTGGGGCACTTGTCATTACCTATTCTTTTTTCAACTTCAACATGTAGTCCGTTGAGCGGGGCGTGGACTCCGATGTGATTATAACTTTTTAGAACATGATTTGCCCAACGTTCATGTGTAATATCTTCACTACATAAAATTTGTTCATCACCTACCCAGTGCTTTTTCCAAGAATCAAACAGTTCAGGTGTAAATGTAAATACCGTTCTTAATGCGTGTGAAGTCATAACCCAGGCATAACCACCGTGACCATATGAAATAATAACAGCAGTTTGTGAATCATCTAGCGGGCGATCAATATTATATTCCACACTCAATCCCAACTTTGTAAAAGTATCAACAATAAAATTGTCAACTGTCCCACTGATGCCTATGATTGAATATTGTGCCATATTATTATTTAGTGAACCAGTATTTAATAATACTTTCAGCTGGCTTACCACGAATAGATTGTGAGAAGTTAGGGAATCCTTCATTGCCAGGAGTAACGGTATCAGTGTGCCAATAGCTTGTGTGAAAATCAACTGATTTAGTTATAAACTTGTTTTGCGATGCAATAGCCTGTAATGCCGCTTCTACGCCCATAGCTTGGATACTAAAATCAGTTACATGATTTTTTTGAGAGCATAATGGATTGTTGTAATCAGTTGGTGAGCCATTACCTCCCGACACAATACAGAATCCATCTTCTACCCAACCTTCTAAGAAATACTTGTCTCTGCTTTGAATACTAAGTTCCCAAGTTACTGGTTTAGTTGTATTTTGTAATTGTGTAAACGATTGGTTTATCAACTCAGTAAATTTTGTTTTTAATAAAGCGACCGATATATTATTATTTTCTGTTAAGGTAAGTCTTGGTACAAGGCTAATATGAATTTCGTCAATAACATTGTAAATTCTACTATCATAACTTGGCATACCGTGTTGTCCATATGTAATGACACCTGAGAAGTTTTTACGAATTTCATTTGCTAGTGCTACCATATTGGTAGCCCATCTATCAGTATGATCCTGCATATTTATAATATGAAATGCATTCCAATCTAAACTGACACCGCCTAAACTATTTCCATATTTGTTAGTTATACTAGTTAATGCTTTTTTGTGACTGTCAAGCATTGATTGTAATAATGTAGGTGATATATTCTGTCCAAACGGCAACATATTACCCTTCGAATCAATAGCAGTAAACTGTAATGCCACAAACACTTTGATGTTTCTTTTATTTGCTTCTGATAACAAATGTGCAAATGATGCTTGTGGGATTTGCCAATTATTATCTGCAATTGACCAAACGGGTTTACTAAAGTCATCCCATACTCCATAGTTGTAAACCCAAACTCTATCAACACCTAATTTTTGTAATCTATCTAGTGTGACAGTATACGAACATGTGCTACCTGAGTAATAGTCCTTTAAGCCCACTGCACGTTGAATATTTGTATCTAATCTTTGAGTTGGTACAGGAATCTGATAGACGCCTGTGTAACTTGCAGGTGCAATACTGGAACTAACACTGCATGATGTATCTACTGCTGTAGTGTTTATACCAGTTGTCGCAGGAGGTTGTGATCCGCCACCTCCGCCGCAACCTGCAAGAAATAAAAGAGATAATAGGGTTAATTTATTCACGTCCAAAGTATCACATACTTTGGATTTATTGTCAAGTGGTATAAAAGTATTATTTTAGTAGTAAAGTTTCCGGTACTTCTTTGTACCATTCTTTTACTTCGTTATTAGAAAGTAGTTTTAATTCATCATGTGTATATTTTATACCCATTCCATTATCATCTACCCATTTATTATAAACATCAACACATTCATCAAAGTTTTTAATTATCTTTCTTTTTTCCGCTAGTGTTTGTAACTTAATAGGAACGTTAGTAACTAAAGCGCCTTGGAAAACAAGTTGCGCTATTCCGTTGTGTGCATTCATATATTTTGGCCCGTGCTGTAATAAATAATTTTGGTCAACTAAACTTAAACTTGTTTGCAATACAGTTGGAGTTAAATCAGTAACAGTATTGTTTTCTAGTAATTTAATATCGGACCCGCCAAAGTCACTAATTAACTTATGACATTTATTCCAATCAGTCCAGGGGATATCAAATATGTCTTCCCATGTTTTACGTTCTTGATTTGGAAAGATATCCAGTCCTAATATATATTTTTCAATATTTTTTAAGTCTTTTTCGTAATCAAAATATGAAGAAACATTGAAATAAGTATCACACCAATTTATATATTCTTTATAATCATTTAGATGCTTTGTTAATTTAGTCGGGTGAATAGTCACACCATTTTTATAAATGTTATAGAATGTGTCTATTTTTTCTTGGTGAGTAAATACATTTAACTTGTTTGATACTCCATGAATTCCCCAACTGATAGCATGTTCAAATAGATTGTTTCTTCGTGCTGATATAACATAAAAGTTTTCATTGATATAATTATAAAATTGCACCTGGTCTGGTAATGAATCGAATCTACTAACAATATGATATCTAGCCAAACGACATGTCTTGTAGTGATCGGCGTTTCTTAATAGGGTTGTCACTTCTTCTAATGTTTGATAATAACCCCATGCTTTTGATTTGGGTTTCCCTAATATCTCTTTATTATAAATATCGCTGTAATATGATTCTAACCCATTGGTAAGTTCATGTAGATTTATAACAGGTTTATCATATGTATGTGCATTCATATATATGGTTATTAAGCGTTGTAGTAGGGTGCTTCCTACACGGTCAGGGGTTAGTATTAGTACATTCATACCATTATTTATAGCCATAAAGGAAGGCTCATAAAAGAGCCTTCGGTTGTTAAGAATTACTTCTTAGATTGACCTTGATTTACAAAGCCGTACATTTTTTCAGCAGTTTCTAGTATCTTATCTAGACCCGGAAACTCGGGCATTTTAACAGTAGATACAATTTGATTTGTCTTTGGGTCACGCTCGGCTGACATTTCCCAACCTTGGAACTTAACGCTGTATTCACTCTGTACTAGATCCTTAGCCATAGCCAGGATATCTGTACGTAGTTCATAGCCATTCTTGTTAAATTTAACTTCGGGCAATTTTGGTGCCCAATCTTTAGAGTCTGTCATTTTGTTTTCCTTAAAAGTGTATGTGTATTAATTGTAGTTTGTATTGACTGGAATGTCAATTGGTTTTGGTAATGTACCATGATTGACCCACTCCCAATCTTCATCGGTCATTGGTTGCCATTGGTTCATTGCATTTTACTCGCTTTGTATTTTTTAATATCACTGATTGCCTCTAAGAGGCTGTTGAAAAGTTGCTTAAGTGTGTTCATAGAAATCTCCAATTTGATTGTTTGCGATGGAACTCGTAGGTCAATCGCTCAATGTCGCTTAAATCTTGTGGATTTCGGCCGACAATATATTTTTCTAACTCAGTGCCGTAGGTTTCTGAGAAACCTAGGAACGCTTTTAATGTTCCTAGAATATTTTTCATTACTTTGCCTTTGCAGATTTTGCAGTTTTAGCAAAATTAAAAGCAGGAACCATTGCTTTATACTGGTCAGCTAATTGTGTGTAAAAATCTTTGCTTGTGAAAATCATACCCAAGGCCATCATTGATTGCATTCCTGCATCTGCGGCTGCTTTTGTATAGTTTGATTGTGCATCAACGAATGAATTCAATGCTGTTTTGATGCCTTCGTGTTGAACTGTTTGTTCTACAAATTTCTTTTTGAAGTCTGAAACGCCGTCAACTAAGGCGTAAGTTGCTGTGTTAAACATTTTATATCTCCTATGTGTGTGTTTAAAAGTGAGTTTTTATACAGAACTCATAACTGCATTAATATTTATACAACATACTGCTGTTAAATATTTATATATTTAGATGCTATGATTTTTTCTACCAAATCAGTACTGGTTTTAATATCATAATGCAAGTAATCTCTTGCATAGTCAATTTGGTCAAACCAAACTACGTTTATATTCATTTTTTCAATCAAGTCTTTAAATATTAATTTGTATTCTTCAGGAACATTTTTTGGTATGAAAGTATGTATAACGGTTGTATTTCTTTTATTGGCTTCGACCAAGTTAATACAATCAATATTGTTTTGCATGTCGTCCTCAGACGTTTCAGATGAATACCATATAGTTCTTTGTTCATCACAATTAATATGATTTTTACTATCTACATTTATATCTATGTCTTTTTCTCTACGATGAATATATGACCATTGAATGATAATATATTTTGGCTGTATTTCTAGTAATTCTAGTATTTTACGGGAAATCCAAGTGTTACTAGCACCGTCCATAGATACATTGATTACTGGAATATTTGATTTACTTGAAAATACATACGGCCATGTATGTTCATATGGCTGTCCCACACCACTGGTAAAACTATCACCTATACACCAACATACATTATCAATATCAGAGGGCCACTCGGGCCCTCTGAAACCTCTAGAATTATGTTTATATTCTATCTTATATGGATAATTTAAAAAATGTTCTTTATCTAAACATTTATTAACACTATCTATACCGGTATATCTGGCATACAGATGACACTTAAATGATAGTTTTAAAGTAGGTAAGATCATAACACATATTTATTATGATATGCTTCTAATGCTTTTATCCTTGCAAGTTCTAATCTACTAGTAATATGATCGGGTAATTCCGTATCATCATCCCATAGATTAGAACTAACTACTTTAGGACGACTATAACTACGATGAAAGTCTAATTCAACTATATTGTAGTTATCGTCATCATCTACTTCATTTGGCTGGTTTAGCGTCTGCTTTTGGAGCAGTTTTTGCTGGAGCCGCTTCTGTCTTGGCAGGGGTACTTTTAGTATCTGCTTTGGGAGCATCCTTTTTCTTAGCTAATTTCATTTCTTCTTTTGGTGCTTCTGCTTTAGCAGGAGCAGCCGGTGCAGTTGCGGCTGGTTTAGCTTCAACTTTGTCAGCTGGCTTCTTTGCAGGTTCTGCGGCAAAAGCGGTTGCGGCGACTAGGGTAACAATTAAAGTTGCGATTTGTTTCATTTTGGTTTCCTTTGAGATTAATGAAATTGTAGATTTTATTGTCTACATATATATAACGTGCTACCATAGATGTCCGTTGACATTTTGCAGATAAATAATAGATGTTATTTATATCTTATCAAGGAATTTTTGATGGGCAAAACTATCAAGATGCTAATACTCCCAAACAAATAAGTAAAGCATTTAATGCTGGTTTTTCTTGCCTGGTCGATGCTTGGAGAGTTAATGGGGTACTATATTTAGGTACAAACGAACCAATTACTCAGGTAACTGAAAAATATTTACAAGGTCCTAGATTTTGGATCAATGCTAAAAACACTGAAATGCGAAATTGGATTTCTAGTCAACCTGCTAATTTATATCCAAATTATTTTTATTTTTCTAATCTACAAGAAAACACTCCAACCGAAACTAGCAGTGGAAAATTAATCACCCCGGGAACTGTTGCTATAAACAACACTAGTATTGTTTTTTTACCTGAGGTAAAAGATCAAAGTTTGTTTAGCACTGTTCAATTAAAATGCTTTGGCATATGTAGCAATATGGTTACATTAATTAAACGAATGCGTAATGAAGGTGTTTGGTATTAACCACCACGTCCGGTTCTACGCACTGTACTAGCGCCACCAAAACCTTTTGTATTTACCTTAGGTCCTTGTTTTTTAGGGGCTTTGCCTAAACCAGGATGAATATTATTTTTCTTAGCTTCATTGGCTAAATTAATAAATGGATTTTTACTTTTCTTTTCTTCTGTCATTGTCTTACCTTTATTGATTCTAAATAACTTTGTAAGTCTCCGTATAGTTGTACAAGCATAGCAATTTTACTATCATACAATCTAATGAAGGCTTTCTTTTGTTTTTCTTCCTTTGTATTTACACCAATAAAATAAGGACATTTGATTTTTTTACTACAATCAACAATGAATTTGTGCCAGTTAGGTTGTTTGACTTCTAAAGGTAAATCAAAAAATTCTATCTCTGCTAGTCTAAAACATAAATCACCGTGTGCAGATAATCTCAATCCATCTCCGGAACGGGTGAACCACCATTCATTTATAGTTCTATCTATTGGTTCGTTATTTGGCGGAAGCTGTTGTAAAACAGCCTCAGTGATAATTTGTTTTTTAGTTTTGTTATGACTCATCTGGGTACACTACTGTACCGTTGTTCATAAACACTACAGTAAACTTATCTGTTTTGAATTGTGTGTTCAATTTCCTACACAAGTTTCTAGCATGTCCTGGATTACTAAAACTTGTTTTTTTATATTTAGGAGTTGCTTCATTATCTAAGTAATGCTGTGATTTTAGATTGATAGGTTGTCCGTCATAGAACACTGCCCAAATTCCAGATGCTTCTACAATTTGATCACACTTGTATGTTACTTTGTCTACTAGTTCAAGTAAGACTTTTGGTTGTGTTCTACTCATTAAAATTTGCCCCCGATGATCTCTACCTCTATAACATCAGGTATGTTTTTCATTTTTTCAGTATTCTCATATTGGTCTACTAATAATTTAGCAAGTTCATCACGCAACCCTCTTGCCTCTGAGACAGGAATCACTACGTCTTTTCCTTGTTTAGTTTCTATATAAGAAACTTTATCAATAAACCTTTTTATATGAATCATATACTATTTATCATGTTTTCTGCTTCGTTTTCAGTTTTAAATGGTCCTAAGTACTTGTACCGCTGAATAAAGATATATTTTGGGCAAAAAGTCACAACAGGCTCAATACCTTGATACACTAGATACCAACCTGCGGCATAATAACATTTACTTTTGGGGGTTTTAGTGTATAAATGTATTTTTCTTTTTATATCAAGTATTGAATTACACACTTTTTTTGTAGTAGGAAACTCAGCAAAAGGGGTGTCTTTGGTAACTTTGTTATTCTGTGCAGGTTGAAATTCTATTTGAATCTGTTTCTGTATAGCAGTAGTGTTTTTAAAATGGCTTTTATTACCATTCAATTTAACTTTAAATCCAGAACCATCAGCAATTACATTACCGACTTTTTCTTTTCCGTCCGTTACTATCCAAAACTGGTTTTTTACTACTGGTTTTGCTATCAGTGTCTTTGTCATATATTTCCTTTTCGTTGTATGGTGTAAGTTTTTTTACATCTTTGTGCTTTACTATTATAAAGTTATGAATTGTATTTTCATACTTAATTGGTAAATCCAAATGTATAGTGATGCGAGGCCCTTCAGTTTCATTTACTAAAGTGTCGTTGCCGACAGTTCCCATAAATGGAATTTTCTTCCAATGACCAAATACTCTATCTCCTATATCGTATTTGGCTTTATATCTATGCAATGCAAAATATTCCGCTAATGTCATTATAGCCACCTATGTGCAGTATATTGATTTAAAAAACGTATACTTGAGTTATGATATGGTAAATGTTTACTGCAAAAAGTTGTGTATGCTTGCTTCCATTTCTTTTGTATAGGCAGGGGAGCATGGCAAGCCAAATAATGTAGTTGACCAAATCTACGACCTATACTGATTTGATTTACTTTCCAACTAGCAGGATACCATTTGATGCGAGTCTGCCAATTATAATTTTCAGAACGGCCAGTAATACGCCGTTGTTTCATAATGTAGCGAGTATTGATATCTTGCGGTCTAAATTTATTCATCGGTGACAATTCTGTACTGAGAGTTTGGATAATTTTTGTGCAACCATTCTAACAAACCTTCTTCATAGGGAAGAGTAATATTGTTGTGTTTATTAGTAATGTAAGTCATCAGTCAACTTCAAAATGTTCTTTGATTAAACTTGCGGCAAAATCAGGATCAAGAGGGAAAGGTTCTTTCTTCTGCTCAAGTAGAACGTCGGCACATTCCCGTACAAGCAACTCGGCAAATTTTTCAGCATGGTCCACGCCCATCCATTTGCCACTAATATCAGTGCCTGCTTGTTGCATTAGTTCTTTAATTCGTTCGTTCATACAATCATCCTTGCAATAAACAAATAAGTCAAATAATGTGCAAGTTGATCTAGCCCTAAATGATTCCAGAAAGCAGGGGTCGTGATATCACGATTGCCATAATTCATTTTAAGCCAATCAACATGGTAATGCACAACAAAGTCAATAAATGCTAGAATCATTGCATATCCAAAGAATTGTGATCCTGTTACTGAAAGAATACATAACAGTGTGGCAAAGCCATGTTTAATTGAATGCCCCAGACCAGCACCATCGCCATAGATACCTTTGCTTGCCACTTCTTCATTAGTTTGATTGACAAAATCAATATACCAATGTTTAATAAAAAGTAGAACCAACAAAAATAATACTGCATCAATCATAGCTTTGTTCCTTTGTTAATTCTGCTACTAATAGAAAATGTTCATAGGCTTTTTTAACTGATGGTACAGTCATTAATTTTTCTGCTTCATCTTGCATGGCCTTGACTCCTGCTTCGGCACAGTCATGCACACTGAGTCCATGTAGGGTACACAAGTCATCACCAAATGATTTTGCCAGTGCTTCCCAGGCCTTTTTCTGCTTGGGAGTAATGGGAGTCTGTTTTGGGCGTAGCTCACTGGCCTTGCTAATAGCTCGGCAGATTGCATCTTCGGCCACACGACTAGCGGCAATCAACGCGGCATAGTTAGGTTCCACGTTAAACCTACGGGATTGTCCCCCGGGGTAACACATGACCAAGTGATTACCTTTAGGGAAACTATCCAAAAGATCATTATCATACTCACATACAGGATAATACCGACGTCCAATTTTTTCATAATACACCTTTTTCATTTTGCTAATTCTTCCCACATAAAATCTGTTTCTTTAACATACGCAATTGATTTCAACCATCCTCTTCGGGATGCTTCGGCAATAACGTTTTTCATATAGGGTGAGCAGTCTTTACTAATTTCTAAACATGCTCGGGGTACAAGTTTGATGCCGTCTGACATTAAAAAGTCAGCCTCACCCTGCTTGATTTTTTTAAACTTCATTACCAACTTTCTACATCACTGATATCTACTGTTGTAGGATTTTTATTAAACAAGTTAAAGGTCACACTAATTACAGGACCTATTCCACTTGAATTATCGCATTTAATTGTGAATTCGTCAACCTCATTAAAATGTGTTACCATTTGAATTAGGTCGTTAATTTGTTTACGATTAAGAGTAATTGATTTCATTTTTTAAGTTCTTCCCATACTAGTTTTTTGGCACGAATATCTAACTCTACTTTTTCAAGTTCAAGCATTTCCCATGCCATCAAGTTAATCCACGTTGCTACAGCCTCTCTCCCTGGTTCAGTTAAATGGCAATATTCTTTGCCTACAGTGCTGTAGTAATATAATTCTTTGTCTTTGAGAATTTCAAATAGACCAGAATAGATTTGTCTATGCAGTATGTGATTCATGTAACGTGCCTTTGTATGGGCTATTAAGCCACTTAGCATAAGTCTCAGCTTGTTCAGAAATTTTAGTAAGTTCATATTTTCCGCAAAATTTCATAAAATGAATTCCAACTTGTGGAATGGTATCAATACGGACACTCTCTTTGATACGTGCGTCAACTGCATCCTTGATATCTTGGGGCTGTGCAGTCAAATCAATTAATTTACGGTTACGTTCATAATCCTCACGTACCCTATGCTCAACACTATCATGATCCACCCAGCGTTGCAACATCAGATTGTTCCAATCAAAGCCCTGTTTATTACGGTCAGCATATGCTTCCATAAGTCCTACTTTGTTTTTGCTACCTTTTTCACGTACACCGGGATATGCACTAAACACATTATCGCTTGCATCACCGCGCATACATTTTTTGAATAGCAAGTATTGAGGGTCCTCTAATAGTTTGGGCTCTTTAGTTTTCTTGTCAACAACAGGCTTACCATTTTCTTTAAAGTAGCCCTTTAATGTTACAAGTTCATTGCCTACTCCATTGTAGCGTACCACTTTTTCAGTTATGAGTTGATCATAATCCGTATCTGTTGAAATTATCCAGTGATTGTCATTTGGATGTAAGTGAATGAATCGGGCAATCATGTCATCAGCCTCAGCACGTTCATGCCTTAGTACAGACACATTGGTCTTTTCCTTGATGTACGTAGTGAATTTTTCATACGTTTCCCAAAACATTTTAGATTCCTCAGCTTCAGCCTCTGTAACTGATTGTGCATCGACCACACGATTCTTTTTGTAAGGTGCATACAAGTCTTTGCGAAACGACCTACCTTCTAAACAAAAGACTACGTGATCAATTCCATATTTACGCACAGCCTGATTGACTGATGCAAGTGTCAAGTGTAGAGCCATGCCGATCTTTTCATCTAAGGTACTATTGCGTGATGCAACGTGCCTAGCACGGAAGAATGTATTTGCGGTGTCAATGAGTGCGTATTTCATGTGTGTATTATATACGTATATTTAGTTAATGTCAAGTTAATTTTTTTCCAAATACATATCTGGATTTTCCTTTAATTCTTTAACAGTAACTTTTCGGTGATGTTCTAAGTTACTAAATGGCAAATAATCATCTTTAATTACTCTAATGTCAAACCCTTCTTCTTTGATAGTATCACTAACCAATTGAATTAATTCTTCTACTTTCATGTTAGCTTTTGGGCTAATCCATTCAACAGGCTCCCCGTAAATTTTATGTGTTTTACTTGCTACCCGTTGTTTGATGATAGATTCAAGTGCTTTAATTTGTAAAACGGATCCAAAATACAAACTACAAAACTCTTGCTCTGTGCCTGAATGATCACTATATTGCTTAGAACGTTTTTTGGGGTTGATAGTAATACCATACCCCAATAGTTGAACAAACTCATCACCATATTTAATGTAATGAGCAGTCAAAATGATGTAAAAGAAACATCCACTCATGGCTTCATAGCTTTCTTGACGGGAGTAGATAAGTATGTAGTCAAGTTACCTGCTTTTGTATTGTCATACAAATCTACGATATCAGGCAGTTGTTGTGTGCCGCCTAATTCACGATAGATTTTCATCAACAAAACAAACGATGCCTGCGCCTCAACTTTATTATCTGCTTCATCAACAGTTACATCCCATGTTTTAGCATACCATCGCTTGAATGTGTTAGCACTTTCACTACTCAAGTTTTCTGGAGAACTGAAAAGTGATTGAATGACTGCATGAAATGGTTCTAAAAAGTCTTTTTCAAATTTCTTAGAATATACATCAAATTTCATTTTGACATTGAAGTATTCATACAAGAAACCATACAAGTCAATTTCCATACCATGAAGTTCAATATTAGGCCAATACTTAGCATGAGTTTTCAAAATGAATTCCCAATGTTGTGGTTTACCTTTGTACTTACGCATTGCACTAACGTGTGAGATACATTTGGGATGACCACGATTTTCATCTTCATCACCTGACAAAGGTTCATAGCCGTTATCTTCACAAATTTGTTGCAACTCAGCGGCTTGTTTATATTCTGTTTCCAGATTGCCGTCAACACGATATGACAATACTTCAATCTTGTGATTGTCATAAGGACCAATTGGTTTAGAATACTTGCCATTGAATACATCAAATTGCTGGCGTGCAAAAGAACGGTCATCTGTTTCAATATAAGTGAATGGCACTTCTAAATCTTGCCAGTCACCATCATATCCGTCCCACAATCCATGATAAGCAAGTGCGGCTTCAATCACTACAGTGTGTTGTGCATTAGTTGAATGGAATCGCCATTTGCCAACTTCTTTAATACCTTGAATTGCAGACATAAACTCTACACGGAAACGTGCAATGTTCATAATTTTTACAAGATGTTTGATATCCAAATCACGCTGTATATCGTCATCAATAAAAATATCTCGTAATTTTACCATTGCAAATTGTAAACGCAACTTACGATTGTATTTTGTACCCTTTTTATTGAGTGTTGCAACATGCTTGTGCCAAGAACCATTACTAGGGTCAAATAATTGTTTCAGCCGATCTTCAATGCTTGCCTCATTGTATTCACCCTTTTTGCGTTTCAATCGATGCACAATTTGACGCAACAGTTTAACTGCTTTAGGTTTTACATATACAAACGGAAAGGGATTGTGTGTAGTCGCTGCCATTGTTAACCTATAAAAAGTTGTTTAAGAAGAACGTAGTGTAACATAACACATATACGCAGTCAACCGAAAAAATTAATACTATTAACTTACTTCTGTACGTCCGTTACCTAAATCTTTAGCTTTTACTACTCGCATGTCACTAGCCATTGCCCGATTCTCAGGATCAGCTTGTTGTTGCTCATATAGTTCTAATGCAACGTTGCGACATACAGTTTGGAACCAACGATCTACAATGATTGTATCAGTGTCATCATCACGTATCTTATATCCTGCACGTATTAAGTTCAACACAAACTTATCATTAAAATCAAGTTCAAATGCACCACTGTTAATATCATATGGATCAATTTCCATTTTTAAAATATTAACATAGGGCAAGCCCTCTTGAATAGCTTTTTCCTTATCAGAATGTACAGATTGAATCTTTTTTTCTTTAGGTTTGCGAGGTTTCTTTACCTTCGGCATCTCTGGTGGTTTTACTGGTTCAGGCAAAGGTGCCTTCTTATTAAACCATTTATCAAATATTCCCATATTAATCCTCTTTTATTTCCATCCATGTATGATCACCCATATATTTAACTTGAGTGATATACTCGTAAAATTCTGGCACGCCTGTGCACCAATCATTAGGTCCTAACAAGACCAATAACGTTTTTTGTTTTCGTTGTTCCCATACTAACCAATATGAATTACCCATAACAATTTGAAACTGATATTCAGCCGCATGTACGGCATCAGTAATTGATAACCTACGTTGAATATCTTGCGCTTGTTTCTCTAAAACTTTAACCAATTCCATAATACGATCATACTCTTGCTGTGCATACATCCTAGCATGATTAATCATTAAATCCTTCTGCTTAGTAACAGGGACTAAATCAAACTTTGGACCTCCTGCCTCAGTAGGATATTCACTCACATTTCTATTAAAGAAGTGAATCAATTTCCCGGTGCTAGTGCTATCATAGCTATGTACACCGTTAGCAGAATTGTTATCAGTTGGCATATTCAAGTAATTTAAAGCTAGCTAAGTTTTTGCCTTTACTCTCGCACATGATATCAAAGTTATCACGAAATGTCAATGCCCAATCGTTCACTGCATCATTCCAAAAGTAATCACTATGGGCACGTAATTTTTGCCTATTGTGGCCACTTTCCATCAACGCATCACGGGAGGGACGTTGGTCACTGGGGTGTTCAATAAGGCAATCTTCCCTAGATACACTGTAGTGCATAGTAGGGCGAATACCGCGCCAACTATCAATAACCTTTTTAACACGGTCATCAGTAGGTTCAATGTATTCGCCGCAGTTGATCCAGTGATGATGGATGTCCATAACAATTGGAACCAAATCTGCAATTTGTAATACTGTGTGTAAGTCATATGTCATTTCCTCGTTTTCGATTGTAAGTGCGTTTCTTGCTTCTGGCGAGAGTCTTTTATAGGCTTGTCTGATACCTTCTGGACCGGCTCGACCCGAGATGTGGACATTGATTTTAATGTCTTGAAATTGTTTACCGTACCCCATCCAACGGGCCATATCTGCATGATATTCAAACTCCTCTATACTCTTATTTACTACCTCAGGACGATCACTTGCTAAAACTACAAATTGGTCAGGGTGAAAGCTGAGGCGAACATCATTGGCACGTGCAGTTTCACCAATTGGTGCCATCCAACGTTCTAAACTGTTTTGTACATCACTACTTTTCCAAAAGTCTTTATATTCATCCATTGTATAAAAACTAAACATATCGCTGGTTAACCGTAACATGCGTAGTTCAGGTTCTAGTGAGGCAACTTTTTTAACCAATGCATGTGTATTGATGATGTTACGTTTAGCAACATCCATAATCTTTTCTTCTACTACACTACGACTATTACGCTTTGCCCAAGCATAAGTAGTACCGCCTGTATTAAGTCCTTCAGTTGAAACAATCTCACCTTTGTGATTAAGTTCTGCCCATTTGCAAGCAAAACCAATACGCTTGACTAACTGATTTGTGTACATAAAAGCCCAAAGTGATAAATAATAGATATAGTGTAGCACACCTACGCAATAAAGTCAACTATTTAGGATACTAAAATGAGAGTAGATGAAATTATAAATGAAGATTGGCAAAAGGTCAATAAAAAAGACAAAACCTCTGGTATGAGCCGTAAAGCGGTAAAAGCCTATCGTAGAGAGAATCCGGGCAGTAAACTAAAGACTGCTGTTACTACTAAACCTAGTAAGTTGAAAAAGGGTAGTAAAGCCGCTAAACGCCGCAAATCATTCTGTGCCCGTATGAGTGGCATGAAAAAGTCACGTGCAAGTGCTAAAACTAAACGAGACCCTAACAGCCCAATCAATAAGGCATTACGCCGTTGGAACTGCGAGAGTGTAGAACAATTACAAGAATTAGTAATGATTGCTGAACAATATATTAGGAATAATAAGAAATGAACTTTAAAGAATTATTTGAGGGAGTAGAGCCAACGATGCCCGGAGCCCCTAAGGGTATCCAAATTATGACTCCGCAACAATTCGTTGCTAAAGCTGGTGACATGCCTGGTGAAGAAGAGGTTGATGAAGGTCAAGGACAACAATTAAGCGTACAGCAATTGGCAACCATCAGTGATGAAGCATTAGACAAAGCATATGGATACGGTCGTAGTAGTCCAGGTAATACATTTGGTTGGCAAGCCAACTTGAAGTCAGCCGCTTTTGCCAAACAAATGATTGATAAAGGTGTTACTGACATTGAAGCAATCAGTGATGCTATTCACAAAGGTTGGAATGTGACAGCACAAGCATTTGTGCAGAACCCTAAACAATTTGATGATACTGCTAAGTTGCAAGCCGCAGGTAAATTAGAAGCAAAACTTCAACAACGTGCAGAGTTGATGAAAAAGAATTATGCTCAATTACCAGAAGACGAAAAAGAAAAAGACCGTGTAGTTGCCCGTGCAATGCTACAAGCAATTAAAGGTGAGCAAGCTATGGCGGAAGGTGAAGGTATGCTTGGTAGATCAAAATATGATAAACGGTATTTAGATAAATTTGATCCAACTGAAGTTATGAACATTAGTGATGATCCCGAAATGAAGGCACATAGGACAACAAGACAAGGTTCACTAAGAACATCTAAAAAAGATTTAGAGTTTGCGTTCGGTCCACCCGGAGAAGATGATACTTGGGTTTTAGAATTTCGTAATGGGTTAGTTGCTACTATATATCCTCAACCTAATAGTAACTTTGGTATGGATTGGTTTATAGGGGGTAATCACCCAGATATAGAAGATTATGTGTTAAAGGCTTATTCGGCTGCAATTAACGATCTTGAAGAAGGTCTGGCGGAAGGCTCTTTAGAAGAAGACAAAGGTATGACGCAATACAACGCATTCAAGCGTGAGTGGCGTGCCAAGCACGGTAGTGATGCCAAAGTACCCGGCTACGACAGCAAAGAATACAACGCATATTGGTGGCGTCAAGGCGATAAACAGCAAGGTGTAGCAGAAGGAATAGTTGATACTGTCAAGCAAGGGGTTAATAAATTAACCAGTTTTAAGGTTAAAGTAAGCCCTAACGACCAAGTATGGATTCCTGGAACAACAGTTGGTTATTATGGTGGGTCTAACTCAAGGGAAGGTGAAAAGGTAAATCTAGAAAAGCTGAGTGACGAATTAAAAAAACAGGGAATCAACACATCAGAGATTAGATACACAGATGGCGCTACCAATGAAAAATTCACCGGTGACAAATATCCTGCTACTTGGTTCATTAAAGTAGTCAAGGGGCAAGCGCAAACAGTATTGGATATGCTAAAAAATAATAAAATTCCTGGTTATACTGCTGCATTACCGGAACTCAGTTACCCGTCAGGCAAACCTCCGAGTTATAGTCACTCTCAAGATGGCTTGGGAGGTAATCCCAAAGAAAGCCTTGAGCAAGGTGTGGCAGAAGGGCAAGAACATTTAGACAGAATCCGTAAACTATCTGGCTTAGGTGAAGCAACTAAACTACCGGCACAAAGCCGTGAGTTTGGTGGTGACGAGTTCCAAGACTATATGAAACGTATTGTTGGTACTCCTGATACAGACAAAGCAGGTAATGTTAAGATAGACAAAAAGGGTATTGAAAAATATGTATCTGGTAAAACAAAAACAGACAGATACAAAATGCCATACATTCATCGTAGTAGTGTAGTTGAATACTTAGGGCCTGATGGTACAACATACGATGAGGATGCTGTTAAGAAAACACTAGCACAGCGCCCTAAAGCATTACTAAAGCAAAATGAAAAGATGAAGCATAGTAACGGAGAGTTTGAACAATTCTTTAACGTTGGCTTTGCTGCGCTAACTGGTATTGCACTAGATGAAGACACAAACAAACTAATCATTGTTAATACATGCCCAGGTGCTGGTTCATGTAAAATAGATTGTTTTGCTATGAAGGGTGGTAAAATTCAATTTAAGAATGCATGGCAAAGTGATGGTCGTATCTTGACATATCTATTAAATGATCCAGATGGTTTCTTCAATCAACTAAGTGCTGAAATTTCTAAAGAAGAGGCAGCAGGACAAAAGGGTGACAAGAAGTTTCCTAAGGGTTGGCAAACTACTATTCGCTGGCACGATGCTGGTGACTTCTTTAGTCCAGAATACTTAGACTTAGCATTAAAGATGGCAGCAAAGCATCCTGACACTAAGTTCTATGCTTATACCAAGATGGCTGCAGCCGCACTAGGTAACAAACCACCTAACTTCATTATCAACTGGAGTGAAGGTGCTAATACAGCACAAGAAAAACAAGTTAAAGCTAAAGATACTAATTTAGATACAACTAAGAATAGTCGTATTGTTCCTGATAACTTGTTCCAAGACTTGTTAGTTAAGGATGAAAAGAAAAACTTAGTTAAGGGCGCAGAAGGTCAATGGCAGGTTCAACCTGACAAGTTACCTGAATTAAAACAACGTCTTGCTAAAGAGTATGGATTAAGTGCTAACTCTATATTAGATTACAATGAGTATATGGCAAAACGCAAGTCTATTCCTGCTGGTATGAAGTATAATGTTATTGTTGCACCGGGTGAAGGTGATATCAGTGCAAATGATTCTAATATTATTTCGACACTATTGTTGAAACATTAAGCAAATCTTCTATAGTATAGAGATTACGCATATAGGGTGATACATTGGCGAGTACGCTCGTTTCAAGGTCACCCTTTCTTCTTGGACCTATTTTAGTTAACAAATCAATATTAGGTATATTGTTTACTTTTCTGAATAGATCAACTATTTCACCCACAGTATGTCCTACACCATGCCCAAGACATTCTATCTGATTGCTAGGTTTTTCAATTGCTTGTTTTAGTGCGTCACATATCTCCATGACATGTACATAGTCACGGACACAAGTACCATCACGTGTAGCATAATCATTACCAAAAATAGTAAATTCACCAGTATCACGTGCCTTCATTAAATTGTACATTAATCCATCGGGGTTAGTGGGAGCCACGACGGTGCTTCCGATAACATTATAAAATCTAAAGATTGTATATGGTGTTGGTCGATGGATTGTACAAAATTCTTTAACAACATCTTCTGCCGCACGTTTACTAATACCATATGTTGATTCACAGTCTTGTGCGGCACCTGTGCTAGCAAAGATAAAGTTTTTAGTTTTAATCTTGTTTACTATATTCATTGTGCCATTCAAGTTAGTTATGTAATAACTGATTGGTTGCTGTTCACTTTCACCTACACGAACTAGTGCAGCCAAATGAATCACACAATCAAATTCTTCATCAATGGTAAATAATCTATTGATATCTTGCCGATAAAATCTATGCATTGGATACTGGGGCTCACGTATATCTAATCCATGAACTTCATATCGTAATGTATCCATTAGCATCTTACTTAGATGACTGCCAATGTAGCCTGAACAACCTGTAATTAAAACTTTCTTCATTATAATCCTTCAAATAGCGATAGACCCTCAACTTCTTCTGTTGGTTCAAATGCGGGGTCTTTTGTTAAGTATGTGTCATCGTCTGTGTAAATTATACGGTACTTATGTTTGTTAGTCAATACACTACGAACATCATCAATACAAATTAAATTACGACCCAAATCTTTGATGTATTCACTATGTTTAACTGTTGTGTTCTCTAGTATCTTGGCTGTATTGCTATTTGATTGTTTTGGGTCAAAATCATTAAAGCACTTATTCCATTTATGAAATACACCTTTTTCTTTTTGTTGGGTATCTTGTAATGCATTTTTGTCATACCAAGATTTAGCAGTATCAAATATATTATATACATCCAATACATCTTTTGCCATATCTTTTTTGTTGGTTTCAAAGAATAATCTACCCTCAAAATTTGTAGTCCATCTTTGATTTTGTAAACAAAATGTGGGTAGTTGTGTAATTTGTTCATAGAAAGCCATACCATAACTCTCTACTATACTAGGATTAAAAGCAACTCTAGCACTAGTCATAAAGTCAACTTTCTCTTGACCAATAATACCTACACGAATTTCATAAGGTGCACCAATCTTCTTTAGTCGTTCTTCAAACTTCTTAGCACCGTTTGCACTAGTCATTACTTTAGCTGGTAACTGTGTTTGTTCAATCAAGTCTAAGAATAGTTCTGGATTCTTACCTTCTTCCCAACGACCAACAAACAATATACCTTCACGTGGTTTATGATGTTCTTCTAATAATCCTTGTTCGGTAATTGGAATAGGAAGATGATATGCTGTACCGTTAACATTTAATAGATTAAAAACGCTTTGTGTGCCAATAAAAATATTGTCTGTTTCTAATTGCTGACGCATCAATACATTTGTGTTGTACAAGAAAGGATTCTTAGTATCCTTAAAGATTTGACTTTCTAAATGAGTATACGCAATGATTTGAATTACATCCTCAAGACCCATAGTACTAGCAACCTGCACTGTTTCGTATGTATTACACACAAAGGCATTGTATAAATTATGGCTCAACGCTTTGATGACACTATTGCGAAAGTTAGCCATACGTTCATAGCAAAAGGTATCACCGTACATAAAGATATTACTATGTTGGGTGTATACTAGAGTTTCATCAGGACTTATTATATTAGCCTTTAGTGACTTAATGAAATCAGTATCCTGTGGCATTTTGTCAGTGATGATATCAACCTTGATATTATGACTATCCATCAACTCGCAAAAACTTTTTGCAAACTGTCCAATACCACCGTGTGGTATCAATGTTTGATAACTAACTAAAAAGCCAATTCTTTTAGTATATGTTCTCATTTTTTAATTAAATCTCTGTTTGATATTATCTACACATTTAATTTTTATACCATGTGCCATATCTCTATCAAACGTAGTGTATATAATTTCTTTAAATTCTGTTTCTTTTACCGCATTAATGCATTCATCAATAATCATGTTAGCAAACATTTCTAATAATTTGCTGTTTACATTAGGGTAGTGACTACCACCTGTTTGCAATGCTATTTCTTTAATTTTCTTATTCATTGTTTTAACTTCCAAATAATGTGTTCTAGTTTGTCATGCCATCTGTGTTCAAATATTGTATCACCGGGGCCAGTAATCAATCTAGTCATGCGGTACCCATACTTTAACCAAATACGTTTCTTGGATATATAACAAGTTTGGGGTAGCCAAGCAAATTTAAGTTCAGCCCCTAAAGACCATCTATAAAATGCATCACCTGATTCTGATGCTATACTTGTACCATATCCTGTGCCCATCAATCAAGTTCCCCATTCATTTTTAAAAAGTGGCACTTGAAGTCTATCACTGTATCGCCATCCTTTTCGCATTGCCATTTCTGCCACTGCACGATTGTTAAGGGAATACACCCGCTCAACACCACCGCAAGGCATAATATATACATGACCATTAAAACCTGCTTTACGATATGCATTCACTGCTCTTTCAGCATCTTGTAAGTCTTGTTCGTTGGCAATAACAAATTTTAAATATGTTGTACCAACTTCTCCGTATTCACGGACTACATCGGGTAGAATTGCTTTTTCCCATTTCTCACCACTACATGGCAGTTTAGCACTGACACTAAATGTAATTTCTCTAGGAAACAATACCTGGTTGTTTTTCCAATCTATCAAATATTTTCTAAACTCTAAACTAAGTTTTTGAGTACCATTAGTTTCAAATGTAATTTCTTTAAGTTTTCTCATACTAGCATGATCTAGTAAGTCTGGATAAGCACGTTGCCAACCTAGCAAAGGCTCACCACCTGTAATAACTAGATGCTCGTCACGCCATTCACCATACGGAAGAGTATCTACTATGCCTTCAGCAATTGCATCAGTAGAAAGTCGCGGAGATAAATTTCTAAAGCGCGGATCCCAACTAGCGTAACTATCACATCCTGTACTTACAAGTGGTAGCTTTTTATAATCATCATAATAGTGAATTCTACTAGCAATATCTTCTACTTCTTTGCTTAACTCGCCACGTGGCATGCCAAAGCCTGCACATTTAAAGTTACACCCAAATGTACGTAGAAACACAGAAGGAACGCCCATATAGCGACCTTCACCCTGAATACTATAAAATAATTCTGATATTTTAATTTGTGTCATTTACCAATGCCTAATTGTGTTTGCGATAATAAAACAACATGTTATCACATGTAGTATAATCCAGAAAGTTTTTAGGAACAATGCAACTCTTGCTTCTCGCAAAGTAAGAATGGGAACATCGGGCCGGTCATCATCAGTATTACCCATCAGATGACCGGTTGCTCTTGCCCAAATTTTCTCTAGGCTATTCATACAAATAAGTCCTCATTCCATTCACGATGTCCTTCACGACAAGCCATGTTACTTTGAGTTTCACGGACTTCTACACGATAACACCACAAACGTTCTGCTTCACCTGGTCCCCATAAGTCTGGAATATAAACACCATTAACATACTTGTATAGCATGTCTGCCAGGCCTTCACAACCTAGTCTAGGAAGAATAGTGAGTTTAGCCATATTCCTTTGTTCTAGCAATTTGTATATTTCTAGTTCAGGATCGTCTTCTGCAACTAATAATGTGTGATCAAATTGACTTTCTAAAGTTTTCTTTAATTCTTTTAAACCACCGTAATCAGCCGCCCAGTTACGAACATCTAAATTATCTGTACCAAAATAAAATTTCATACTGAAACTATAACCATGAATTAAATTACAATGGCTATCTGCACGCCATTGACGATATGCACACGGAAATGCATCGTGATACTCTTTAGTTGAAGTATATTTGTATTGTTTGGCTGAACGCCAAACATGATGTTCAAATCCAATTTGATTTAAGGTTGCCATATTTTTCTCCTATGTTAATTATAGCATAGGCAGCAGAGTTTGTATACCGGGATGATGACCAAAGGCCGGTTATAATTAATCTTTTTCGGTAACAATGATTGCTAACTTGTCGTTCCAAATTAATCTACCATAGCAAGCAATGTTCCATTTTGTCTCTCCGTATTCGTGAGTGCATTCAGTAAATGTTTCGCCAATCAGTCTTACATCACTAGCCAAATATTCTACGCCATTTTCAAACACACGCCACACTAGTTCAGAACCATTATGTTTGGTATTAAATCTAATGTGGTATTTGTTCATTTTAAGCCTAAATCTTTACGAATTTTAGTAGCACTAATACTATGGATAGTTTCGTCAAAACTTTCTTGTTCAATCTTATATCCAACGTCACGTCCATATGTTATATTTACTATATTTGGAACAACTTGTATTTCATATTGACCTTGATACAATGGATCTAAATCACGTTTAATAAACGCTTTTACTTTTTCAATTTCAAAGGGATTAGATCCTTGCCAACCTTGACAGTCACGAATCATAATACATACTTGACCTGTCTTAGCAATAGCACGTTCAAACAATGCACGATGTCCATCATGCCATGGTTGCCAACGACCTAACATCTGTACTGTTTCTTTTTGCCAATCAAATACAGGACGTCTGCGATTTTCAATGATATGATCTGCAATAAATTCAGCCCATTTCTCACTGTTTTGTTCATTGACACGGAAATCATATACTTCGGGTTCTACGAACATTTTGTTGGTATCAGCATAGCGACCTTCACGGATAGTGTCTACCCAAATAGTCCAATCCGCTTTGTATAAATTACGCATTTCTACTAATGGTGCTACAAAATCAGCAATCATAAAATCATATGCAGTTAATTTGTCAGCTAGTTCACGCATTCTTTTTGCTTGACGAATACGTCCTGTTTCTGAAAAGTCCCAGTCATTATACTGTTCACGTATTTCATCAGCATTTAACCAGCCTGCTTGTTTATTAGCAGTTTGCAATTGCTTTTGTAATTCTTTTGCTAATGTAGTTTTACCTGATCCAGGTAATCCCATAATTAAAATTCTTTTTGTCATCATCTTGCTCCTTTATTTTTTTCAGCTTCTGCTACTCGTTTACGTAAACTTGAACTACTAAATGAATGGTCACGACTATTAAATATGCACTTAATATTTCTGTCACTACCTTCTTTACGACCAGAAAAATCTTGATTTTGATATTCTACTCCTAGTATGCGAACATCTAATGGTAAAATAAGAATCAAATCTCTTAGGTCTTGTTCTGTTTGATATACTACAATTTCATCAACAAAGCGACAAGCACTTAATTGAATCTGTCTTTCTACTACACTTTGAATAGGTTTATTTTTAGTGTCTGGTCTATCTATTGTAGGATCAGTTTGCAATCCTACAATAAGATAATCGCAATGATTTTTTGCTTCACTCAACATAGCAATATGTCCTGCATGTAACATATCAAACGTTGAGAAGGTAATACCAATGGTTTTACCTTGATCTTTTAATTCTTTAATCTTGTTGAATATCATTTGTTATTATTTCCTCTATTTCAATACCATCATTAAAAGTATGAACGTGGTATGTTTTTCCTGCATGTTCGTACACATCAGTCCAAGAAAGTTGATTATTACTTGATTCAATAGGATCTATTAATCTAAAAATAGTAAGCATGTAGTCATGCTCTTGGTCAAATAAAGTTCTTCTCTCATGGCCCATTACCCTTCGAATGAAAGCCTTAGCTTCCTCTTTAGTCATTTTTTCAAAGTGCGCCACATTACCCTCTGTTCGTTCTCTTTTAAGAATTCTTCTTCATCAGAAAAAGTAGGGCTGTCTTTCATAATCTGATCTAGCATCCATTTTATTGCATATAAATCTTTTTTTATTTCCCATTGAGTGAAACCATCGTTATATGGACTGCGTAGTTCTACGCCTGCCATATGAATTTGATGATGTATTTGATTAAAGTCCATTGGTTTTCTAAATCCCATTATTTAAACTCCTAATTCTACGCCATATAACATCAAATGTATTTGGATTCAACATAACTTCCCATCCTTTTGGGATTACTTCAGGAAAGAAATGTATCTTACCGTTGCTGTGTTTATACCATTTCATTTTTGTCTAGCAATTTGATAGAACTCTGCACGTGCCGCTGGGTCAGTCTTGAAACCACCACCTAAACGACTAGTAACTGTGCTACTACCAGTATCTTCTACACCACGACTCTTAACACAATAATGTTGTGCGTCAATCATAACTGCAACATCTTCTGTGTCCAGAATATATTGTAGTGTGTGAAAGATTTGTTCAGTTAACCGTTCTTGGATTTGTGGTCGCTTGCTAAAGTATTCTACAATGCGATTGATTTTGCTTAAGCCAAGTACTCTGTCTTTAGGAACATATGCTACAGTAGCAAGCCCATCAATGATTACAAAGTGATGTTCACAATTACTTTGTACGTTAACATTACGTTCACATACCATTTCATTGTATTTCATCTTGTTGTCAACTGTTGTGCATTTAGGGAATGCATCGTAGTCTAGTCCCCAAAAGATTTCATTAACATACATCTTAGCAACACGTTTGGGTGTTTCAATTAAACTATCGTCTGATAAGTCGAGACCCAGTGTTAGCATGATGTTTGTAAAAGCATTTTCAATGATTTCAATTTTAGCTTTGCGGTCAATACTGTTATTAACTGTAGGAGTTTCAACACCCACTTTAACTAGATGTTCGTGTACTTTTTGACCCAACTCTGGATCTGTTTTTGTTTTATTATAACTCATAGATAACCTTCCTTTGTGATGGTTTTGTTTTGATATTTTGTAACCGTTTTGTTACATCTTTATTTATCTTAGTGTGTGTTTGATTAAGAAAAAGGCCAAGCGGCATCTTTATCAAGCGGGGGACGTTCTTTTAATTCTACATTCTCATTGATTATATCACCGTTGTCATTAGCATAATCAACACTAAAGGGTGCCAAGACTATTACGTAATCATCTTCGGTTTGCCAATCATGCTCACCGTCAAATAACCAACTTGCCCCACCTTCATAGTACAACTCTTTAATTTCTTGTTGTTCCAATTCTGAAATATCGTCTGAGAATTCCCAATCAATACTAATTGAATCTTCAAATTCACATCCCCAGCCGACATTTGTTTTACAATATACTAGGGTAGAATCTTTATAAGGCAGATTACTATCCATATCTGCTTCAATAAAACCCTGACCCCATCTATAAAGTTCTTCCATATTAAACCAACTAATAGAACCGTCATCATTCTCACGGTACATTTCTACCCGCCAGCTAATACTTTTCTTTTCTAGAGGTTTAATACAATAGACTTTATCCATGATGCTCACTCATTTCTTCCATAGCATTGTCATATCCACGCTGATAGTCATCAGCATCAGCCTCTGCATCTTTGACATTGGTATATGGATTAATAAATTTTTCATTTGCTTTTGCAGAATCATATCCTTGCTTATAAGGTGCTTCTGCATATAATTCAATTTTTTTTCGTGACATGATTAATCTTCCTTAGACTGTTTTTTGTTAGAGCCTTTTGAACGTGAGGCTTCTTGATATATTACTACCCAACTACGCATAAATTCACCTCGCTGATGATTATCTAAAATAGTTGCCGCTCTGCGTTTTACTTCTTTTGGCAATTTAATTGCCCTGCTATCGTATCCTCTGCATGTCATAATTATGCCTTAGCTTCTTTACGTGCAGTTTTTTCTGCTGTAATTTCATTACGGCGTGCTTTGACGGCTTTAGCTAACTCTGCTAATGCTTTACGGGCACGGGTGCCAGCGGCTGCATTACCTTTGTTAAACTTATCATTCTCAGCATTGTATGCTGCCAAACTTGTTTCAATATCATTATGTGCGGTCATTTTTTTCTCCTTAAAATATCGCTTCTATCATTTTACAAATACATCATTGATTTGTCTACTAACTCGGATAAATGTAGTACATTTAGCCAAATGCTTTAATCCCGATGCACCTACATAAGTGCATGTTGACCGTAACCCACCCAATAAATCTAATACAGTATATTTAACTGCACCTCGATACGGGATAGTTACTGTGCGCCCTTCGCTACTACGATATTCAGCAACACCACCACTATGTTTTTCCATAGCAGTATCACTACTCATACCATAAAATTGTACAACTTTTTTGTAATTGTCTTCTATAACTTCTCCACCACCTTCATCATGTCCAGCAAACATTCCACCGAGCATGACAAAATCTGCGCCTGCCCCAAATGCTTTAGCCACATCGCCTGGGCAAATACAGCCACCATCAGCAATGATATGGGCACCGAGGCCATGAGCCGCATCAGCGCACTCAATGATCGCAGAAAGTTGCGGGTAGCCAACCCCAGTTTGTAGCCGAGTCGTGCATACCGAGCCCGGTCCGATTCCAACTTTGACAATATCAGCTCCTCTTAAAATAAGTTCTTGTGTCATATCTGCGGTAACAACGTTACCTGCAATAATAGTGATATTTGGAAATTCTTTTCGAACCTTTTCTACAAAATCTCCAAAGTGTTCACTGTAACCGTTAGCAACATCAATACAAATGAATCTGATCCATTCAATGTTATTGACAATTTCTTTTAGGCGTTCAAAATCTTCATTACTAGTACCACTACTGACTGCGCCCCAGTCTCGAATCCATTGAGTGTTAATAGTACGATAGTCATCTAGTGTATAATTCTTGACCATACAAGTGAACAATCCGTGTTTTTGTAATGACTGTGCCATACCAAAAGTACCAACACCATCCATGTTAGCTGCCATGATAGGGATACCACGATAGGTATTACCGCTGTGTTTAAATTTATAATCTCTAAACAGTTCTACTTCTTTACGACTTGATAATGTACTGCGCTTAGGGCGGATCAGTACATCTTTAAAGTCTAACTTAATATCATCTTCAATTCTCATTAATATTTACCTTCACGTGTATGTTTACGATAGTCGGTACTCATACGCAACCACTGTTCGCCTTTTCCTTCGATAATATCACAGATACGATCAATTGTTTTATCTGTCCAATCACTAATCTTACCCATGTTGTCACTTGGCTTCTTCAATAATTTTTCAAGTTTATCTAATGCATCTTCTATAGACCAGGGAACGTAGAGCCTGGTATGGTCATTACTAAAAGTTTCAGGGAAACTACGGTAAGCAGGATAGAGAACATTACAACCCAAACTATCTGCTTCACTGACAGTGTTAGACACCCAGTCTTGTAACGCACAATTAAAAACAACCCTAGAATTGTTAACAATATCATAGTATGAATTTTTGTTCAAATCCTCATTAATAGTTAATAGTCCTTTTGCTTGCAGTTCGTATGTGCGTTTCATGTAACTCTGATTATTGCTACGTAGTTTAGCACCACTACAAATACAAAACTCTACTGGACTACCTGGATGACGTTCATGCCATGCTTCAATAACATCCATATAAAAGTCAGGTTGCTTTTCTTGATCCCAACGTGCTGAGAACACAACACGGGGCTTTCGTTCATTCCATGGAATAATTTTACCAGCCACTCGTTCAATAACTTCTTGTTTACCAAACGCTAATCCACTGATGTTATAGATGGGACTCTTCCACCCTGCTACTTTCATATGCATTACCATTTCTTCATTACTAGCAAGTACGCCATCAACAAAGCTATCTACCATCTTTTCATAATGGCCCATAAACTCAGACATACCCCATACATGAACAAAATCATCAGGATCAATGGACTGAGCAAGACAGCGAACATAAATCCGAGGCCTGTTAGCTTTGTCGATTTGTTTAAGAATATAGGGTAAAGATTCAATACCTGGCTGAAACATATCTTCAAAGTAGATAACATCTTCATTGTTAAGCAGTCCCTCTTTCATCCATTTGATTAGTGTCATTAATTGACTCATACCAAAATATGTACGACCATGTGCATCTAATACTTGACCTGTAACAATTTGTTGGTCAGTAGATAATGTATCACCGGGTACTACTACATAGTCAATACCCCTACGTTTGAACACACGTTCATTCCACTCTGTAAGTTGTAATGTATATCTTGCTTTATAAGGTTCAAGACCCATGTAATATAGTGTTCTCATTCTTTTCTCTCAATATCTTCTTCATTGCATTCCGTACCATATTGAATTTCTATTATTCTGCATGGAACATCAAACGGATTATACAATCTATGCCAATCGTGCATAGGTATAACTGTCTGACTTAGTGTATCTAATTCTACTATAGGTAACTGATATCCATTTGGCATTCTTTGTTCTACAGCACATCTTCCTTCTGATATATGCCAATATTCTGCTCTATGTTTATGCCGTTGTAAACTTAAACTTTTACCCGGCTCTACTGTTAATTCTTTTACTTTAGTCCCGGGTACATCATGCAGTATACGATAGTAACCCCATTGACGCAATATTTTAGGTTGCTTCCATTCACGTAGTATCCAACTACTACTGTTCATTTTGTTATCACCACCTACGCCAAATGCAAATTCAATGTTAGGTACATCCATTTCAGGAATGTTATCCGGTGTTCTATCACCGCCGTTAGCAAACACAATCTTAGCATATGGAAACTCACGTTTGATTTTTACTAATAAATCTTTAGCAGAACCGTCATCATCATTGAATGTCATAGTAGCATGAACATCTTTCAATGAACCAACAATGGCTCTACGTTCTTCCAGAGGCATAAAAGGCTGACCTTTCTTACGGGTCAGCCATGCGTCACTGTTTAGACCTACAACTAGTAAGTCTCCTAATTGTTTAGCGGCACGAAAATATTCAATATGCCCACTATGTAGAGGATCAAATCCCCCAGTGACTAATACTATTTTCATGGACGTGCGTGTTCCGACCATTGATTTTTTGCATTTTTACCTGTAGCAAATTTAGTATATTGTCGATATACATAACTGCGTTGGTTATATAAATCTGCTTCATCATACTTATACCCAAAGTCTACGCAAAACTCTTTGTATTTTTCTAAGTCTTCAAATAGTTGAGTAACACGGGGATTAGTTTGAAATGTTGGTTTTGCCATTTTGTTTTCCTTTAAATAGCGAGGTTGTTGAAAGGTTTTGTTGTGTTGTAATAAATCGTAGCACCGTTCTCACCGTCTTCGGAGACAGTAATCTCAATGTCACGCTCGGGATATCTAGTAGCAATAACTTCGTAGAGGTCATCACTAATCATTTCACAACTCTTGTAATTCAATTCAAGTGTTCCGCCTTTATAGAGATTCTCTAACCAGCGTTTAAATTGAATGAATTCAATATCCCTGTCGTTGTGAAATACTTCAATCGCCACATTAAAGTGAAAGATGTGACGATGTGGAGTTCCTAAAAAGCTAACATCATATTCATCACCCGTTGCGAGTGCTGGATCTGTTGCTGCCGCTGGGTATAAATGAATACCCTCTTTTTGAAATGTTACGAAAATCATACGTTTGGCGTGATGTTTAATGCGTACACGTTTTTCAGTCATTGCTTGAATGTTTTGTTCCATAGTTATTACAGTTAGTTAATATAAAATTAGTATAACATTGTTTTGTTAGTAATACAATGTTATTGGTTAGTTTAAGTAAAATCTTTTCCCCAAGCCCAGCTTATTAATGACCATCTAACACCAGTATCAATTGGTTTCACTTCATGTGGGAAGAAACTGGGAAATGCTACAATACTACCTTTTGCTTTTGGACCAGGTTGATTAAGGATTAAGAAATCTCCACCAGTGAAGTCTGTTTCATCAGTAAGTTGTATACTCAATGTAATTTTCCTATCAATGCCATCTTTGTGACAAAAATAATTGTCTGTATGCTTCCCGAAAAAATCAGTAGGAGTATACCTTTTTAATTCATAAGGTTCTACAAAATCAATCGGCATATTCAAATGTTCACTAATTTCATTCCACGTATCTGATAATTTAACATGTGATTCGTGATTTAATGGTAATATACAAGAATGAAAACTTATGTCAAATAAGTGTGTATATTTGTTCACTCCTTTGATTACATTAGTTTTTCCAAACTCAATAATACTGTCACACATATCAGGATCCAAAACATTCTCTTTAATGAATATTTTTCTTTTTGGATCAAAATTAATTATTGGTTTTTCTAAGTTTGGTATCATATTAACGGTCATCATCGAACTCAACTCGTTCGTTATCTTCTTCCCACTGTTTACGTTTTAATCGTTGAATTTCATAATAAATCAGGTGCCTCTGGCTCTCCATGTTTTGTAGTACAAGAGAATCATAGTTAGGATTTTGTTTAGTAACACTTATTTGTGTATCAAGATTATTAAATTGTTGTTGTAATTTATCAATTTGATTTTCGTACATTTTACGCCTCCAAAATTTGCGCCATTTCATCATCACTATCTTCAATAATTTCTTCAACTTCTGAATCATTTTCTTCCTGTTCAAATAACTGGTCAAACATTGTCATAGCATTAACAGTTTTTTTACCACTAATACCTTGACTACCTGATTGAAATTGCATCCATAGTCTTGAATGACTATCTATTAAATCAATGGCTTCTTGTTTAGTTTTTTTACTGAATACTTCATCTATAATGTCTTTAAATAAAACACTTTCAAATGTTTCATTCATTAACATTTTAGGAACTATTCCTTGTTCATATCTACGGTTTGCTTCTTGGACTGCATTCATATGCATCCAAACATTGTGTGACTGAATTAGTGTATAACTCAATGTATCCCAGCTTGTTTTTGTTTCTTTACCGTGTTGACCAATGAAACCTACACCACGATAGCACAGGTCTTTAAGAATTAATTTATCAGTTACCGGACTATCAGTGAACAGTTTATGAACACCCTCAGCAAGAACAGCAGTACTGAACTTACGTGTGTCATTTGCATAAGACTTTTTCTCCGCAGTCTTTTCCATACTGTATGACCACTTTTTATTATGCTCAATACTAGTATTGAAATATGCTAAACCTTTAGCCGCACTAAAGAAAGGACTTGCACAGTCAAATGTAATTTGTAGTTTAGGATTATGATACTTACGAATAGCTTTTTGAATATCAGTAAACAATACTGCATATTCTAAAATACTTGTACCCAAGCAATGAATCAAATCATGTTTACCTTCTTGTAACAATCCATCATATATGATATCAATCATACGTGTTAACATCAAATGAACATCAATCTTATTTTGTCCACCAAACGCCCAACCATTAAAATGATTGTCTGGATATACATTAGGGTCACAATACTTCTTCATTTCATTATACCAATCTTGTGATTGAGTATGATTGCGACCTTGAAGTACATTCAAAAACTTGCATTTACCATTGCGATTCTTAATAAAGTACTCATTGTTGATATGTGTTGCTGTGATAGCTTCTTCAATAGTACTGATACCGTGAGCAGATGTTTTAGTCTTTGGGTCTTGAATATGAAACGTAGTCAATGACTGACTTGGGATATCTAAACACATACCATAGTCCATGTATGTATCCATCCATGTCAATACTTGTTTACGCTTTTTCATAGCACGTGGGCAATTAGGATCTTTCCAGTCAGCAGGCCATTGAGCCTTTAATATCTGAAAACCACCACTATCACCTAACATAAACGTACCTTGTTCACGTTCACGTATGATGCTTTCATTATGGTCATCAACTGTTGTATCCAAGTTTGCATGACCTGCTGAATATAGACCCCATTTATAATAGTAAAGACCTTCTTTGCTATTAAGAAAGTTTAGTTTCTCTACATCACCATTAAAGCCTGCAGGGATTCTTGCTTTATCAAAGTAGTCTTCACCCTTACGTTGTTTGCCTAAACCAGCAATATAAAAACTACTAACTGCGGGTAAAAACAATGCCCAGTCTGGATTTTGTTTTTGTGATAAGTTATCTTGTTCCATTAACTTCCCATTAATTCTACTGGCTCATTTCCTGGACTTTTAAGTAAAGTCATTACCATTTGTATTTGTTCTTCTTTTGTTTTGATTTGACTTAACAAATCTTTGATGGCAGGATTAGTTTCGGCAAGTTGTTCATATTCTAATTCTTCGTTACGCTTCTTTCTTGCCCAATCTAATAAACTTTCTGCTTCGTGATTTAACCCAACAGAAACTGAGGGACTTGCCAATATTGTCCAACTATTGCCATCAAACACTTTGATACATTGAGCATCAACATCATACATCATGTCACCGACCATCTTGGCATTTGAGTTATAACTCCTAGACACGTAGGTAGAACCGCTGCCAGAAACCTGTATGTATTTGCCGATTGGTGTTATGTTGTTAATCATTTTTGTTGTGCAGGCAATAGATAACGATATACTGCAATCCCGCTATCTACAGTGATTTCAGTAGCACCCTGATCGCTAATGCGAACAACCTTGTCACCAACTAGATCCATGATACTCATAAATTCTTTTACAGGCCACGCCCATGCTTTTGATAAAGAACCTGTGATACCTGTATGAAATACAAAGTTACCACTGTGAGTAGATGGATCACCAAAATAGATTTTTAAATCACTATTTTCAGTTTTAGTTGTAAAAGTTTTTTCTTCACTATTAGCACTTGATTGCTTCTTTAAACGCAAGATGCCTGCAATAGTTGGTTCAAAATCTATATTCCATGAAGCACCCTTGAACGTTACACTTTTTACCTTTTCTTCAACAATACCTTTGGACATCAAACGATAGTCATTGATAAAGTCGCCGTTCTTAGTTTGAAAGTGAATAGTACTAGGAACATCCATACCATCTCGCTGTGTACTAACAACATTAATTTTAGCATGTTCATCATATTCTTCAAAGCCAACAATAGTTTTTAACTTGCTCAAATTTGGCATACCAAACACACCAATGAAGTCAGCGATGGGAGTCTTAAATGTTCCACTAACAATAACTGCCTTATCTTCTGCAATTGCATTGATAGTAGTTTCAGTTGCTGAACCCGTGACTTTAATCAAGTCAATATTACCTAGACCATGTGTATGGTCAATCAAATCTTTCAAATAATCTTTCATGTTTTTCCTTTAAGTGTTACTACTATTTAGGTAGTTATGTTGTGTATTATGATGGAATATATTGCGAAAGTCAACATCAATTTAACCGAATGTAAACAATTCATCAAATGTTGATTTTACATCTGTGTTACTGCGAATGTCCCAATCTAATACTCCAAGCAAGTTGTCAATCTTTTCATCAACAAGTGTTTGCTCCATAGCATCATCGTCAAATGGCAAGTCACAGAACCATTGCGGTAAACGTAATTCATCTACTGGATATGCAACACTTGTAAATCCTAATGGATTGGGCTTGAGTTTGCATACTACAATTTTCATTCCATCAACAATTTTTTGACTGTAGTTATCTCCGTGAACTTTACGCAAATAATTATAGTTAAGTGCCGCACGAACGTGACCGGGCATGTTAGCACGACCTGTTTTACTGTTAGCTTCAAGTTCTCCATAGCTTGTTAACTTATTAACACCTTTAGGAGAACCCTTAGTCCAACTGTCTTGTTGAGATAACACACGTTTGAATTCTTTCACTTTGTCAATGACTTCATCACGACCTTTACCTTCTTGAATTACCATACTAAGAATAGACATTAAGAACTCTTGTACTTGTTTAGGAGTATCTGCACGTTTCAAATCAAGACCCATAGCCTTAATATCTCCTGCTTTACCTTCACTGTCTTTACGCTTGCCTTCTTTATCAAAGATATTGATAGCATAACGTTTCTTTGTAATAAAGATACTACGATCACCGATCAGTTCACGACCAGCTTTAATAATCTCGCCATTCTTTCGAGGTGAGTGAAATGCTTTTTCCATGAATCCAGGAAAACTATCATTCGTTTGGTCAGCAATGTTATCATACAATGAGATGCACAAGTCTTTATCCCATTGTAATTCACCATTCTGTATTTGCGAATAGAGAACAGGATATGCACTAAAATAACAACTGTCAGTATCACCATAAACAATTGCGCTACCTTCGTGATTATATTCACCAGTAACACATTCATTGATTTGGCTCATCATATGACGAACAATCTGCCGACCACTCAATGTTACTGATTGACCAATACGTTTATCATAGAACCTGCAATGCTCATTCAATAGTGCGCCGTATGCAGAGTTAAGCAAAATCTTGCGTACCAGTTGTCGCTTATCCCAATACTCTCTATCAGTTTGGGTCGTTGCTTCTTTTAGTTTTTTCTGCATTTCTTTACGGTCACTATACCAGCGAGATAGTAATCCAGGAACAACACCTTCTTTTTCATACGTAAAGATTGTACCATTTGCACTAAGCATCCAAGGCTTATGACTATCAAAGACCAGTTTCCATATTTCTGCCGCACTCAGTTCTTCACTACGACCATCTTCATAATCAATTGTAAGCATAGTGCCACGTTCTTGATTCATAATTGCAGTGTACTCTAATGCACCAAACAAATTTTCCCATAGAATACTACCAGTAACTGCATCATCACCCTCTTTGTGACGTTTCTTTTCTGATGCAAGTCTTTGACCTTTATCAGCCATATACTGGTCAGTTATTGTTTGTCTGACTTGCCCGACGATTGTTTCTCCCGCCATATTAAGGGCTCTAATAACCGAGGGGTAGAGCGAGTTGATATCAACTGCTCCGACGTATTCGTGCATACCTCTTTTGGGCGTAGCAACATAGGCACCTGCCGCTTGTTGGACATCTTCTGCATTTTCTTTCCTTCGTTTTTTATCAGGGACAACTAAACCACGTTCGTGGGCTTCATTAAATATAGCCATTTCAATCATAGCCACTGAACCCATTACTGTTGGAAGCAGTACTGTGTTTTCATGTGCTAGTTGATTAGCTAACTCTAAGAATTTTAATTTGTTGTGAATCTTTACCAACAACATGGTATCTTGTCGATTGTATTCAATGAACCTCTTAAAGTCCTTGTTATACAATTGGTCAAGAGTACCTTCATATTGTGTTTTGTTCTCACCAACCTCCAACTCACCAATAGCATCTAGTTTATAGCTATGGCGACTTTCATAATTGTACTTCTTATAGAGTTGAAGATAGTCCATGTGAATACGACCAACCAAATCATAAGTCTGTTCTGACTTACCAAATCGTTCATATTCTCTTGGCTTGGGTAGTTGACCCATTAAACAGAATTTGCGTGTATCGTCTTTACTCATTACACGGGTGACACGATTAACCATATATGGTATATCATATCCTTCTGAGTTCCAACCAGTTAATACATCAGCATCTTCAATCAATTCAAAGAATGTATCAAACATTTCCTTTTCGTTATTGAAAAGCAAACAGTTCTCAAACTCTTTAGTGATTTCCCATGCTGTATCTGTGGTCATGTGCTTTGGCGCAATACACAATGTTACTAGTGTATCTTGCCAATCCAAATACATACTGATTGCAGTTACTGGATTGAATGGATCACTAGTAGGACTGAAACCTTTTTCTGGATCAAAGTCTACTTCAATGTCAAAGAAACAAGTGTGTAGTTTAGGTGCATCAACACCTAAATAGTTTTCACTCAGGCATCGGAAGACAGGATTGATATCGCTCTCAAACAGATTTTTACCTGATTGTATACGTTTTTCTTTTTCAAACTCAGCACGTTTGCGAGTACTAAAACGACTGACAGGATTGCCATAGATACTACGATACTTACCCTTTACGTCAGGATAATATAAAACGTAATTAGCAGGATATTCTTTGTATTGACGCAACCCATTTTTGTCACGTTCAACTACAAAGATGCGATCCTCATCCCTGCTATGAATAGCATCTACATAACTCAAAGTGTTTTACCCACAGTTTCCAAAATAGTATTGAGTTCGTCATGGTCTCTATTAGCCTGACCTAAACTTGCTTTGTGTGCAATCTTAATTGCTTTCTTCAATGTTGAAGCCTTGATTTCCAATTCTTCTGCGATTGCTTTGATGGTATCATTCAATCCACCGTTCAACGTATCAATTTCATGTAATGTTGACATACCCTCATTGATGAGTTGTGTTAACTTAATTTTTGCATCACCATTAAAGGTGCGATTATAATCAGACATAGATTCTCCTTGTAAAGTAGTTAGTATATATTGACTGTGTAGAAAAGTCAAACATTTTGCTGACGTTCAACAATCTTTTTAACCGTTGTACGTAACCCTGGGTTAACATGTAATGCATGTGGCACTAAATGTTTTCGAACATAATTTCTAGTGTAATGGTCGTCATCGTTGCTGTTATCATGGCACCATTCAATATTTTTACGCTCACACCAATTAACAAATTCATGTTTAGTTGTAGTTAAAAATGGTCGGATAACATTATTTCTAGCGCAAGGGATTACTTTGGGTTTACCGTGCAATGCTGACCAGATATATGTTTCAACACAATCATCTAAATGATGTCCTGTTACAATAGGACCTAGACCATCACCAAAGCTATTTAAAAATTCATAGCGTTCATTACGCCAATGTTCTTCGGTACTTAATTCTTTTGATTTACTGTTTTTAATAAAGCCTACTATTAGAGGTAATTCACGTTCAGTGCAAAACCTTGCAACAAATTCAAATGCACGTTCGCTATTTTCAGTGCCGTGATGAAAGAAGGCACATGTTACTTTGTGTTTGTTACTTAAAAAATCTACGATAGCGGTACTATCCACACCGCCGCTAAATGCGACAATTAACTCTTTTGGTAACGGAAAAAGTAGATGAATCATCTGTGTATGATAACACAGAATGTTATTTATTCAAAGATTTCTGGATGTTCTTTGCCAAATATTTTTATGTATTTGCCCGCAAGTTGATCTGCTTCCATCTCAATTGGGCTACCTGGATAGCTGTCTCCGGGCTTAATCATATCTTTTTCACCTTGACGGCAATGGACTAATTCATGGAATACGGTACGCATAATATCAACCATATTTCTATTTCTTACATAAACCCAAATCTTATTTTCACCTACTGTATGTCTACCAGTATGATGTCCAGCTTGTGCCTCTTCAGTACTATAACTAAATTCAATTTCTGGAAATGTTTCTAAATTAAGTTTATCGGCTGACCATTTGATAAATTTTTGCATGATTGGATTATCATTCAAATCTTCTCGGTCATCTTCATCTAGTTTACTTTTGATCCAGTTATCTGGTGTTTTGTGATATTTTTTTACAAATAGATCATGTAGTGCGTCAGCCTTGATTCTATGCTTACTTGCAATGTTTCGCATTAATCTATCAATGGTATCATAGTCGTGTTTTTCTAAAGAAGGTAACTTCTTTGCTAAGTCTAATGCGGCTGATTCTGTAATGAACTGTTTAGATATCATGTTCCATTACCAAAACACCGTCTTCCATAACATTATGGGAGATAATTTTTTCTTCTTGTACCCAACGACTGTATAGTGCTAATTTGCCTTCTGACATTATTTCACCTTCAGGGATAGGTTCAATATAAACTGCTAAATCTTCTTCATTTAACGTTGTTAAGGCCCATTCGTGCCATGAAAGAAAATTCTCGCCTTTTGATGATGTATAGATATGTTGTTGCATAATAAATGTCCTTTATGTACTATTTATCAAAAAATGCTCACTTTAGATTTCCCAGTAGCGAATTGGTACGTCAGGCCAGCAGCCGGCCCACCTACGCAACGAATTGCGGTCCTAAGGTGATATTAAATTACAGAATCATCATATTTTAATACATGAGTTCCGAATCTTTTTAGTCTAGCAGTAAAATCATTATATTTTTCTGTCACTACTCCGGTCATTTGAAATGTAACTCTGGGAGTGTGTCCAGCATTTGCTGTACTATGAGGTACATTGTGCCAATCAAATGTAGTTATTTCACCTGCTTTCCAGCCCTGGTGTGTATAGTTTCCATAACTCCAAAAGTGTCCCGGTTGCCAATCAGTTAAATGTACCATTATTCTTTTAACTGTATAAGGATTATCTGGATTCCATTTATGTAGTTTATCTAAATGAAGATTCCATACTTCTCCGGGCATCTGTACATGTACACGATTCATGCAATCTTTTAATCCAAACAAATCACTTATCTGTTGTAACATCGGTGGCAAGTCCCAGTTAAGATGTGTAATGACCATGTTAGGATTAACACCTGATCTAACTAAATCATATTCTTCTGCTTTTAAATCGTCATTGGGAATTTCAACTCCTTTACCTTTATATCCTCTAGTTGCCCATGTTGCAGGCTTTGCATTTTTAACAATCTTTGCAACTTCTTCACTAAAGTCATATGTAAATTTTCCCATCTTAACTACTGTATCATAATTAGGGTCAATTTTATCAACATTAAAGTGATATTTACTTTTTGTTTTTGTCTCATCCCAACTGCTTATCATATTACTGTTACCCTTATATCTGATGCACCGTAGTCTTGGTAATACTCACTAGGTGGCAATTCTATATTTAGCATGTTACACAGCACCTGATTAGTTATTGGAGTGCGTCCCGAATACTTATACATTGCTTTAATAATGCCCTGATTTTGTTCTTTAATCTTTTCAGACATAACTTTTAAGTTCTGATAGTATTCAGAGTAATCAGGGTATGTTATATTAAAATGACCACATTTAACCCACCAACCTAAACAGGCATCATCAGGTCGATGTACTAAAATGATAGGACAATCAGGCCATGTTTGCTTAATATAGTCAATATGATTAGCAAATACATGACTTTTTATAATACGAACTCCTTCCCCTGAAAACGGCGCATCAAAATCTGTTTCGCATTCATAATGATCGTACATAGACAATCTGTGAAAGTATTTTCCAAACTCCATACCAGGGTCAAAGTATGCACCTAAATGCATCAAATCCATTTCACCACTAGCATCATGGTAATATGTTCTATTGTCACTGTAATCACTACGATCAATATTGGGACTATAATAAATGTTCTTTACTACACTGCTCCACTTACTACCCGGAGCTCCGGCTACAAAAATATATTTCATTCAGGTTTAATCTTCTTTGCTATGTTAATCCAATCTCTACTTAATAGTACCATACTAGCACGGACACCTTCTGGAGAATGTTCTTTAGTAGTTATGAACATTAAGTTCTCGTCAAATTTTTCTTTTGCTTCTTTACTACGAATAGCAGGTACAAAATTATCATGGTACCATTTTTGTATCTCAGCGGATGTTCCTTTAGGTAGTACTAAGTTCCAGCAACCATATAAATTTAATCCTGGGGCATACTTACTCATTAATGGAGCAGACTCTAAACCTTTTAGTGGTACTTCGCTTGCTAATCCAATCAATTTTAACTTGCCTGCTTTAACGTGGGGATATCCTACTCCCACTGGTGTAACAGAAAACTCAGTATGACCTCCCATTGTGTCCATCAATGCTTGTGCAGGACCTTTGTACATAATTGTCTGAACTCTATCACCACCGGGTACATTTAGTTTTGTAGTTAAATATTCTACTGCTAATTTATGTCCACCTCCACCGATAGCAAAATTAATAGGACGTTTCTTTTCACGTATTTCTCTAATCAAATCTTCAGGAGTGTTGACTTTACTTTCGGGATGTGCCCAAAATGCTAATGGACTACGTGCTATGTTTGCTACTGGTTCAAAATCATATACATTGTATTTTAACATCTGTGAGTACCATACATCAGCAGTAATCCATTGACTATTACAAGCAGGAACTGCAATAGTATGTCCATCATTAGGAACTGTAGCAAAATGATTCATTGCGATATTACCGTCTGCGCCAGGTCTATGTTCTCTTGTAAAGGTAACACCTGTTTTCTTTTCTACAATATCAGCAACAAAAAAGAATGATATCTCATTGCCCGCCCCCGGACCATTTGGGAATATAACAGTGATAGGTTTTGTTGGTTGCCATGCAAATGATAGTGCAGGAATAAGTGCTAGTATGCATAAAAGTTTCTTCATCGTTTCTCCTAATATAAATATGATGACAGAATATTTATTCCATTTTGAATAAAATTTCATAAAATCTAGAAAAAATTACATGAATACAAAAATTTTTAAGGTAGTCAAAGAAAATTTACAACTTGCGTTTAATTTACCCAAGTACTCTAAAATTTCTATTGATGAAAACACTATTGTGCAAGACTTACCTTGGACTCCTGCACGTTATCGCAAGTTCAAAGATGCAGTAGAATTAGAATTAAGTTTACCATGTGATTATGTAGGGACTTTACGTAATATAGTAGATGATTTAAGTGAACGATATATTCTTAGATTTTTCAGTGAAATTTGGAAACCACGCACAGGTGACTATGAACATACTGGATGGGAACTTGCCGATGAGGTTAATAAGTTAAATCCAGAAAAAGTACTTGATGTTGGATGTGGTTATCATCCATTCAAAGGTCGTATTCAGAATTTAATTGGAATAGATCCGTACAATAATCAAGCTGATTATGAAGTTGATATACTAGAATACAAAGTAAAACCAGAATCACATGATGTAATTCTGGCGTTAGGTTCAATCAATTTTAATAGCAAAGATGAAATTGAAGCAAGATTTGCACATTGCGTTAACTTGTTAAAGAAGGGTGGTAAATTCTATTTACGTGCTAATCCAGGCATCACTCATAAAACAGGACCATATGTTGACATATTTCCCTGGAGTTTTGAAATCGTAAATGAGTTTGCCGAGAAGTATAATCTTAAACTTGATACGTTTAAGAAAGACGCAAATAATAGATTGTATTTTGTTTACACAAAACTTTAAACCGGACTATACGGGTTTTTAGGTCTATCATATCCGTCATCTTCGGGATAGACTGGGTATTCATTAGGATTATTACTCGGCTCTGCCGCACTTAGTTCTTTTAGCATTTGTTAACGCTCCAAAGTTTACAGGCCATTCTTGACCCGATGGTAATTCTTTTGCATTTGCAGGGAAATGATATTTAACCCCCGCGTATTCTTGTATCTGTGCTATAGGAGCACGAAACTTAGTCAAATCATTGCCTAAATTAACGTATGGTTTAGTGTGTGGAAATTTCCATCCAGCAACTTGCCCTGTACTATTATTGATAACAATCTTGTAGTATGCATGTGGCACAATAATGCCCTTGAATGACTCATCACCAGCGCCATACATAGCTCCTACATATATTGTATAAGGTTGATTTAATTGTACTGCCCAGCCACGCACTGATGTTTCTAACAATTTCCAAATGCCACGATTTAAACTTCCGTGTTGTGGATACATGTTAGTCATCAAAAAACTTTCGTAGCTTGTCATTTGTGACCAAGTTTGATCGCCGTCTGGTGCAGCATGACCCTTGTCATATCCTGTGCCTATATAGTCATCAGGACGTGCTCCATTTTGTATTGATTGGTCAGCGACAAAAGCATTTGTTCTTGGAAAGCAACCTAATGCATTCTCCGGCTTTAATGTATATGCTACATAGACAGGAATCTTAACTGGTGCATCATATGCAACTAAATAACCTTCACGGCATATAGGTTGTACTGGTCTTTGTGTTTGTGCAAATCCATATGGACTATGAACTTGACATTGTTGTATTGGATTAGGCGGACGCTGAGTCCATGCATAAGTTGATGTTACAAAAAATATTGCAACTAATGTTATTATTTTTTTCATATAATTTTTAAAATTTATTACATCACAAAAATTTGTCCAACTGAGCTAGACAGCACATCATTAAACATATACTGCATATCATTGGCTAAAGTTTGTGCGGCATCGGCAGCATCGTCACGCATTTGAGGTTTGATGTTCATATACTTAGTAGGATTACCCCATACTTTACGACCATATCCTAAGTTGCTTGGTAGTGGGTTGAATGTTACATTGCCGGTACCTAGATACTGTGCAAAAATTTCATATAAGAATTCATATGGACGTTTGATTTCATTACTGCGACTACTACGCTGAGTGCCAATAGCATTGAATAGTGCATTATATTCAGGAGTTAAGTCCCATTTTACCGAAGTATTAGATGTGTTAGTTCCTCTGTTTGCCTTGCCATAGTATTCTTCAAGTGTATTATTGATTGTGCTGAAAAAATGTTTTTCTGCTTCTGTCCATGCACCTGCCCTATTACTAAAATTGCGATACCCGGCTTGGATAGCATGTCCAAATCTATGTGCCATAATCCACGGCGTCATCATTACTTTGCTATCACCTTTGTTGCCAACAAACACAATAGTGATTGCATCTTCATGTCCAGCAACAATTTGATTCCCTGCATCACCAAATATAATTTGTACAGTTTTTGGATCCATAGGACCATATTCACTGTAACGACCTGTACCTGGAATGTTACTAAAGAACAATCTAAAATCG